ATAATCACCACTATCTTTTAGGTATGTGATGTGTTGATTGTCTAATAATTGAACGACTGGTGTTATACTATCCATACGTTGTGTATTATTCTCCAAGAAATCGTGATTACCCGGTATGATTACAACCTTACCAAAACGAGTTAACTCTTTTAAAAACCAACTCGTTAATAATAATTGTTCATTTGAGATATTAATTTTTTGATGTGCGATATCACCCGCAACAACAATTCTAATTTCGTTATGCGATATATTTTCATCTGCCCATTCTAAAAATTTTACACTTAATTCGCCCAACAGTTTTTCAAATTGATTCTTATATAAATCGTGCATTTGAATTGTACGAATGTGTAAATCAGCAATGTGTATGATTTTCTTTACCATCTTTTAATATAATTTGATAAGTCCATTGTTAAAATTGCATTGTTAATTTGTGACGGGACTTTATATTCCACAAATGTTGCATCATCTTTTAATAAAACCACCACATTACCTAACAATTTAGTATCGTTGTATTTTGTTTCTTTTAACATTTTACGTAACAACCTACCATATAATGGAAGTTGTAAATAATAATGACCTAATGCATTATCATGATAATTGTTAAATGGTGGGTACAATTTACCAGTATAATGATGTACTTCAAAGTTTTTTGGTTGATTTGTTTTCCAATCGGTAATAACAAACCCAAAATTATCTTTCTCTTTAGTTTCCATTAACCACACCTTATCAGGTTGTCCTGTGTATTGTTCTTCAGGATCACCTAATACGATTTCAGTATCTAATAATACTCCACCTCTTTCTAACATTAAATCAAGAAATTGTTTTCCCGCAATAATCATATTATCACTCTTACGTTGTTGTTCTTCGTTGATTTCGAATATCGGTTGTCTAACTTCTTTGTAATTATCAAACCTACCAATCAAATCGGATTCCAATTCAAAGTGAACTCTACTACCCATGTTGGTTGATAGGTCACCTGCTTGTTTCCATTCCGCGAGTAATTGTGCTTGACCTTCGGGGTCTCCTTTTGACATACGAAGTGCCATACCTTCAGCATCAAATGGTTTATGAAATTTCTTTATGATTTTAGAAACTGAAGGAAAATTCTTTTTAACAACACCGTCAACATCTTTCATGTGATAGATATGTTGTTCTTCTATGAATGTTAATTCTAATTCTTGTCTTTTCTTTTCTAATAAGTCGTTAATCTCTAATGAGATGTCTTTTAAATTCATTAATCTAGTTGTTTTATTTTATAATTTTCTAATTTTCCTTGTAAGTCGGCAATATCTTTATCACCCTCTAATTTAATTGCAAAAACCCTACCCATTAATTTACCACAATTTAATTTATGATATAATCTTTCGGCATCATTCCAAGCATCTGGATCAAGAACAATAATTATTTTACCTTTAACCTTTTCATATAGAGTGTGAAATAAATGCTCACTCATAAATTTTCCTAACAATGGAATTGCGTTAGGTATGAATATACTATCAAATGCACCCTCCACAATGTATATTGTTTCATTCCAATCAACCAAGTACTCGTTGAATATGATGAGTTCCTTTTGTGCCTCAGGATTCTTATATTTCATCTTTGTTCTATTCAAATAAGAACGTGCAATAAAATAATTAATTCTCCTTTCACAATCATACGATGGGATGATAATTCTATTTTCGTAGATACCTCTATAACAAAAACCAATGTTGTACATCTGTACCATTAAGTCAGTTATGTTTCTACTTTTTATATAGTTGTATGCTTGTTTATAATATGGTGTCATTTTAAGACCCTCACTCGCTTCTTTAAATGGTATGAAGTCTTGAGGTAGTTTTACTGTCTTATAAACACGTTTACTAAAATCTTCACCTTCGTCAGGTTTCAATAATAGATAATTTTTTAATTGTTTTGGATTACCGAATTTTTTAACCAATTTAAAAATTGATCCGTGAGTTTCGTGTGATTCGGCACACACCCAACATTTAAAAACATTGTATTTGTAGTTGACCTCTAAATTTCCTTTTCCGTCACCGTGGTCCAATCCTTTTATGTCATATGAACACACTGGACAATCAAAAGACATCTGTCCTTTATAATCATTATGCATGTTAGAGTCACCCAAAATATCTTCGAGAATTTCAATAACAGGAGAATAGTCAACTTCTTGATTTACCATACTATAGAAATATATGTAAAAAAATTGATAAAAAAAAATCCCCCGGAACACCACCTCCGAGGGAAACCAACCAAAAGTGTATTTCTACACTTCCCGTCTTCTTTTATAAATATATGATAAACAAACCGTAAAGTAAAATGTTAGTTGCCGGATTTTTCTAATCTATTCATGTTAACATAACCAATCACACAAGTTGCGGCATCAGCCATATCGTAATTTTCTTTTTTAAGATTACCTGTTTTACCATATAACCAATTAACATCAGGACATACTGCATTTACATGTTCCCAAATTACATGTTTCTTATCTATGTCTCTTGGGTAACCACCAAATAAAACATTACGACCTTTGTCATTTGCCCCAACTAAATCAGGGAATGCAAATTTTCTTGAATTATATGTCGAAATAAATGTTGGTAAAATTCCCAATACATCATAACATGACTTGAGAATCAATGTGTTATATCTTAATAAGGTTCCAATTGTATACACATTATTCGATTGTAATAATGGTTCCTCAATTATGACACGGGTAATACCAACATCTTTATATCCTAATAAATGTTTTTTAAACGCTTCCGCCTTTAAGATTAATTCTTCAATCTTATCTTCAGGTTGAGGTTTAATTTTTGGGGAAAAATGTGTTAATTCTAATAATTTAGACCCTGTCATATCGAACAGTGCCCACCCAATTGTCTTGGTCGAAATATCGAGTCCTAAGATTTTTGGCTTGTTTTTTAATTTTACATCTATACTCATATAACAATATATAATGAATATTTTTAGAAATGTAAAGCCTTAGAAATCAAGTTTTACATTAAACACTTGAATAGCGTCTCTTTTTGTGGGTGCACTAAACTTACCCGTAACCATCGTTTCTTTATTTGAATTTAATAAAGCAACTTCTGTAATATATTTATATCCAGATTTTTCAGTACCGTCTGGATTATATTTTGTTGGATTTTGAGATGTTTCGAATTTACCAGCGGGTAAATTAATAACGAAATTCATTACTTGAACATCCGTCCCAATTACAGTACTTACGGTCCCTTCCGTATATGTTCTTTCTTTTCCAAAATTAGTTAAAGAAGATGTGTATTGTGTTGTTCCACTTAAAGTAATTTTACTTTGATTGATTGTAAATGTGTGTCCGTTTTGTAAATCTGTTATACTACTTAATTCTCCTGTGAAATTTATTGAGTTCCAATCATTTGGGAGTGGTTGCTCTCCGTTATCTGTAAATTGATACAGTATGTGAATTTGTGTTGCATTATAACCACTATTTAAATGTTTAAATCCCCCACTATTAAATTTAACAGTAACATTCTCATCATTAGTTGTACCCGTTACTTTCATAAAATAACTACAAGGTAAATCTCCTGACACTGTACCTCCACTTAAAACATATGTTACCCATAACGTTTGACCTGTTGTTAAACCTGTAATTGGGTTATCATTTGTAATATAACTACTAACTTTTGGTGCTGTTAGAGTATAATTTCTGGTAGAACCTGTATCTAAAACCGCAACAATTTCTTGATCATCAAATACTATAATTTTTTGATTAAAGAAAATTTTACCGACACTATATTCATTAACGTCTAATAAATCAACATAATCAAGTTGGAAGTCTGAATTATATTCACTTGTTACTGATTTTGTTTTTCCCGTACTCATATGAAATATTGTACCTGTGGAATTATCACTTAATCTATGATACATTAAATTTGGTATTGTAACTTCAAAAAAATCAACATCTTTTTTATTACTAGGATTTTTAGTTGTATCATATATTGGAGTACCACTATAGTTACTAATATAGTCATCATATTTAAAAAACTTATACGGATCAACTGTAGTACCACTTTCTGAATAATGTAAAATTGCAATTGAATTTTGTTCTTCAGGTAATATTTCAACCTCTTCTAACATTGTGTTTCTTATTGTTGTACCTGTTATTGTTCCTCCCGAATAGTTAACAAAAGTTTGACCTGTTGAAGATGTGTATCCTAAATAACTTTTAACACCACTATAAACATTGCTTTGATAGTCTTTTAATGCTATTGTATCACTAACACCTAATGGTTTATTTTCCCAAACTGTGTTTAATGTCCATCCACTATTCGCTGTGATTATATTTCTACATTGTTGATTTTCATCATCTGGACTTTCAACGGGGATACCATAAATTGTGGAACCGGTTGCTGAATATAAAAATGGGTACTTAACATGTGTATTTTTATCAAGTGGTGCGAATACTCGTTGACTTGTAAGACCGCTTAAATTATAATTATATTCAGAATCACCTATAGAAAAATAACTAATTAAGAAATCACCTTTGGCAATGGCATTTCTACCTGCCTTAGTTAATCTTGCTGAAACTGTGGGTGTAAACCCTGTATTTAAGAAACTCATATTTTATAAATATTATTTGTAATTGTTTTATTTTTATCAACCTCCTGGAAGTGGGTCACCTCCTCCACCGCCGCCAACCACACATTCGGCGGTGTCTGTGTTTTGAATTGTTCCATCATTACTAAATATTCTTTGATGTGACCCATTTTGGTCGTTAAAAAACCATTCGCCTTGCATAGCTAATCCCGCATCTTCCCATTCTGTTGGGGTGGTTCCATTTAAAAAATATTTATAAGTACCATTTAGTACAAACGATTGGTACGGGCTAGTTAATGATTTGGCATTGGCACATGTTAAATAATAAAGATCGGACATTTGCCAACATGTTGAATTATTACCTGTTACAACTGCATTCGTCGTATTATATGTTGATGAACATGGATTATTATCAATTTTTAGTTGATATTGAATCCCTGTTGAGCAATATGGTGAACCCGAATCAATCCAATTAGCTGAGGTACTTGGTGCTGAGGTTAACATTGAATCTATTGATGTAAATGTTTGGGCTCCGCTTGTTCCGTTACTAAATTGATTTCCCGTAAAGTTTGAATTTGTATTTTCATATATATCGTATTGGTAAACAGTACCACTATTACATTCCCATCTTGCCCCACGAGATGTTAAATAAGTAGGTGCTGTTGATACTGGTGTTTGTGTTGGTGTTGGTGTCATTGATAATGATGGTACAGGTGTGTCACATGGAGTCCAGTCTTGTATAATTCCACTACTATTAATTGATGCTACCATTGTAAAGTTACCTGAAGTTCCTTGTATTTTAATTGCATACCATTTACCCGCACCATTAGGTGTTGTACCATCGGTTGTTACATTACCAGTGTATAATTGATATGTTATTCCTGATGTGATACTTGTTTCATTTACATAAAGGTTACCACTATTTAATTGGGTATATCCAAGATTTAAGGCTAGTTGTTGTTCGTTTACGCCACATACTTCCGACTTAATTGTTGTTAAATCAACCGTATCTCTTGTCCACGCAGTAACATATGCGGTTCTATTTTCAGGTGGTGGTGTTGGGTCAGTACAGCCTGTGTAGGTTGTTTTCTGAATATTTCCATTATACGTGTTTGGTACTTCTCTTTGTGTTGTATATGAACCTGTATATGTAAATTTAACACTATCACTTGGTCTTACATATCGTTGTCCAATACCTAAATTAGGAATAATAGTTGTAAATGCATATTCCGTACCAGGTGAGCACTCAGACAATTCATAATATGTAATTAAAATTGTTGGTGTTGGAGTTGTAGTTGGCGTTGGCGTTTGGCTTTGTGTGGCCGCTGGCGTGGCTGCAGGTGTTGATGTTGGCGTTTGGGTTTGTGTAGCCGCAGGTGTTGCCGTTGGCGTTTGTGTTGGCGTTTGGCTTTGTGTAGCGGCTGGTGTTGCTGTTGCCGTTGGTGTTGCCGTTGGTGTTGCCGTTATAGTGGCTGTTGGTGTTGCCGTTATAGTAGCTGTTGGTGTAACCGTTAGAGTAGGTGTAGGTGTTGGTGTTTTAGTTTGCGTTGGTGTCGGTGTTTGAGTTTTGGTTTGTGTTGGTGTAGGTGTGGGTGTTAACGGCATTATATCATCACATTGGTAATCTAAACCGTCTCTTGAATTGTCATTAGGTATTGCATATCTTGGTCTAGGATATGTGTGTTTTGATCTATTAAATAAATTATTTTCAGTTAAATTTCCTCCTGTCCATAAAGTCGTTGCTGGAATAAATTGTTCAATAATTTTCATCCAATTAGGACTCATTTTAGTTATGAACGCATTTAAATCAACATCAGTATAAGGAGTAAAATTTGTATTCTTTACATATTCATTATAAACCTGTTCTAATGTAAAGTATGATTTATTATATTTTGATTCACTTGTAGAAATAAAACCATTTAAAACTTCTTTAGTAAATTCTTCGAATGTTACACCTGACGTATATTGTGGTGTAATTCCCCCGATTGAAATTTCTAAATTTCTTGATTGTCTATAAATGTCATATTCGATGCATTGCGCGGAAGATAAATAAACCCCAATATTCTTTCTATTAAGAATTAATTTAGAATCGTATTCGTCATCACTAACACTTATTTTTAAATTGTCTATTTTAGGTTCTAATTCAAAACCATATTCTAATCCAGGTAAAATTCTAAAATAATTAAAATAATCCTCACCGTATGTATAATCTTTAGGTTTAGTTTTTATAGTTTTAGTTCTTCCTGTTAATTGGAAAACTCCATTGATAGTTGTACCACTAGATGTACTTTCATCTAAAACATCTGAAGACCTATGACTTAATGTTAAATCATACCAACCTGAACCCTTTTGGAAAAATATATCATCTTTTTCGTTTGTTATTTTTCTAGGTAATCCATCAGTATCGACTGGATATTCATCTCTTGTTAAATTAGTTGTTCCCGTTATTGTATTTTCAGTAAATCCTGTTCCATTATAACCCGTAATAACAAATTCGGTTTTTGTACCTTGTATTAAATTATAAACGTCATTTTGTACGTTATCATTTAATTTAGATTTTACTTTATAAACGTATTCGTTTATTTTAATCATTGGTTCGGGTGCTCCTAAAAATCTTAAAAAGAATTCGATTGAGTTCCTTGTACCTTTTGATTTATAAATGTGTGAAAGATTAACTAATAATCTTCTATAAAATTCATGTTCAGATTCAATTAAGTTTTTACCAATTGACTGTCCACCATATACACTATCTTGTCTTGTGTATAAAGTATCTTCTATATTTTGTTCATTGAATAAATTATGTGAATCTAACCCTAAATTATCTGATAAGTTTTTTAATAGTAAATCTGGAACGTTATTAATACCATCATATGTAACATTTCTCATGTTAGCGATGTTATCAATATATTTCTTTACCCTATCAAAACTTTGTCCATATAATTGAAATATTGTTTCTCCCTTTTTGTCATTTGTGTCGAATTCAAATAACTGTGGTGCTGCTAAAAATCTAACAACTAAGTTAGATTTATAATCATCTATCTCGTCAGCTAAATCACTTAATTTTGAAATGTAATCATCAAAATCTAAACCTACAGTTTGTAAGTTCCATCCATCTAACGCTAACGGCCAATTAACTTCAACAGTAATAATATCTGTTGTTCCTCCATCAGAACTATCTCTTGGTACTTTAAAACTTGCCTCGTATTTTGGATTGGTTTCTCTATTAAGTAAAAGTTCTTCTAAGTCATCTAAATTATTAAAGAACTCTTCAGTTACCCCATTATTGGGTCTAATTAAAAAACTATTTGTAGTTCCTGTAACTCCACTAAATGGATTACCTGAAACCTTTAAAGTAATATTTGTAGTACTTGTTGGTTCGGAATATGATAATATATCATAAGTTGTTCCACTATAATCTACAACGTATTTTTTATATGTGGAATAAAAATTTCTAAAATTGTTACTTGTCTCACTAATCGTTAAACTTTGTGGTTCGTTAATAACAATATCAAATGGATTATATAAACTTGATTTTTCTATCTCAAACTGTGTTGTTTTTGATATTGTATCGTATGTGATGTTCTGTGCAGTATAATCTGAAATTCTAACAGGTATTGTACCATCAACATAAAGAGCTGCTGGAAACTTTTTTACAATTCTTGAAATTGATACGTTTAATCTTTGTTTTAATGAACCGAATAAAGATTTACCGGCATCGTCAGTACTACCTTTGAATTTAATACTTTCTTTTTTCTCTGCAACACCGTCTTGTGTAGTTACAGCAGTTGTCTCTTCTTTTAATGAATCTAACGTTAAGAAATCCGAAAATGGTGACGTTTTAAAATTTTTACTATCTCTTTGTGGGATAATTTTATCTAACGCAAAATTGGTATTGGTTAATTGACTGCTACCGTCGGTAATTTGTACACCGACTAAACTATCACTAAACGTTTGTAATCCATTCGCCGCTTGGCTTGGTACCTTTGTAAATTTTGCCATTATTCGGTAATGTTGTCAAAGTCTAAACTTTCATCAATGATTTCTCTCTCTTCTCTAACCTCATACATTGTTTCATTGAATTCGTCTTTAACTTCAAACAAGTTATATTGTTTGTATATTGCGTTATTGTTATTATTATCATAGATGGTGTAGATACCCGGAGTAATCGCCTTCGTTTGATTACCGTAAAGAGCGTGAGCCAATGTACTTGCATCGTGTTCTACCATTTCTATTTCAAGTGTAGTTGGGTTAAAAAATGTATTTGTTAAAATAATGTTTTGTCCTGGTTGTCCAATAAATGGAACCACGTTTGGTCTACTTGATGGTGATGACGATGGTGTTATTGTTAAAAAAACCAAATTTGATGTTTGGTCTGTATATTGATAACGTATTGCTTTGTCCGTTGAATTAGACAAATTTGACACTATTGGTTGACAATAAAATGAAGATGTAACAACTCTATAAAAGTTTGGTATTTTTTGAAAAGTACCATTTGTATTAATATACTCAATTCTATATCCAACTAAACCTTGTGGTGTAAATCTATTTCTATATGCAGCAGGTACGTTATTTAAATCAATAACTAAACCCCTTACAGATGGTAATGACGCTAAAACTCCACAATCTGTAATTGATGTTCTAATTTGTTTTGGTCTAAGATGTAATGTGTAAACACCAAGTTCTGAGAATTTCTCAGATGTTAACTTCAAATTGTATAAACCTCCCAAGATTTCATTTCCTTGTACATTAGAATCGTCAACAGTATTCTGATTATGATATACCGGTGTTAAAACGTCCTCAGCATTTAATCTTGTCAAGGTAATTGGTGCTGTGGTTGTTCTACCAGAAGTATAATGATATAAAATCTCAACATCTTCTGGTGATACATCTGCGGGTCTTACAATACCATAACTTCCTACTGCCATATCTTTTTATTTATAAATATAATTTTTATTGTTTTTTCACTTTAAAATACCCACCACTATACACACTTAGTTCTCCCATGTTATCAACTTCACCTAATCTTAGGTTCACTTCCATCACTCCTTGTTTACCTCTTTCAACAAAAACATCAGAATAAACGGTTGGTTGTTCCACAAATCCCAAGAAATGTTCGTTTCTCGTTAATATAGAGTCATATATCGTTTCTTTAGTAAATCCCGAAGTATTTCCTGTTATCATCGTATAACCGTCCTCATAGTCCCTATAATAAAGATGTTGTGAACCCATTGTTTGCCCCGTATATGTAAATGTATAATCTTTGTATTTTAACCCTTCATTTGTTGTACCCGTAGTTACTCCAACATATTCGGTTGACCCATATTTTCTTTTTTCTTCAATTCTACTTCCACCAACCGCTAAAAACGTTGTTCCGGTATAACCTGTAATTACACTTATTACCGTCCCGTTTGTTGTATAACCCGTAGTGGTACCAGATGGTAAATGTTGTTCATATGGATATGGTGTGATTGGTGACTGTCCCAAAGTGGTATTATCGTGTTGATAATAACCCGAATCTCTAAAATCTAAAAAACTTTGTGTTACCGAATCGATAGATGAATACGTACCATCTTCCAAAAGGAATGATGGGATAACGAATGACATTGTTGCAAAACTACCGAAATTTGACATAATTTAAATTGTACACTAGTAAATATCTTTACTATGTATTTGGTACAATATAAACAATTAATTACTTTTAATAAATGAATTATTCTACGAACCAATAAAAATTAACATCTCTTGATAATCCTGATGGGGTATATGTCAATCTATACGCTGAGGTGTTAATTGACTGGTCTGGTGTATAAGTACTTCTTGTCATCCCGAACATTTGTAAAGTTGTAGACCCTATAATACGAGCACCTAAAGTACCAGCTAAAAAAGCTCCTGTACTGAGTCCACCTGATGTTGATACGTGTGTAACTGTAAAATCTGTCTCACTTATAAAAGAATAAACATCCGTCTCCCCAATTATTACTTCATAACTACCACCTCCACCATCACGTCCACCAGCCGCGATAAAAGTTTCAGGTGATGCTCCATATGTGGTGGCTTCTATTGGGCCTGGTCTATATGATTGTAAAGCCTCTATTGATATATTAATATCCGCCGAGCTACTACAAACACCAGTACTTGTTACTCTAATTGTAACATCTCCCGGATTAACCGTAACATTATATCCACTTATTAATGATGCTCTAGAAACACTTGTTGCGTACTGAGTACTTGTACCCAAATGATCAATAATTGCCACTGTAAAATTATTTGCTGCCGTTGCCAAATTTAATCCCGTTCCTGTTACTGTTACTACTGCCATATTCTATAAATATTTGTTTTTTTTTTGTTTTATTCTTTTTTTTAATTAGTTAATTTCTTCCAAATCACTACAGTTCATTAAACCTAACGATGCACACGGTGAAGTGTAATCACTACAAAATCCACCAGGTTCAGCTTTACACGAATAAGTAGTAGTACCTCCACCACCTCCACCAGTTGGTGCTACATAAGGGTCGTTACCTCCACACCATTGGCTATTATCACATTTTCCACCTATTCCAATTACCATTCCAACATCTTCAACAAATTGGAATCCAGAAACACCATATCTAAATGATACCGATATGGTACTACAAATGTTAATTAATATACCTCCACCTGGACCAACAGCTTGTTCGAAATCACCATAAGGTCGAGTAACGTATGTATTATCAGTTTTTCTATATTCAATATATAAGTCTTGACCATTATTCGTTAACATACTTGTTGGGATGTAAATACTATAACAATTTCCTATACAAGCAGTAGTACCAACCACTCCACTAGTTGTAACACAACCATTAGCATCGGTAACTTCAAGACAGTATCCATATTCATCAATACTACTAACAGAAACAGATGGTGACCCTGAAGTTACACCTGTATATGTTCCAACTAAAGTTCCTCCACAGGTATTATAAGGTGCTGACGTGTCAGCATATAATCTATATGTTTTAGGGAATACTCCTCCAGATGACGACAATGTAATTGCACCATCCGCGGTTCCGTTACAAGTTGCAAATGTATCAACCGTAATAGTTGCAGTTTGTTCTGCAGGTTGAGTAATTACTATTGTTGTAATAACATTTACACAACCAGCTCCGTCTTTAACGTATATTGAATATGTCCCGATACTTAAATTACTGAACAAACCGCTTGATTGGTAATTTTCTCCGTCTCTTGAATAGGTATATCCAGAACCACTTCCACCTGATGGACTTGATACGGTAATTGAACCGTTAGATCCACCATAACAACTTACATTAGCGGCTAATGTATTTGCGGTAGGTGCGGATTTAGATAATGTTACACTGTTAGAAAATGCAACACATCCACCATCTGAAACCATTACCGAATATGTTCCGGTTGGTTTATCTGAGAATGTACCACTTGCCTGTGGACTTCCATAACTTATACCATCGGTACTAATATAATATGTAAGACTTGCAACGCCGCCAGATGCTGTGGCAACAACTGAACCTGTATTACCTGTCCAACATGTTGGGTGATTTCCCACCGCCAACGATACCGTTATTTGTCCTGGTTGTGTCACCGTTACTGAATACCAATCACTTTCACAACCTTGACCGTCTTTTATTTTGTAATAATAGGTTCCTGCTGGTTTACTACCGTATGACCTACTTGTTGTGGTCTCTTGATAAGATCCTCCTGATTGTGTATTAACATCACTAAGTTTAATCGAATATGGTCCTCCTTGTCCTCCACCCATGGAAGAAATAACAATAGTTCCTGATGAATTACCATAACAATCAACATTAGTAACACTAGTCGATGCTGATGGTTGACTTCTAGCTAAATCAATTCCAAAAACAGATGAAATACAACTTGGTGTGTTTCTATCTCTTATTTTAGCATAATAATATCCACTAGATAAACTATTAAATGTTGCACTTGTTTGCCATGTTCTACTAGCATTAGCCGTATCGACATTTAATGAAATTGAATAATCGTATAAACCTGAACTACCAGACCCAGACAATATTATTTGTCCTGTTGTACCTGTCCAACATGTTGGTATAGTTGTTGAAGATGTTGTTACACTAAGTTGTGATGGTTGTGTTACGGTTGCATTTGTGCTACCAACTTCACCATATGTATCTTTTGCATATATATCATAACTACCAGCGGTTAAATTGGAAAATGTTGCACTAGCTTGGTAATTTGTTCCGTCTTTAGAATATGTATAATTTGCGGTACCTCCAGCAACGCTACTTACAACAATTGAACCCGTACTACCATAACATGTTGCGTTAGTGACTGACAATGATGGTGTAATTGTTACGTCGGTAATTGATATTGTTATTGTTTTATCAAATGTTAAACTTGTACTATCAGTTACTCGTACTCTAATATAATATATCGCCTGTGCTTCGTAGTTAAACACTGCAGCACTTTTTAATACTCCCGATGTAATTGTGAAACTACTATTATCAGGATAATTTACAGTATCGTGTAATGCAAATGTCATTACACCACCTTCAGGGTCTGTAGCTGAGAATGTACCGATTGTTGTACCTGTTGGTACATTTTCGGATATTGACGCTGAACTTATTGAGATATCGGTTGGTGCCTCGTTTACGTTTGTAACTGTGATTGTAAATGTTGCTTCGTGATATAATCCACCTGCATCTGTTGTTCTAACTCTAATTGAATATGTTGATGGTGATTTAGCCTCATAGTTAAACACAGATGTATTTCTTAAATTCGCACCACTAATATTAAATGATGCATTATCTGTGTCGCCAGTACCTGCAACTAAACTATATGTAAATGTATCTCCACTATCCACATCCGATGTTGAGAATGTGCCTATTGTTGTATTTGATGCCGTATTTTCAGCTTGTGATGTATTACTTAATAATAATGCATATGGTGTTTCATTAACATTATTTATAGTAATTGTAAATTGTTTTTCAGTATATTGTCCAATGCTATCCGTACTTCTAACTCTAATTAAGTATGAAGTTTTTGATTCGTAGTTTGGTATAAATCCATTTTTTAACGATGAACCTGTTATTGTAAAACTACCATTGTTATCATCTCCTGTGCCCGCAACTAATGTATAAGTGTATGTATCACCCGGATCAAGACTTGTTGAACTAAATGTACCTATGGTTGTACCTGTTGCAGTATTTTCATTTATTGAACTATTACTTAATGAAATATCCGTTGGTGGGTAGTTTGGTGTTGCGGAAGGTGTTGGAGTTGGGGTTGGTGTTAGTACTTGAACCGATAAACCAAATTCGCAGACGGTTGTTGGTGTCGGCGTTTGAGTTTGAGTAACTGTTGGTGTAACTGTATTTGTTGGTGTTACAGATGGAGTTATAGTTGGTGTAACCGTATTGGTAGGTGTTGGAGTTGGAGTTGGGGTTAATACAACCACTGATAAACCAAATTCACAAATAGTTGTTGGTGTTGGTGTTTGAGTAGGTGTTAATGATGGAGTAACAGTATTAGTAGGTGTAACGCTAGGTGTAACAGTATTTGTTGGTGTAACGGTGGTTGTTGGTGTTGGTGTTGGTGTTAACACAATTACAGATAATCCAAATTCACAAACTGTTGTTGGTGTTGGCGTTTGAGTAGGTGTTAATGTTGGTGTGACTGTATTTGTTGGAGTAACTGTAGGTGTAACCGTATTGGTTGGTGTTGGAGTAACGGTTGATGTTACAGTTGGGGTTGGTGTAGGTGTTGGTAATAAGTAACAATCTCCAGTTTCTAAAATTCTAATATTTGCAACAGGATAATAATTAACTTCGTCCTGTGAACCTTTTAAAGATTTATATGCAATTGGTTCATTTATTATGTATATACCTTCGGTAACGTTTGAATAAATTGTATCAACAATTCCCGTACTTATGTTATATTCATCATATTGTACAAAACCATATGAATCAACAATGTATGTTGTTCCACTATAATATTCACATGGGGTAACACCCGCGCTTTGTGCAAATGATCCTTGTTCAAATGTTGTTTTATTATATGGGTTTGGTGAATCCCAACTTGTAATATTAACACTTGTAATTGTTCCTCCTGTATATGGAATATTTAATTGGACGAATTTAGTTGTTTCATTTGGTTCAATTGTAACGTTTTTTGTTGTAAATAAAACGGTACTTCCCGTGTAAATGTTTACAGTAAATGTAATCCCAACATATGTTGGTGATACATTTCCATTAGAATCAAAAACGTTAAAATTTAAACCATTATCATCATTATCTAAATCAGAAACTTCTTCTACATTAATAAAAAGTGTTTGTGGTTTATAATATGTAAATACATTACTATCAAAAGGATAAACTTCTCTGTATGAGGATTCATTTGCCTCACTATATGTTGTTGCAGTTAAGTTGTTATCATAAATATAAAAACCGTCAGGATTTGTTCTATTTTTTATTATACCTTTATTAATCGTATCACCAGTATAAAATAAATTTGTGTTCCAGTTTGTTATAAGACCGTCAAAATCATTTCCAAATGATAATGATAAATCACTTGGGTTATATGAGTCTATAAACCAAGCACTTGTATAATCAAAATCATCACCATTCAAATTATAAGTTCCACCATTTAATTGTGATGTTAAAGAATTTGTTCCTGAAAAAATATCAGTAACAATACCATATTGAACTTTATAAAATACTAAATTATTCTTTTTATAATCTCTATAATATCCATTTAATGCTGATAGTTTACCATCAACATCATAATATAATTTTTTATTTATTGTTATACCTAAAGAATCTGAATTATCATACCAAAGTGAAAAATAATTTGGTGACGTTTCCAATTTTAATTCATGTGTAAAATATGTTTCAATATTAATTACGCCTGGTTTTTTCTCTGCAGATATTGTATTTGTACTTAATGAAGTTGTTAAACTATCAAGATAAGCCTGTGCTTGATTATCAGCATCTTGCTGTGATACCATTGATACGATATATCCCTCAGGGAGTGAATATGATAATGGTACAGGATTATTTAATTCACCAATTGTTGTTGAGTCTTGTCCGTCGCCAATTAACGAAATTGCACTACTACTATATAGTGTTGGATTGGTTGAGTATTTTTCAGGGAAACCAAAAACATAAGATAGAAAGAATAATCTATGTACGTCGGTAATATATTCTCTTTTTGTTACATCATTTAGAATATCAACTTCATTATATGTTTTAATTCCGTCAACATATTTGTATGACAATTTTCTAATTGTTGATAACCCTGTTGTTGATTCATTCGGTACAAAATAGATATATCCACCATCTGAATAGTACCCACTTATAATTCCAGTTAAATCATCATATAATTTAATAACAGAATCATCATCATTTAAGAAAGGTCTATTTGAATATCGTTTTCTAAAATATTTTGGTTTTTGTACAAATAATTTTTGTTGTGGAATTATTAAATAAACAAGTGCGGCAAAAACTAAAAGAGGCCAAATAAATCTAATTAACGTTACTGCAATTTTATTCCACACTCCACTTAATCCATTTGAAATTAGAGCCGTATTTGTGGCATCTGTAAAAAGACCTAAAGTATGAGTTTCAAAGTAATTAGCCGCAAGACCTCCTCCACCAGCCCACAATTTGAACTTATTGTCTGGCATGTATTTTTTCAAATCTGGTATGTTACTTCCACCAACATACCCTCTAGTCATGTAATTCACACAATGTTCAAATCCTGTGGCAGGTATGTGTCTTTCATTTCCAAAATCATAAGTTGTAAATGTGTTATTATTAACATCATACTCATTTGATGTTAATCCGCTCCAACCTAACAAATATGAATAAACAGATGGTTGTAATAAATCCGCACCATTTATTATTTTATTTAGAGTTCCAACACCAACCATTGTGGGTTGTACGTCTGCAGGTACATATCTTCTTCTTATGTCGAATGTGTAATCCGCAGGTGGATTTGTAAAAAATTCTCTAAAGTTGGTCATTGCCTTATTTTCAGGTCCATCTATAACTTCATTAGTATGTCTTGGTCCGAATAACCATTTTGTAACAACGTAATTTACTTGTACCCCAAAATCTCTTTTTAATAAATTACCTACTTGATAGACTTTATTCGTTGGTGAAGTCCTTACACTATCTCCATAAAAATATGGTAAAGCTGGTGTTGCCAATAAGTCATCCATCCAAATGTAATTACCTTTTACAGAATAATTATTCGTTGAACCTGACCATTGTGATATTGGTATCTTAGACCAAATTTTAGTAACAAATGTTGGATTATGATACGCGTCATATGGTGAGTAGGGATTTACACCCATATCATAACCATATATCTCATTACCGCAACCAATTGTAACTTTCACATTAGTTGTGCCTCCATTGAATGATTTATTTTGACCCACAGCCAATCTAAGATTAACCATTCCACTTTTTGTAACAACATAAAATGTTTTAGAGGTGTTAAAATTTCTTGGTCCAATTTTTATAAAAGCACCTTCACCAAGTTTATATCTTACTTTTATTAAACTATAAGGTGTTACAACATTATATGCGCCAGAATTTCCAGAATTATATGAATATGAAACTTCACCAATTTGACCACCATATAATCCATCAGTTATTAATAATGATACATCTTCAGCACTATCTGTGGCGGTAACTGTTACAGGTACTATTCTATTTTGAGTTGCAGTACCCGCTAATACATTCTTAATTGCGTATTTTAATCCATTTGGTTTAATACCTTCCGTTCCGGGTATAAAAGGGGTACTTTCAGTATAATCACTTAAATTAAACGGTATTGTTAATTCCCCTGTACCGCAACCATAACCGTCACCAAAACAGTTACCTAAATATTCAAATTTGTGTGTTGTTGAATTATAACTATATTTTGTTCTATTATTTAAATCTCCAATACTTAATGTTAAAGTTTCATTACTGCTAATTTCAGTTTGTAAATATGGATCAACGTACCATGGTCCAACTGTAAATGGTGTATAATCGGTAATGTTTTTATTCACTAAACCAACAATTGGTGAATTAGGTAATTTTTCTCTATAATATGTAACTATTTGTGGGCAAGTTGAACAATGTTGGGTTGACGATGTAAACCCTCTACAAAATTCAGCAAAAATTAATGATGGGTTACAATCTAATTCTACGTTGATCGCTCCACTTGTTCCATCGGACGTAATAACATCTAACATAATAAAACCATTATCTTCGATATTTGCATCCATCAAAAATTGGTGATATTTTATTGTTTGTGTAGATATATTACCTAAATCATATTCATCTAATATTCTTAGAACTCCGTCTACTTTGTATTTTACTCTTACTTTAACTTTTGTTGACCCAATATTTGGAGATATTGGTGTGAATATAAATTTTAAAAGTTTTAATACTTTTGGTATTTTAAAAACATATGTTAGTTTTAAGTCAGATAATTGTGATCTTAATAAATAAAATGAAAGTCCACTATGTGTACCGTTTCCGGACCATGTTAAACTTTTGGTGACACCACATTCGTGTGATAGATTATCTGGTGCCTCCCCCGCTACTGTACAATTTATTTCAAATGAACTCATCTACTATAATTACTTTTAACTTGTTTTTAGTCCGTAAATTGGTGAATTTAATCCGGGAGTATGTTTTATTTTTATTGTCTCATTAATAATACCACTATTTGACGACTTTAGGTATGTTTTATTAAAACGTTCTTCTTTTGTTGAATAATTGAAAACGCTAACAGTAGTATCTAAAGATTGGCTAGGTGTTATGAAAAGATTAATACTATATGTACCTTCAATATCAGACACATTAAACCAAATTATTTTATCTACCTTATTAAAATTGTTCGATATTTCAGGAACTTTTAATGTTGTTATTGCCATTTTTCAGTTAATTTTATAAACATGTATAATTTTGTAATCCAACTTCACCAGTTGTTTTATTATAATCATATCCAGATTTACCTCCAAATAAACCATGTACAAAATAATTTAAATTGAATGGTAATGTACCGGCAGCATCTTGGAAAACATAACTTGGTGGTGAAAATAAAGTAGGTCCTGGTACGTAATAGAAACTAATTGGATACCCTCCACACATATTATTATTATCTTTAACATTACTAAAATATCCAACCATATAATATTCAGCTGAGGTATCATTGTAATATATATCGGCAGGTGTTACCGTTCCTGAACATGAATCACCTTGTGAAATTGAAACTCCTTGTCCATATCCGCTATCTTTTATTCCACAAGTTGTGAATATTTCACCAGCGGTTAATATTCTAGTTCTCCAAGCTCCAACACAACTAACCCACCCAATTGTGGTTTCTATCTCACTATTAGAAACAAATGTTATTTCTAAACAATCGTCAGTTCCGGCATTACATGAATAACCACTATATAACTCAGTGAATGACGCCAAATCGACATATGGTGTACCGCCGGTCAATGATTCATAAACGTAACAATCATCTATTCTGTGCATTCCCGTTGATGATATAAACTTATAAACGGTATCAGTATTAGTATCGTATTTTATATAACCAGGATCTGTTACATTTATTTGAGTTCCGGTAATGTATGTTTTAGTAACTAAATTACTACCACAATCTAATGTACTTGGACATTCAATTTTTATTGTTAATGTATAAGGTATAAAGATGTTTTCATATGCTGTTGAATACACAACCACATCCATTGTTGTTTTTTCTTTTGTACTATAAAAACCAACAACATCTTCTTGGTAAACAACTTGTCCGAGTGTTGATGAGTATGCTTCACCTATTTTTTCATCATAATTACCCACAAATACTTCATCCGATGAATTCAATGAGGTATATGATACAGTTACAGGTACGTTACCATAAGTTTGACCAATGTCAAATTTAGTGTTTATGTATGTATAACCTGGTGATGATATAGTAAATTGATATTCCGTATTACTACATGAAACACTTTTAAATATATTACTTAAAGTTGCACAATCTCCATCTCTTTCTACTAATCTTGAATTATTTTGTGGTGATGCACATTCTTCACCATTTTGTATACAAACATATGCTTCTGTTGAACAGTTGTCCGTACAAATATAATCTACATATGTACCTGGATTTGAGAACGTTAGGTAATCCATATCTCCGGTAGTTGTTCCGCATGGATAATAATAAACATATACTTTACCGTCAGTACTTAAATTAATATCTCCTTGTGTGATAACGATATCATATGAAGTACATCCAGCACAATCTCTTGGTGTACTTGTTGGTGTAGGTGTAAGAGTTTTGGTTGGTGTTGGTGTTATAGTTGGTGTTGGTGTTATAGTTGGTGTTGGTGTTATAGTTGGTGTTGGTGTTGGTGTTGGTATAATTGTTCCACAATCAAGATATTCAGTCTTAACACAACGATAGTTACTCGGATTGGACGTATCTAATAGGTAACCAGTAGGGCAAGAGTAATTAGAACAGAATCCTTGACCTGCCTTAGAACCTCCAGGTAAGTAATCTCCTGTTGAGAATACTCTTGTTATCATGGAAGTACTTGTGGCATTTGATAATTCTGATAATGTATTGTTGTAAATTTCCGCAGAAAATGAACCTACACTACTTCTATTCCAGTTTTCTAATTCAATAATATTATCTCCAGCATTTAATTGGTAAGGGTATACGTGCCAAAACTTAAAGTTAGATTGTGGTGAATTATCCGCTTGGTCAACTATTGTTGTCCCATTAATTTTTATTGTAACATCATTATCACCAGCAATACCGATATAATAAGTTTTTGTTTCTGTTAATGTAATTGTGGTACAAAAACTAACCATCCCCATATATGTTGGATTACCACTAACCCAAACATTATTATCATTCATTCTTGTAGACCAAAAAGTTTCTACTGTAGTTGTTGATGAACCGTCGTAAAGGGCAGTATTACCTTCAAAACCATACGTTCCACTTATTGAGTTACCCGTACCATTAAAATCATTTAAATTATAAATTCTAACTCCCCATTGACCGTAGTTTACGTTATCATCACCAGCCGCAGGTGTGTCATATGTGTTTAAAGTTGGGTTAGTTGTAACCACTTTATAACATCCAGAATGGTCTGGTTTCATAGTATAACCTTCAGGACAAATACATGGTGTTGGCGTTGGTGTAAGAGTTCTAGTTGGTGTTGGTGTAGTAGTTTTGGTTGGTGTTATAGTAGGTGTAACCGTTGGTGTAACTGTATTCGTAGGTGTTAATGTAATAGTTGGTGTAACTGTCGGTGTTACGGTATTTGTTGGTGTTAAAGTAATAGTTGGTGTAACCGTATTGGTAGGTGTAATACTTGGTGTAACTGTCACCGTTGGGGTAGGTGTTGGAGTTAATGGCGCTAAAGTAATATCTAACGTATTTTCACAAATAAAATCTATATTTTTAACAATAATTTTAGTTGTTTCTAATGGTACAGAAACTAAAACTCCATCATAAAAAGTTAATTGACTTAATGTTAAACCTGTTGCAGGACTATTTTCATAGTACAGAGTCGCCAATGTAGACAAATCATCATAGTAGATGTTGTAAGGTCCATTTGCGGAGTTCCCCTGAAGTTTAACATATATATACCTTACCATTATTTGTTTATATTAAATATTTTTTTTAACATTATCCACACGTTATTTTATTTATTACTAAATCATATGTTAAGAAACCTGTTGATGTTTTAGTTATTAGTTCACCGCTAACCCATTTACCATCTAATCCCATAAATTTATAACAATTACCCACGGTTAACGTTTGTACCGACCTTAATTGTACTCCTTTCAAATATTGTCTATCTGACCTAATATCTGTAGGGTTTTTGATACTTCTAAATCTGTTATCAATGCTTGATTTTAAGAAAGCAGAATCACAAGCTCCAACTTCTATAGATTCGACAATACCTATTGAATTGACGTTGTATTTGTTTCCGTTAGGTAATAAATAACTACCTGCTCTGTAAACATTTATGTAACCACCTCTTGGTCCTTGTTGATATAATTGTGAACCTACAACTAAAGGTGCTCCACTAGGAATAGATGTTTGTCCGATATTATATTTTAAGAATATAAGTTCATTAGTATGGTTACAAATTTCTTGTCCTGTTGGTGCATATAAGAATGGTGATGTTGCTTCAGTACCTATTGATTGATTACCCATCCAAATAATATTATTACTTCCTCCATGACAAGCTCCCGTATAACTAATACCATATTGCCCCGATGATGCCACAATAGGTGTTGCAAAACTTACATCATTATCATAATTGAGATGAGTAGATAAAGTAGAACCATTGAACGCATATAACGTGAAATTAGTTGGTCCGTTATAGAATCGTATCATATCTGACCATCCATCGTAATATCCAAAATATAATTCTTTTAATTGTGGATCATAATCACAACACATAGTAGTTACTTCAATTGTTGTTGGTTCAACACATCCACTAAATATTTGTGTTGTTGTTGGTGTTGGCGTTGGTGTTAGTGTTAATTCCAATCCAGCTGTTGGTGTAACCGTACTGGTTACAGTCGGTGTATTTGTATTAGTTGGTGTAACCGTAGGTGTTGGGGACGGTGTAATAGTTTGGGTTGGTGTATTTGATGGTGGTGGTACCGTACAATCTGAACATGTTGAGTATTCTCCAACAATAACTCCAGAACTTTCTGGTGACATTGACGTTATTCCAATAATTGTGTAACAATTTCCATTACTACTTCTTACAATTTGACCATAAGCAGGTCCAAAATTATTAGGTCCATTATATCTTATTACACCTGTATAAACTGATTCGTCTTCAGGAGTATATTGGTCATCACATCTTTGTACATCATAATATGTTATTGATGGTACCAAAATTTCTGTAATATCACAATCAAATCCACAGTTTGGTGTAGATGACGGTGTAATTGTAGGTGTCGGTGTTATAGTCGCTGTTAGTGTAACAGTCGGTGTAGGTGTTGCCGTATTGGTGGGTGTTGCTGTTTGCGTTGGTGTAACAGTTTGTGTTGGGGTTGGGCAAGTAGTGACTGATGAAATATATGCATTTCCCGATACTCCAAATTCACTAATTTCTAAGATATTTGATAATCCTCCTCCCGATAAATAAAATACGGTTGCGCTTGATGATAATGTAATTTGAATATCTTCAATTGTCCATTTTTCAGAACCATCAGGTCCTTTATATAAAAACTCTCCAGCTTCCATTGGTTGGTCCGCATCATAAATTAATATGTTGCTAGAATAACATTCAAAACAAGATGCATTTAACGAATCTTTAATACAATAACCACTACTATCTAATGGGTTAGTTGGTGTAGGTGTAACCGTTGGCGTTTGTGTAGGTGTCTCCGTTGGCGTTTCAGTCACCGTTGGTGTAACAGTATTTGTAGGTGTTACAGTATTCGTAGGTGTAACAGTATTTGTAGGTGTTACAGTATTCGTAGGTGTCTGAGTTGGAGTCTCCGTAGGTGTTTGCGTTGGTGTAACAGTATTTGTAGGCGTTTGCGTAGGAGTCTCTGTTGGCGTTTGCGTAGGAGTTTCTGTTGGTGTATTCGTTGGCGTTTGCGTAGGAGTTTCTGTTGGTGTAACAGTATTCGTAGGTGTCTGAGTTGGTGTCTCCGTAGGTGTTTGCGTTGGGGTTTCTGTTGGTGTTTGTGTTACGGTATTTGTAGGCGTTTGGGTAGGTGTCTCTGTCACCGTTGGTGTAACAGTATTTGTTGGTGTATTGGTAGGAGTCTCTGTTGGCGTTTGCGTAGGAGTTTCTGTTGGTGTAACAGTATTCGTAGGTGTCTGAGTTGGTGTTTGCGTAGGAGTCTCTGTTGGCGTTTGCGTAGGAGTTTCTGTTGGTGTAACAGTATTGGTAGGTGTTTGCGTAGGAGTTTCTGTTGGCGTTGGTGTAACAGTATTTGTAGGTGTAACCGTTGGCGTTACTGTTGATGTTGGTGTTGGTGTTGGCACGTATTCAATAAATGCCTCTACTAAATAATTGTCTCCCGAAAATATACTTTGTGTAATTTCTAACGAATTACTATTATCAACAACAACAGATTGATCATAAATAACTGTGTTTGTTACAACATCAGTTATTTTAATTCTGTGTCTCCAATAAAATTCACCAGTTGTAACCCACTGTGCTAAAAATATTCCTCCATCTCCACCATTAACATATGGTAGTAAATCGTAATTTGCCTCAAATTGAAGATGTGGTGTTGTTGTTGAAGGTAATGATGATGAGTTCGGATCCCAAATTTTAAATATATCTCCATTTCCGGTTATTAATCTTAATGTGAATGTACTATTATCATCAGGACTATCTACTTCGTCATATATTTTAAGAGTAATATTTGAACTTTCCGGTGTTGGTGACGGTGATAATGTTGGCGTTACACTTGGTGTAACAGTGGTTGTTGGTGTAACTGTAGGTGTAGCAGTTGGTGTAACTGTATTGGTAGGTGTAACTGTAGGTGTAGCAGTTGGTGTTTTGGTTTGTGTTACGCTTGGTGTTATAGTTGGTGTAACTGATGCTGTTGGGGTTGGCGATGGGGATATTGAAACTGTTGGTGTTACGGTTGGTGTCATCGACATTGTTGGTGTAGGTGTTAAATTTTGAGCACATTCCACCGTAACAGCTTTGATTACTTCTTGAGTAAACCAAGGTTCATTAAGACTTATTTTAATATCTTTATTGCCGTTTGTTGAATATGCCTTTACTGCGGTGCCATTAACACTAATCGGTGTTGTACTATTATCCCCCCAATGTATTGTAAATTGCAATTCGTCGAATAATCTCGTAGAATTTGCGTTTGTAGTTCCTGTTATGGAAACAACATTACAATCAACTGAATAGTTGAAATTAATGGATACGGACTGACTTTCATTTCCGATGTTTTTATCAAATCCAACCATTGAACCATATTCATCAACTTTAGAATCTAAGAATAATGGTATTTGGTAGTTGTCATAAATTTGTGTTTTAATATATGACTCCGTACCTGTGATTGCATTCCAAGTGTTTGGTGTTGGTGTTCCCCATCTATAGTAACCAGATGCAACTGTTCCTCCGCTTACATTATAAATTGTGTCTCCAGTTGATGGTCCTACATAAGCATTACCTGTATTTCCGGTCCAAGACATAAGTTCTTCGTTAGAGTCATACCAAAAACGACCGGTTAATGAAACCAGTTTTGTTTGTGGTATGTTTTTTCTCTTAATAGAATGCCTTATTCTTTTCATTTATTATAATTAGTTAATTATTAGGAACAACTTGACCATTCGCTTATTGTTCCTACCTCTGAAATAGTTGCTATATATGATATTTTAGATTTTCCTGGTAATAAAATTGCATATAATTTACCATTTCCATTAAATGTTTGTCCTCCCGTATTTGAGTCCCATAGTGTATATGTTGTTGGTGGTGTAATAGATGTCTCATTAACATATAAAGGTCCATATTGTGTATAACCAGCGCCCTGTAAAACATGTGGATATTGATTACAATATTGTTGTAGTTGTGTTGAGGTTGGGTAACCGCTATTTAATGTATATGCAAATATTTTTTGTGTTCTAATAACTGGAGGTGCAACATAATCACAATTATAAAGTTGTATTTCTTCTCCGTTAATTATTGTTTTTGCCTTTGTTACCGTATATAACGTGTTACTAGGTTCACCTAAAGAGGCTGATTGTGATCCAACAATAACATAAAAATATCCTGATGACCCCTCAACTCTTTCTCCACTATTAAATGCAGTTGATAAAACGCTAATTGACCAAACATCGTAATTACCGTCCAAATATCCGGCACTGTTTTGGAATTCACATGGTCTAAGTTTAAAATAGGAATTAGTAGATTCGGTCCCACTCACTGGCGTTGCAGAAGGTGTTGGAGTTGGGGATGGAGATAATGCAATTCCTATCGTTGGTGTTGGTGTTGGGGTTAAAGTCATTGTTGGTGTTGGTGATGACGGTGGTGTAATCGTTCCTCCTCCACTTTCATAAAATTTAATAGGTGTTGCTGTTGTTCCTACTTGAGCACCTTTCGTTCCGTTAAATTTATATATCTTATATGAATAATCTCTTTTATCTATATCAACTTGAAAATACATATCCTCATTCTCTTTAATTTCACGAGATGTTGCATATACGTCATTATAAAAATCCGTTATTAAACCATCTTTAGCATTAAAGAATTTAGCAGTCATAAAAAAAGTATTACCTGTAGTGGTACCACTTAAATTAGTTTCATCTAAAACACTCTCATCTTGAAACCAAAAAAGATACATGTTTTCCTTGTTTGTATAATTTGAACCGTGGAAAACAGGTACGTGTATATTTTCTTGTAATGGTGTATAAAAATATTTTTCACCTAACGGTAATGTTAAATTTTTTGTGAATATTAATTTTCTATTTTGTCTTGTCGGTGCAGTATAACCTGTTACATTACCATTAACATCTAATAAATTTGGTGTTTTATAAAACTCTAATCTAAAGAAACTCTCTGTTGATTGTCTCAACATTTTAGCATTTTCCTTGGGTTCTATACCAACTAAACTATAATCTAATCCCTTACTATAATTTCCATTATTAGAAAAATAAAAATAGAACCATATATCAGATTCACTAATACCATCTGGTTTATGAATATATCTAACAGTTTCATAATTGTCAATTGGGTTAATGATGTCATTCAACACTTCATCTTCAAATTGTTCCATGTTTTCTTGCCATCCCAAATTCATTTGGAAGTCAAGTTCGTGGTTCAATACAAGATTTAAATCAGTGTTTTGTCTTAATATTTTCATTAACAATCAGTTATTTTTTTATTTTTGAATTTTGAAATTCCGTCTTGTTTATTTGTGTGGAATCTCTCATTTCTTAAATAGAAGTTTATGTCATTTTTTACATAATGAATACCGTTTGTAAATGGAAACTTTGTACCATATCCATCAATATCGACATATCCATGGTCATATAAATCTCTCCATCTCCATACACCTTCGGCAGAATCGTACTTGGCGTTTTCAGGTAAATTAAAAATGTCTTTAGTTTTAGCACTTTCAGTATATGGTGATAATTCTCTTAATTTAACTCTGTGATGTGGTTGGTAGTATAATCCAAACATATTTGTTGCAGAAGAACCTGCAAAAATTGTACTTCCAGTTTGCCCATAATCAAAAATTGTTGTTGGGTTTGTTAATTTTTGAAAGGATTCACAGATAATTCTTTCTTTTAATTCTTTTCTATTATATTCAACAAATGCACCATTTAATACTGTTCCTTTTGTTAATTCATTTCCACTTGTAAATGTTATACCTTGTCTAATAAAAGGTGTTCCCGTACCCATTGAACTTTCGTTAGACGTTGTACCATTAAAATGGTCATCAATCCAAGTGTCGTGGAAATTAAACTTGTGTCCTACTTTTGGTGGATAACTAAAATATCCATTTCCATTTCTAAATAAAGTGGTTACATAAACTTCTGTTGGTGTATATCCTAAATTGTTTGTTAATCCAGTTAAAACAAAAGGTTCTTTGAAATCATATAGAACAGATTCCATTCTATTTCTTTCAACAATTGTGTCATTTGCACCAACCGCATTTTCAAATAATATTTTTTTCTCCTCTTCCCATATCGGTGATTCGAATCCAATATTATCCATTATGTAATCACCAGTTGTTGTAAGTAACTTATGTTTATGTACATAATATTGTGATGTTGACCCCGTTGTATTATTTTTATCAATACATCTTTTACCGATAACTAATGTCGGTATTGTTGTGGCGGTCTTAAGTTCTTTTTTCAATATGTTAATTACATATTTTTCAGAATTATATGTTTCATTACCAACACTGTCAATATAATATGTTCTTCCTGAAACTTCTCCTGTTATTGTTGTACCTGAAAATGTTACGAATTCACCAGAAGCCATTCCGTGTTCTACAGGTGCGGTAAATTCATAATATGAATTAAAAGTATTTGATAATCTAAATGGTATTCCGTCACCACTTTTAAATGATATTTTAGTTCCACCAGTTAAGGTGTATGTCATTTGATAATTTGTATCACCAGAATAAACATAACTCAAATAGAGATTCCAATTATGATATGGCGCTGTAATAGGTGTAATTGTTGTGTGATCGGTTGATCCTGTGAGTACTAACACCGAATCGAGATTTTCAGGGTAATATCCTAAAGTGTCTCCACTAATCGAACTTGATGGCATTATTTTTCTTCTTAAATCTCGTCTTAAAAATGCAAATTCATCATATGGTAAAAAACCCCCTAATGTTGGGTTATCCAAACCATCTCCCCTTCCATTTAAATAAACTCTCTCTTGTAAATAATCATATGAAGTATCTCCACTATACATGTTACGAAAAACCATTTTAAGTTTTCCATAAATTTTATATTTGTTACTTTGATTTCTTTCTTTATCATATAGTTTATCAATATCTAAAATAATATCCTTATCCCCAATTCTTAATAAAGTTTGTGAGGTCTCTAAACCTATGTTTAAATTTAAATCTTGTTCTTCCGCCTTTTTGTACCTTTTACTAGGTAATAATATTTCTTTTTTATTTTCCATTATTCAGCTGGTGGGAACACCCCTTTAGGTCCGTAATATTTTATTAGTCTATCAAATGCAGATTTACCCGGTCTTATACCAAAGTAAAATTGTAGTCCTGTAGACAATACTTGTTTATTACCGCTATAATTTTTAGCAGTTCCGAAAATAAATAATTCCTTACTATTGTGTACATAACTTATTGGTGATGACCAAGTTTGTCCAGAAACAATATAAATGTTTCCCGTTGATGGTGATTTAACATCTCCTGTTAAAACTTCTAACCATATGTCACCTTCCGTATATCCTGAAGCAGGGTCTGTTGGTGCCGTTGTTTCTATTCTATCAAACCTATCCATCATATCCGTATAATTTCCATCATATGAGTATGTGGGATGTTGTTTAGTCATTGGTAATAATAAAAACTCTTCTTCTCCGTCAGGGAACAAATAGTTTGTGTTTGTTTCGGTTTCACCAGATATTGATATAATCCTTTGGATTCTTTGGGTTGCAATTTTAGTTCTATCCCATCTTTGTTTATCTGAATTCGCGGTATAAGGTCCAAAATCTTCACCCTTTTTATCCCACAAGAAGAACGGAACTTTTTGTGAGTAATCCCCCAATCTATTATTTAAACATAATCTAACAAATCTACCGTTATCATCTAATTTAAAATCAATAGGTGTTGGCCCATAATTTCCTGTTCCTCCCGTAAAATAAGTTATTGTTAAAGGGTCTTCAGGGTCTAAGAATTCACCATTGAACATGAAGTATTTTGATGAGTCTAAATCAAAAGCCTCAATACCCGCCTCATTATTAATAGACATTAATTGAGTTATATCACCATCCAATACTTGTCCAAAATTGTAACTTGAATCACTAAAAAAATCACCGACATCAAATTTTGCGTTTGAAACATCCATTCTATAGTTAATAACGTGTTCAATAATATTAGCTGGGTCTTGGTATGTGGTTGGGGTTAAATCTCTAACAACAGAACAGGTTGGGTCAATCCTTGGGTCATAACAAATTTCATACATAAATTCATCTCTAACACCTACATCATAAAATGTTGTTGGGTGTAACAATTCTAAGTAGTTACTATATTGTTGACCAATAAATCCACTTGTTGGATTATATGGTGTTGACCTATAATAGAATTTTTTATGTAAAACATTATAAAAAACCAATTCTCTTGGGAATTTTGAACCTCTTTGATTTAAATCTAAAACTTGTTGATTATCCCATTTAATCCTATATTCAAATTTAAAGAAATATAATAACCCATTTAACCAATTATCTATAAATGAAAAATTAGTTACTCCTCCACAGAAAAATAAACCAACTCTTTTTCTTTTATACCATTCTGTTAATAAATCAATATTTTTTGATGCTCCTTGAATAACGGGTATAATTGTAAAAACACCGTCTCTTATTTCTGAATAACCCGATTTAGTTTTTCTATCATAATATTTGTTACCAATTTTTGACCATATTTTAAAGTACGGCATTCTTTCTGAACCCCCACCTGCAATAATATCAGCCATAATTGTAGAACCAGCAACAGGTGTTGAGGATTCGACTAAACCAGCGGCATATCCTGTTGATGGGTTTATTGGTGAGTGTGAATCTCCATATGAAGAATCTGGTGTTGCCCACAAATATTTGTATGATAATGCCTCATTATATGCTTTGTCATATTTTTGACAACCTACTTCTGTTGCAATTTCTGTTCTTATTTGGTCAGCCGGATTTTTCTTTCTAACTGTTCTATCATAAATTCTCATGATAACGAAAGTTCCTCTATCTGCGAAATTACCCACTCCATTATGTCCTCCCTCATATCCTGCATAGTTAACACCACATAGATTTGTCCATTCCTCATGACTAAATGCTAACACTTCCATATAGTTTTTCCAAATACCAACAACGTTTGTCCATTGTTGTATTTTACTACTTAGTCTTGTTGGTCCATTTGAAGCACCATATGCTTCCCAACTATCTTCTTTATCTGGACCCAAAAATGTTGCTTTCCAATGATCTCTAAATTGAGCAGCTCTAAAATAACTTTTATTACCTAAAGCATTATTTGACTTATTAAAGTTTAAAATAAAATTTGAGAATGATATTGATGTTATACCCGCTTTGTCTGGAGGCACTGTGTACGGAATAATTGTATCATCAACCAAAGGATACATATCCGCAATAAATCTACTATCGTTTATGTCTCCTTGTAATGGTATAACTTTTGCAGTGCTCAGATATTCTAATATTGTTTTTTGTGTTGCCTTTGTTGGGTTTGTTAATTGGAAATTGTTACTATATAGTGGTGATGATGTGTCAGAACTATAATCTCTTGCCTGTGCATCTGGATAAAATGATTGTAGCCAAGATGAACCGTTTGTGGTTGATGTGTTAAATTCTATTGGTATTAACATTACCGAGCCAGCACCTTGACCAATACCGACTACTTTTAATTTTATCTCTCCAACAGACGCATATTCAGATTCAGTTGATAAATCGGCAAATGCTGATGTATCTTCAGAACACTCTTCACAATCGGGATAAACCGTTAATGGAAGTACTTTTGTTCCTTTATCTTGCATACTATATGCCGCACTCATAAATTGTTCACCAATTCTCGCAAACGGTCTCCAATTAAATGGCCATCCAAAATATATTCCGAATAGACCTTGACCTACTGAAAATAAAAATGAACCAATAAATTCAAAAAATTTGACAATGATGATTGCAAAAACGAATTGTATAAATGTTACAATAGAAGATATTAATAAACTAAATTTAATTCTATTTCTAAATGCGAAGTTTGTTGGTATATAATTTGCATTACCTGTACAATCATCTTCTTGACTTGGTCTAATTTGTTTAATACCTAAAAATGCATCTCTTCTTGATAAACCAAAAAATTGTTCGGCGGTTGAAACTTCATAATGTGACCCTTGAAAAGACGTTGGTGTGTAAACTTTACCATAAATAAATTTATAGAAAACGTCTTCGGGAACTCCTCCGTTATTTGTCCCCAACATTGCATTTAATTTGTCATTAACAAATGTTGTTGCCATTGTTGAACCAGTTGTACCGGCTGGCCATGCGATATTTAAATAATCTTCAAATACATTTGAAAATTGATAAGTTGTTAATAATTCTTCATCATACTCACCTAAATTATTTGAACCATTTGCATTTTTATTATATTCTCTAATTTGTGGTATTAAATAATGTGCCGATGTTGTTCCCTTTGTTGATTCGGTATTTCCTTCACCTAAACCAATTCTAAGTCTTGCAATTGTTGTTGTTGGAATACCTTTATTTCGGTCGTTTGTAATTTCTTCTTCACCAAATTCGTTTGTGAAGGTATATTCCATATTCATTGGAATGACAGCCATTGCTGTACCATCATCTTCAATAACACCCGGATTAAAATACTCTAATTCAGGATACAATGTTGTTCCATCTGAACCATATACTTTATTTCCTGTATATCTTACACCTTCAATTTTACCACCACTAGTTTGTAAATTACATTTATATCCAGTGTTCGTTCTAATAACACCAGTTTTCTTAACCGCATCTGAATCACTATCTGTTACAGATGAGATTAAAATTAATGAAATTGGTTCTACCTTAACACCTTTATCTGATAAGTCAAAATCTACTCTTGATATACCTATTTCACATAAATCTTGATTTCCCCAAAATGGAAAAACCTCAATTTTTTTATTAAATGCTACAATTTGTTCTAACCCGTCTAAATCTTCATCAGATTTAAAATTATAAAATCTATCAAATCTTTTTTCGTCAATTCCTTGTCTAATAAAATCATATGGTCTAATTGAAAAACATCCCATATCTGACAAGTCAACTTCAGCATGAATTGTTTGTTCACCTAATGGAACTCCCCAAATCATAAAGTCACCAGCACTATTGGTTTTTACAGTATAATTGTAATAAGTTTCATAAACTTCTAAAACTTCCTCTCTTGATAAGATTTCTTGTTGGTCAAAAAATGTACCTGTTGGTACATGTCCTCCGTGTTGTTTCCTTGATGGTAAAAGATTATAACGATATCCATCATCATTTTTATCTACGACTGACGTATAGGGATATAAAGCGGATATAACGGGGTCTGTTGAATCTGTGTCTTTTTGTGGTACAAAAACCGATACTTTAACATTTGGTATACCTAAACCATTATTTGCAGTAACTCTACCACAAACCACTCCATAATCCGAGCATAACGATGTATATGCCTGTTGTTGGGTAAATTTTAATGATAAAACCTCCAATAAGTCGTAGTCTTGTTTTAACTCAACCGTAACCCTTTGGTCTTTTCCAATATTTGTTGAAATTCTATGTTTTTGCATTGTTCTTATAATAAATAGAAAGCATGAGATTTTCTACTATTATAACGAAAAAACATTTTAGTATGTAGTCGTTCCTAAAGATTTAGTTCTCACTTTGATATCTACATTTGGGAATCTGATTTGGAAAATTTGATTGGACTTCATGAATATCGTTAAATCAGTTTGTGTTATTAATCCTGTTGTTGCATTTACGTCTTGTGAAACTTCAGAACTTGAGTAGTTTCCACCTTTTTTGTTAAAAACTCTAACGTCGACAACATTTACAACTCCTGAAACCGCACCAATTTCTCTCATTAAATCTCCTACGAATAATGGGTCACCCATTTTACGTTTTTCAATTGCGAAAAATTCTACTGTATTTTGAATCGTTGTTCTTAAAATATCACTTGTTTTTTCGTTCTTATCGACAATTAAATCAATTTCTAACCCTAAATCAATTACCTGACCACTTGTAATATCAATGTAATCATTTATCATTCTATATTCAGAAAGATAACTTAATATGTTGTTTTTCAATGTGTTAGAAACAATATCAGTTAAATTACCATTTTCATCATATGATAAAAGTTTAATCTTAACCTTATTATCTTCTTCCATTACATTTACTTTAGCAGGTGCACCATAAGTAGATGGCATTGTCTCAATCAATGATTTGTAATCATTTAAAGTTACTGCTCTATCTTGTGCGGAAAAATTATAAGATACCATATTTCTTAACTCTTCTATTGTAGGTTGGTCAGCTCCACCGATTGCGGGAGTTACGTTAGTAACTCTCAATGATTGTTGAACTTGTGAATTAAAGTTCTCATTTGGACCATTAACCTCAAATTCAACGTCATCTACACTTGTTATAATATTAACCCCTAAATTCGAGTCTTTACCACCGCCAATACGATATTTGATGAATATTGTGGTGTTGGCCTTTGGTACCGCACCCAATGACATATTATTTAGATATGTTGATAGATTAACCTTTAAAGAACCATTCATATAGTTATCTAAATTATCTAATGGGTTAACAGTTCCTGAACCAAATGTTATTGAAAAATAACCCTCGGGAGTATATTCGGTTACAAATTTGTTGTTTACATCGAGATATTTTCCCGCCTTAAAATTATCTGAATCTGAAGCTGCAGTTGGGTCTGGTATAAAAACTTTATCTTGAATTAATGTTTTTACTTCATACCATTTATTTGAAATGTTTGTAAATTCAGAAGATGATGGATTTGCCCCAAATGAGGTTCCATCTTTATGAATAATAGATGTTACACCTAACACATCTTGTTCGGGTAAGTAAAGTTTAAGAAATGGTTTTTGATCTAATTCTGAAATTACTCTTCTATAAATTCTTGTAACTCCGTTAACAACGGGTTCTCTTTTTGTTATAGTGTATGAAATCAATCTATTATTATTATCAAAATTAGGTATTTTAAGTCTATTTGGTTCTCCTCTACTATTGAATGGGTCAGAAAAATCAATATCTTCTAACGTTTCAAATATTTGTCCTCCTCCTGAAACCTGAGCACCTGCTTTAACAACACCCAAATATCTATCATCCTCTTTATCTCCCCTTACCGGCACGTTAATAGAAAAATCACATAAAGAAACGGATGGTCTATTACCGGGTATTTTAATACCATAAGTTTTTGCAATATGAAATAACGATTGTCTTTGTTGAGCAAAGTCTAACATTGTTTCTTGCCAAACCCTATCAATATGAAAGTGTAAGTTATCTGCAACTGCCGCGTTTAAATCTAACAATACAGAGAATATTGATGCGTCGTTGGTATTTTTAACCAAATCAGGATAATATTCTTTTGTTAAATTTACTAATTCTTGTCTAAGTCCCGCAAAATCTCTGGTTGCGTATGATATCTTTTTTCCCATTTTAAATGTTTAATATTATAAAATCTGAAGACGAAAACGCTCCATTATTAACTGTATATTCAATCTTTACTTTAGCCGTGTACGGTTTATTTTTACTATCTGATACTCTAAAAAGTCTTTCGTCCTCATCAGAAGAAAATGTTCTTACATTATCAGGATCATCTTCCGCAGAAATTACTTCAAGATTTGTTATGTCTAAATTAGGTATGTATCTTTTTACCGATTCCCTAATTTCTTCTTCAATTAAGTTCCAAGTTACCATGTCGTTTTGGTCGAATATAAATTGATATAATCTTGTACCAAAATCAGGTAAGAAATAACGACTACCTCTTTTTGTTAATAATAAATGTATTAAATTAGCTCTAACTTCCCTATCGGGTGCTGAGGTCATTTTTAAATAACTACCTTCTAAACTGTCTCTAAAAGGAAAATCAATTCCATATTTTACCGCCATACCAATAAATATAAACTATTATAAAATGGTAATAAATAAAAAACCCAGCCGAAGCTGGGTTAAATTTATAGTAAAATATACCTAATTTTATTACGAACCACATCCCTCACACTCAAATGGTGAATCGGTGGGTCTTTCTGATGTCATTACAACTTCAGGTGTTTGTTCACTAATCAATGTATTATTTGTTGGAACTTCAACATTATTCACAGATGATGTTTGTTCGACTGGTTTTGATGCTGACATATCAACCCCCAAACCTTTCAACGCATCAACTGCCGCTCTTGTTCTTAAATAATACATACCAGTTTTTAAACCTAATTTCCATCCAAATAAGTGTGCTGCTAATAATTTAGGTTTAGTTGCATTATCCACAAATAAATTTAATGATTGTGATTGGTCAATAAATACACTTCTGTTTGCTGCCATTTGTAAAACTCTCTTTTGAGACATTTCCCAAACGGTCTTATATACTTCTTTCATTTCAGTTGGAATTTCAGGAATATTTTGAACCGAACCATTTTCCATGATTAACTTGTTCTTAATCGTATCATTCCATAACCCTAACTTCAATAAATCGGCAACCAAATGTTTGTTAATCATGACAAACTCACCACTTAATGTTCTACGTGAATATAAATTTGTTGTGAATGGTTCAAACGCTTCATTATTACCTAAAATCTGTGCTGTAGATGCTGTTGGCATCGGTGCAACTAATAATGAATTTCTAACACCATAGTTAACAACATTCTTCCTTAATTTTTTCCAATCCCAACGACCAGATAAATCTTTGGCAGTTTTACCCCACATCTCAAATTGGAAAATTCCTTTTTCGATTGGTGAACCTGCAATTGATTCATATGGTCCAAACTCTTTCGATAAGTCATTTGAAGATGTCATCGCCGCAAAATATATTGTTTCAAAAATATCTGTTTGTAATTTATCAGCATCTTCAGATTCAAATGGTAAATTTAACATACAAAACACATCGGCTAAACCTTGAACTCCTAAGCCAACTGGTCTGTGTTTAAGATTTGAACGTTTTGTTTCTTCTGTTGGGTAATAATTTAAATCAATCACATTGTTTAAGTTTTTTACAACTTGATATGTGTATTCATATAATAAATCGTGATTAAATTCACCGTTTAAAATATACTTAGGTAAAGCAATTGATGCTAAATTACAAACCGCTTGTTCAGTTGGTGAACTGTATTCAATAATTTCAGTACATAAGTTTGATGACTTGATAGTACCTAAATTTTTTTGGTTTGATTTATAATTGGCAGGGTCCTTATATAACATATAGGGTGTACCTGTTTCAATTTGTGCAGTTAAGATAGCATCCATTAATTTTCTTGCTTTAATGACTTTTCTACCTAAACCTTGTTGTTCGTATGATTCATATAAACGAGTAAACGCCTTATCTTCAGGACTATCATATGCATCAGATAATCCAGGTGCCTCATCAGGTGAGAACAATGTCCAATCACCATCTTGTTCGACACGTTGCATAAACAAATCAGGAGTCCACATTGCTAAGAACAAATCTCTTGCTCTCATTTCCTCTTTACCGTGATTTTTTCTTAAATCAATAAATTCAAATACATCAGAATGCCATGGTTCTAAATAAACAGCGAACGAACCTTTACGTTTTCCTCCTTGGTTAATCCAACGAGCAACTTCGTTATATGTTTTCATCATTGGTAACAATCCATCAGATTGTCCACCTGTTCCTTTAATATATGCTCCTTTAGCACGAACATCATGAACGTGTAAACCGATACCACCAGCCCACTTAGAAATCTTTGCAACGTCTTTAATTGTGTCAAACAAACCATCAATATCATCACCTTTGTTTCCAATTAAAAAACAAGATGACATTTGTGCTCTACGTGTACCAGCATTAAATAATGTTGGTGTTGCGTGAGTATAAAAATGTTGTGATAAGTCATCATAAATTCTTAACGCAGTATCTAAATCACCCTTACATATACCAACCGCAACTCTCATATAAAGATATTGTGGTCTTTCAATAACTCTATCTCCAATCTTTAAAAGATAAGAACGTTCTAATGTCTTATAACCAAAATAATCAAAATCAAAATCTCTTTCTTGATGAATTGCACCATCTAAAGTTTCTCTATTATCAATCACAAACTTGTAAACGTCATCACTTATTAATGAAGATTCTTTACCTGTTTTTGGTTCAACAAAAGAATATAGTTCTTTAACACATTGTGAGAATTTTTTATGTGTTGTTTTATGTAAATTAGAAACTGCCAATCTACCAGCTAACTTAGCATAATCTGGATGTGTTGTAACCATAGCAGCAGCTGTCTCCGCCGCTAACACATCTAACTCAGTTGTTGATATTCCGTCATAAATTCCTTGTGTTACTTTTAATGTAACATATGTTGGGTCAATATATTCTAAATTTAAATCACTACAGAAAACACTAATTCTTCTCGTGATTTTATCATACCTCATTTCCTCTAAGGAACCGTCTCTTTTTTTTACTTTCATCTTTATAATAATATTTTAAAAATCAATGTCGTCACCAAATGCTGAATCTAAATCTTCAGTTGCTACGTTATTAACACCAGCTTTTTGATATTCAGCCACTCTTTTCTCAAAAAAATTAGTTTTACCTTGTAATGCAATGTTTTGCATAAAATCAAAAGGATTTTCTGAATTATAAACTTTAGGAGCACCTAATGCAACCAATAATCTATCTGTTACAAACTCAAGGTATTGTGACATTAAATCTGAGTTCATACCGATTAAACGAACCGGCAATGCTTCGAGAATAAATTCCTTTTCAATTTCTAACGCACCACAAATAATTTCTTTAATTCTTTCTGGTGATATTTTATTTTCAATATGGTTGTTATAAAGATGACAAGCAAAATCACAGTGTACACCTTCGTCACGAGAAATCAACTCATTTGAAAAAGTTAAACCTGGCATTAAACCTCTTTTCTTTAACCAAAAAATTGAACAGAACGAACCTGAAAAGAAAATACCCTCCACCGCAGCAAACGCTAATAGTCTATCTACGAATGATTCTGAATTAATCCATTTAAGTGCCCAATCCGCTTTCTTCTTAATTGCGGGAATAGTATCAATTGCATTAAACAATTTATGTTGTTCTTCCTTATCTTTTACCAATGTATCAATTAATAATGAATACGTTTCACTATGAATATTCTCCATCATAATTTGGAATCCATAAAAGAATTTAGCTTCAGTATATTGAACTTCATTAACAAAGTTCATTGCCAAATTTTCATTTACTATACCATCAGATGCCGCAAAAAATGCTAACACGTGTTTTACGAAATGTTGTTCATCGTCATTTAATTTATTCTCCCAGTCATTTACATCTTGAGTTAAATCAATCTCTTCCGCAGTCCAAAAAGACGCTTCAGATTGTTTATAGAACTTCCATAAGTCATGATGTTCGATAGGAAAAAGGACAAACCTTCCTGGGTTGTCTTGTAAAATTTTTTCAGTCATTTTTTTTTTAGTTTTGTTTGTTTGCTACTTCTTGTCTCTTTAAAAAGGCTTCTCTTGCTCTAACTTGGTTATTTTGAACTTTTTGTTCTTCGTGACCTAATAGAGTATTTTGTGATTCTGTATCAATAAGTAAGAACTCATTGTTGAATTTACAGTTTTGCCATATGATACCATCCTTACCTATACGAGATTTAAGTAAAGTTAAAGTTGCTAAGTTGTGTTCTTTTTGTTCTAATGTTTTACCAATAGATAATATAACGTGAGCAATTTGTGCCTTCTTGATTGAACCTCCCATTTGGTCTCCTGTTACAACTTCAGATGAAATTGATTCACGATTACCTTGAGTTGCTGTCCATATTGCCATATCAAACTCACCTGTCATTGCTTCTAAACTTCTCATTACCGAACCCTCACCTTTCCATTCTTCTCCGTTTGTTGATTTATCTGAAGATACACAATCAATATAATCAATAATTAATAAATCAATTTTGAATCCATCTGAATTCAGTTTTCTAACTTTAGATTTGATATCGGCTATTGTAACATTATCACTAGCTAATTTTAATAATCTTAAATTACCTTTTGATTTTTCTTGTACTTCCTCAACCTTTTTCTTAACTATGTCCTTAAATTCTGGTTGTTCGTCCGCAGTAATGTCAGTCCAAATTGTATAGTGTTTTCTCTTAATGTTACCCGGATTATCTTCAAAAAATATTTGAAGTACGTTAAAGTCTAAATTATATGCTGTATTGGCAAATTTAGTTAATAATGTGGTTTTACCAGTACCAGTTGGTGCAAGAACTACTCCTAATTCACCTCTACCTAATCCACCCTTAAGAACTTTATCAACTCCAACAATTCCAGTTGCAATTGGTAGACGATAGTCGCTTTCTAACGCCTCATCAATATTATGAAATACGTCAGTTGCATCATCATTACTGATACCAACTTGTAATGCCTTTTGAATGATTTGTTCAATTTTACTATAAGATTCGAACTCACCGCTTTCAATAATACTTTGTACACTTTTAAGTTCTCTTTTTAAATTTTGTTGTTTACAAAAATTAAGTGCCGTGTCTTTAATATATTCAGTTTGACCCTCTCCTTCACTTATAGCCGTTAATGTGTCTAAATGTACTTTAGAAGAATCACGGTTACCTCCTTCAGCCATGATTTTTTGTGCTAACGTATCGTAATTAGGTATTTTACTATATATTTTGTACAATTCCTTTGTGTTCTCCATAATAAATCTAAATGAATTATTATCAAAAAACTTAGCTTCAATTACATCAATAATCGTTTCTCCGTACTTCTTATCCTCAATTATTGCCTTTATTAGTGATTGTTGAAATGTAAATCCCAAATACCCAAAATTCCTTTCTTCCATGTTATGTTTTATTATATATTAAAAATTATAGTTCGTAATGTAGATATGTTGTTTCCAATTCTTCAGATGATAAAATGTCAGTTAAGTCTGACAAAATACGCTTAAGTTTTGGACGAATATCAACCGTATACCTAACCTTTGGATGGTAATAATATGCGGGGAATATCCTTTGAATAAATACATCGTCATTCAACTTAATGACTAATAAAAAATGTTCTCTGTCCTTCTCCGGAGCATCTTCCACATAGTCCGAAGATAGGAAATAATTTTGATTTTCACACAAATAATCGGAACTTTTTATTTTTAAATCCTCCGCAATATCTTCACAAATATTTCTTATATAATAATGTAAATCCATAGAACGGCGGGATTGTTCTACATGATCCTTAACATTGAAGAATCGTTGACAGATTATGTTTCCTTCTAATGTTAAAAGAAACTCAAATTTTGTGATGTCAAGTTGTTGGTTACTCATAGATTTTTACTTTAATTGTTTTTTTTTTATTTTTTTCTTTTGTTGTTAATCGAAGAAATGGGTTTATAAATTTAATCCACGAATCGTCAGATTTTGATAATAGATTGAATATTCCATCGTCCCTCATCATTCTCATAGCATTTTTATATGACCTACCTTCTTGGTCTAAATTTTCATTTATTAGTAAATTTATATTTTCTTTAGCCTCATCAGTTAAAAAAGGTTCTTCCAAACTTACGATACGATTGTTAATATCGAAAAATTCCTCACCTAATACTCCGTGTTTGGTAACACCTGTTAGTAAATTTGCAATAAGTTTGTTGTGTTTGTCTTGTTGAAAGATTTCCTCACATTTGTTTTTAACTCGTTCAACAGAAATTTGTTGTGTTTTTAGTTCAGGGAAAACTGATAAAAATCTTTTTACTCCCATTCCTCTTATACCGGCAATGTTGTCTGAAGAATCACCACACATCATCTTAACCAATTTAACATTTTCGATTAAAATTTCTTCATGGTTGTATAGAATAGTATCGTTTTTTTTGTAAAGTTTTCCGTGTGAGGGATTGTAAATTTGTGTGGTTTCTGAAACGAGTTGAGTTAAATCTCCGTCTGAAGAATAAATTATTTTATTTTCGTCAGGTGAATTTTGAGTATAGTAAGCGATGTTGTCATCAGTCTCACAATACTCATATTCTCCCTGTCTTACAAATAACTCCTCGAGATATTGTTTTACTCTATCTCTTTGGTAGTTATAGGAATTTAATTCTTCTTCACTTCTAATTCTTTGTCTTCTATTTTCCTTGTAATGGATATAGATTTTCTTTCTGGTTTGTGAACCTTCCAATCCATCCCAAAATACCACTATTTTATCTAAATGATATGTTTCAAATGATTTTCTAAGAGTATTGAGAAAATGATAAATTCCTCCAATATGTGCTCCTTTATGAAAGGCGTTCTTAACACCATAAAAACCAATCGTGAGTAAATTGTCTCCATCAACAAGTAATACCGACATTTAAAATTAATTATAGATCACTCTCTTCTGTTACAACTTCTACGTCCGTAATGTCTGTAACATTAACACCTAACATCTTACTGATGTAATCACCACTTTCTTTTTTGTACTCTTCAAGAGATTTTTTTTCTTCTCCTTCCTCTCGTCCAGCCATAAATCCGTGTGATGTAACCAAGATACGTCCGTCTTCATATCCTAAACCATTGATGTGGTTTTTCATGATAGAGATTTTTGTTCTTGTTGCTATTTTTACTTTTCTCTTATCTTTAGTGATAGAGATTTTAGTCGTTCCTGCACCTTTTTGATTACCAAATAAGAATACGATACTTGAGTTTAACCAAATGGCTTCACCACCTTTTGCTTTAATCTTCGGTTGTCCGAAAGGATTATCAGGTAATTCTACCCAAGGTTGGTTAACAATGATTAATGTGTTCGTATAAGACTTATCTGTTCTTCTTGAACCTGAGATACGTTGGTTGATACCCATTCCAATTTTGTCAGCTAAAACTGATGCATTGTGTTGTTTACCACCTTTACCATCGTAAGTCATTTTACATGGAACCGAACCTACTGAATCCCATAAGATTAATAAATCGTGAGGTAAATCTCCTTTCTCTTGTGCATCTAATAATTCATTGATATAATCTGTGATTTGTTCAATGTACTCAAAATCACTGTTGAAAAGATAATCTCCTCCTTTATCGAATCCCATTAATTCAGCATGGTCCCAACTCCATTTTTGTTCTGTGATAATAAACACGGGAACAATACCTTTCTTTTGAGCATCTACCGCTGACTTTACAAGTGCGGTTGTTTTACCTGTATCACTATGTCCTAACAACATATTGATGTGACCCATTGCGGGGCCAGGTATACCTGTAGCGTCTAAGAAGGCACTACCCAAATCGAAAAAACGGTCTGGTTTATATTCTGCCTCTTTTGAGAATTTCTTCTTAATAGAAGAAAAATCTGTTTTTTTAATTCCTGCCATGTTTTTGTTTTTTAAAGGATGTTCCCGACAACAATGTCGGGAACATCATAAATTAATTAGAATGGTAAATCTCCATCAACATCATCTTCTTCTTGTGGGTCAACCACAGGAGTAGAAGTTTTTGGTGATGCAATTACCTCATCACTTGTAGATGATGAAACGTATCTTTTTTGGTCTGAATCCCAACGTGGGGCTTCACCTCTTGCAACTAACTCTAAGTAGTCTTCACCCTTCTTAGCATATACATCTGACCAAGTTAATTCATCCTCTAACCATGTTTTTGCAACATCTGCATCCGTGTGTAAAACACCTGAATCTTCAGGGATGATTGAATTAATTGTTGTGTATTCCTTACCGTTACCTGATTTAGTTAATGCCAAAGAAAGAATCAAATCACGTCCTGTTTCTGCATTAGTGATATCTCCTTTGTTACGGAAAATTGGGAATACTTTATCCATAATACCATCACCTTTGTGGTTATGTTTAAATCTCCAAAATTTAACTCCGTCATTTTCATGGTCACGGTCAATAACCTTTACAATGTAAAATTTACGAGAACGGTATGTACGTGCTAATTCTTTATCAGAATCAACACCAGTCATCATTAAACCTTCATAAACCTCGTTTAATGGTGAACGCTTACCTTCTTGTTTAGGGTCGAATAATTTAACCCATTTTCCATCCACTTGAACTTCGTGGAAATAAGCCTCTACAAATGGTGAACTACCATCTTTTGTAGGTAAAATACGAATACGTCTTTCTTCACCTTTAGAACCCTTAGGTAATACGGTTGTGAAATACTTCTTCATTCTATCCTCTTGGGATACCTTGTTTGCATTGCCACTTGTGGCGTTGTTCTTGTTTTTCTCGTACTGTGCTAGTACTGCGTCAAATGTAGACATAATTGTTAAAATTTAAGTTTTTAAAACGTTATAGTAAAATATACATAAAAAAACCCAGACTTGGAAATCTGGGTTAAATTATTTTTAAAGTTTTTTTTAAGGTTGAATTACCAAGAAATCACATATCTTGGATAGGTTCCCATAGTGTCATATGTGGTATCCACCGTAAAACCATAAGATTTTAATGTGGTAATCATTTGTGGGTTTACTCTTGCTCCATCCACCGTTATAGAGTATAAACCTTGAGCAGTTGCTCCAGTTACTAAACTATCTATGTAAGATAATGAACTTGTTGCTGTGTTTGATGCAATTCTTGCCGCTGAACCTGATATCATTTAATTTGGTTTTTTTAATAATTTTATTATTCTAATGTTAAAAGATAAGATAATTTATTCAATTCTCCTAAGATTTCGTCACGAATATTTAATAAATCGGTATCTGACGAGTCTAATTGCTCACTCATTTGAACCAACGCATCTCTTACTGTTGAAATCATACCCTTCATATCTAATTCAGATAAGTTACTTAATTGAATTGTTTTTGTTTCCTCATCTAATGTAAATCTACCATATTTTCCCATTGCGGACTCAATAAATGTGTCGATTAAATCACTTAATGAATCATAAAATCCACCAAATGCGTTGTGTCTAGCATAACCTTTGGTTTGCCAATGATTAATCTTCATTTGTGTTTGTAATCCCAATAAAAAGTTTACGTTAGAACTTATATTCATCTTCTTGTTGTTCTGGATTAAATGAGGTTTTTATAGTATCTGTTGGATAATTATCAACTTCATTTTTGGTTAATACATATTCATTTTTACCACTTACTTGCATTTCACCTTGTTTATGTGCGAAAAATTCTTGTGGTTTTTCATTAAACGGATATGAATCCAATGAACGCATTTCAAGTTTCTCAACTCCCGTTTTTGGTTTTGACGCTTCAACTTTAGCACCCAATTCGTCAATTTTAGCCATAACTTGGTCCATTTGAGATAATTTAGATTCTAAATCACTTAATTTGGTAAACACATCATCCATCTTTCCGATAACATCTCCATTTTCGTTTTTACTATCCTCAACATCTTTTTTAAGACTTTTAGTCATATTAACTAAATCTGTAATATCAATCTCTTCTGTTGTATCGGTTTCAGCCGGTACATCAGCAGGTGCAGCTGCAGGGTCAATAGGTGCCGCGGGGTCAATAGGTGGTGCCACTGCATCTAATGCTGGGTCAGCTGGTGGTGCCACCGCATCTAATGCTGGGTCAGCTGGAGGAGCATCTTGCTCCATTATCATCGTTTTACCATATTTGTTAATGGCTTTGTAACGATTTAATTCTTCTTGTAGTTTTTGTTCTAACATGGCTTAATCTTGTAATAATTGTCTTCCGTCGTTTGTAACGTATTTTTTATTTATTCTTTCAACAATTCCGTCTTTTTCTCTGATTGTGTAACATTCTCCCGTTACCATATCACATTCTTCTCTTTCCATTCCGTCATTAGAAACCTTTCTAACTTTTTTTGGATTTAAGAATTGATCTACTGCATTAATTTTATTATTTTCCATAATATTCTTTTATATTGTATAAATATCCCAAATTTGTTAATATTCTTATGTCATTGTGAAATAAACAACATCTCCATCATATAATCCCAATTTGGTCATTAATGATTGTGATAATGCGATTCCATATCCATCGAGATTTGGTCCAACATTTATTGGTCCTGTTATATTATCCTTTGTGATGGGGTTACTTCCATTTGGTGTTATTGTTATTTTTTTATTTGTTTTGGGGTTAAGAAAATGAGTGGTTGCTCCGGCATGTGTTATATTAACTCCTTGTGTTTTATTAACTGTTCCAATAATAATATCCGCAGATGCAACACTCAAATCAAATCTTAATGAATAAAAGTCTTTTTCTTTGTTAATATCCCCCCAAGTTAAATAACTAACATATTCTCCATTATTATTCATCGTCGTACCCTGTATGGTTTTTGATTTTAGTCGAGACAATAAATTCATTTGAATTGCATCTTCAGGTTTATATGTTTTACCTCCCATCCCAACAGCAATTGCTCTAAAGTATTCATTCTTGTTATATGTTACTTTTTGGATGTATTTCTCACCATTATATCCGTTATATCTAACACCAAATACATTGACCCCCGTTTCTTTTGTTAATTGTTCTCCTTTAATTTCTTGTTCCTTACCCCCCATATCAATAGTAAATGTACCTTGGTCAGTACTAATTGATTTTTCATTTTTAGTCGAACCTGTTATGTTTAAACTATCTTGTTTAACTCGAGCAACCGCACTTTTGGTAATTCTATCGAATAACGCCCTATAACTTGCCATGAATGAATCTTTAGGGTCTGGTAATGAAGCATATGGTATTCTTGTACCCTTAAACGAAGTTGTTATGTTGTTGTTATTGATTTTATGTGATACCTCTGTAATCCAATATGAACCTTTGAACATTGGTATGTTTTTCAAATAAAAATACATTGTTGGTTGTATCATTACATTACCTAAACACGTAACATCACAAGTATATGACGCTTGTCTGTATATGTCAAATAATCCAATATCTACTTGGTGTGCTCCCGATCCTGATTCGGACCTACCTAAATTTTCTTGAGCAATAAATGATTCCGTAGTATTTCTTATTGAACTTTGGTCTAAACTAACCCCTTTGAAAATACTTTGGTTTTGGTCTCCAAAATTAACTTCAAACGCAACCACCTTATTTGATTTTGATAAATCAGCATTGCTGAATATATCAGGTATGGTTATGACTAAAGGATTTTTATTTGCATTACCAACATTAAAACTGTCGTCATTAAAATTGTATTTTTTACTAACATCAGCCATTTCCAAATGTTTGGAAGTTGGTCCCGTATATTGTAAAATCATCTTTGGAGACGATTCTTGATAATCTACCTCTAAAAACGTACCAAATAAATTTTGAGCCACCTTTTTAGATGGTGTTAATTTAGATTTGGTTGTTAAATTTGTTCCATAAAAATTTACATATGCTGGTAAACCTCTCATATCAAATCCAGTACCATTTATCAACATACCAATAAGACCGTATAGGTTTTGTTTGTCGTTTTCCGGTTCTTCTAACGGTATTAGTTTTTCTAAACTAAAATACGCTTTATCTCCAATATCTCTATTTGCTTTATCTAAAAATAAAAATTCCTCTAATAACAATCTTTGTCCTATAGAATTACCTGCAATCCATTTATCATTAAATGATTTAAAATAATTATATTGTTCAAGTTTCATGGGACTGTCATTGTACCCATTTAAAATTGTTTGTTGTATTGTTTTTGTTTCACTCTTAAGACCAACAAGTTTAGATATAATAGTATTCAAATATAAATCTTGTCTATTTTGAATTCCGTTATGGAATATAGTGTTATATGAAAGTATGTTACTAATTAGATATTGTTGGAATGCTCCTTTTGTATTTGTACCTCCATTTTTTCTATAACCCGCATAGATGTAAACTAAAGGTCTAAAAATTCTAAAATATTCTTCAGTAAATTCTACATTATTAGTACTGAAAAATTCCACATAATAATTTGTCGGTGTTCCCGTATATGGTTCTGTACCAATTATTAATTTTAAATCCTTTTGATTTGTTGTGTCTCCTGTTTGTACAATATCAAAATTATTATATGAGAAACTTTTTACGCTTCCACTTTCCGCAAATCCATTCCAAGTGTATAAATCAATTTCTTTCGGGTTACCAATAGTTATCTTTATTAAATTAGAATCAGATAAAATATCTTTTGTTATTGTTTTTAAATTTTCTAATTGTTGTTCTCTTAAAGTTTTTATTAACAAATTTGTGTTTGTTGGGTCGCTATCTTTCTTTTTAACCGTTACAATAGATTTTAATAAATTTTGAAAGTTATCCTGTTTTACGGATTTAAATTTTTTGTATGGGGTTTCCTCGATAACTCTTTCAGTTGCAAAGTCTAAAAAGTATTCCTCAAATTTATCTAAAATATCAGGACTAAAAGTTGCAATTAAATCATTAACCTTTTTAAATTTAATAGAACTATCCATCACTAAGTAATCTCCAAAATTAACATCAATGTGATATTCATCATAAGATGGAAACGTTTTACCCGTATAAGTTGTATAAACAGTTTCATCTGTCCACACTATTCTAAATGAATTTTGTCCTTTATTAAAGTTTTTTTCTGAATCTGAACCTGTTGTTAAATCTAAATTTGAAGATGAGTTTGCTCCAACTGATGGTAATAATGTATAGTGTGTATCTGTTGATTTTAATTTAGAATTATCAACAAATGATGTCCAATATCTAAATTCATCTCCGTTTGATACTCTATCAAAATTTATTGTATTACTTGTTGTTCTACCAGTAAAAGAATTAACACCGCTTGGTGCATTAATATCAAAATGACTATAATCATTTATAAATTGGTGGTAAAGAGCGTCGTAGAATGGATGAACTCCTGTATCAAGTACATCACTAACAGTTTCATTACCAATTTCAATTTCGCCAGGAACGTTAAATCCGGGGCAAGTGAAAAATGCTCCTGTATCAATCGAAGATGTTATTCCACTTATAATATCAACATTTTCAGTTAGATACTTTTTATATCTATGATATTGGGAACCCCACTTTAACATTAAATGATATGGAATATAGTGTGAAGAACTTACTTCTTTAAATAACGAAGAAGGTCTTGTACTTGATAATCCAAAGTTAACCATTTCATCTAAATCAACAAATGGTAATGAGTTTAATAAAAGATACGCGGAACCCACATATTTTCCGTATGATGATGTTTTATGTAAATCGTTATATAATTGTTTATGAAAATATGGTGTGTTTAAAATATTAACAGAACTAAATAAACCATCAGAAGTATCTAAATCTAATTTTCTTGCAAAAATATCTGTTGTATAACCATCTTTAATCCAAAACAATGAATTGATTGGTGAACTAATTAACCCTTCTTTAGTGTTTACCTGTAAAATACCTTCAAATTTAAATTCTTGAGGTTCAAATTTTGGTTTTTTAATATAAGACAAGTATTGTTCAGAATTGAATGGGTATATTTTTGTTCTATATGGTTCCGCTAAATATGAAAATAAATTACTATTTAAGTTTTTATAAAGATTCCCTGACTCACCACTTTTTTTAGATGTTGTATATTCTTCTATTTGAAATGGTTTTGCCAATAATTGGTTAACATATTCTACCGTTGGTAATTGGTCTTGTACATATGGATATCTTTCAAATGGTGAAAACGATAAAAGGTATTGTTCCATTTTTTCTTTACTATCTATCGTATTTAAAATATCTATAATATCATAATCTTCTTTTAATAGTTTCTCCAAATTAGAAAAATCAATTAATGCCAATTCTTTTATTGATGCATTATTAAAAGTGTCAATTGCCATCGTATATCTAGACCTTTCATATATTTCATATATAAGAGAAGAAATAGATTTATTTGAATATGGAACATTTGGTGTTAAACTTAATAACGTTGATATATTATTGAAATTTTGTTCTTGTGAATTTTCTTCAAAAATGTAACTAATATTACCAACATTACCTTCTTTTTGTGCTAATGAGTCGAGTCTTTTAGTTGCAACTCCGTGGTAGTTTTCAAGAAAATCTATTTCAGGCCAAAGTGATCTGTTAAAACTTTGTAATTTTTGTTGTAACTCAGGGTCTCCTGGATACGCCAAAACTTTTTGTTTGTTTGGTGTTTGTTTTTTAATTTCAGGCCATGGGTAAATTTGTCCGTCTTTTGACTCATCTTCTAAATTACCTATTATTTTTTTTCTTCTTTCCGCAACTTCAAATGCTCTATTATGAACATCTTTCATTAATCTAATGTAAACATCTGCATTTGCAAGAATAACACCTATAATATTTCTTATTGTAGGTTCAAAACCAATTCCACCCTTTGTTGGGTCTTTAATAACTTCATTAATTTTTTGTTCAACTTTAGCCTCTAACTTGTCTCTTTGTGCAACAAATGATTTTTGTATGTTGAATATGTCCGTTAAAATTGCATTTAAGTTTACAATTATTTTACCTTCGTGAGGTGCAAAACCATTACAGTACTCACCAACTTTTTTAATTTGATTAATAAAAGAAAATGTTTCTTTTTTAAAATCAGCCCCTGTATCGTTAATGTATTTTTGGGCAAATAACTGTGTTTTTAATAGTTCTTTTGGGTATTCTATTAATATTTTTTCTAATGTTCCGGCTTTTTCTGGATTTATTAATTTAGTTGTACTTGTTTTTTCCTGTCCTGAAAGATAACTATATGTAACTCCTGTGACTCCATTTATTTCAAATGTGTTTTTTTCTAAGTTAATTGAACCCCAAGTTCTAACCGCAGTTTCAAAATTCTGTACTGTTTTTTCAAATTCCTTTAAACCTGCAAATATTTTATAATCAACCACTTGGTTGAATATTTCCTTTTCTAATATTTTATCTAAACTTCTTGCAACCGTAATAACTTCTCTTAGTGTTTTCGTTGGGAAGTTTTTAGGTAATAATCCCTTTGCAATATATTCATCATATACCGACCTCAACATTGTATAACCTCTTGAAGATTTTGAAACCTTCTTCTCGTATCTACCCGTTTTTTCGTTAAAAGATGTGTTTGTTTCTTTTTCAATTGCATACATATACGGAGCATTTAATATACCCGTTAATGGTATGTCGTTTAGATATGCATATGTTGAACCAACAAATGTGGTTGAAACTTCAAAATTACCATTTGATTCGTTGTATTTTGTATTAAATTTAACTAAATGTAAACGATATCTAATTGCCTTACCATAATATCCTTTTACTGTTAAGTAAAATATTGGCCAAGGCATGTGAAAAAACGCATTATATGGTGAATTCTCAGGAGACTCAAATAAAGTCTTACCTCTAACATCGATAAAGTTTATGTTAATTTGTGGTATGAAATTTGCACCTTTGATATTGATGTTAATACTGTCAATACCAAAAGATTGTGCGGTTCCATCATAACCTTTATTTTCAACACCTTTATAAATTTGATTACCGTTAGAATCTTTTTCAGTAACAACGTTGTCACTACCATTATATGCCTCGGTCCATGACGTATCGTAATCTCCTGTTTTTGGTTTTAGAATGTTGAGTGTTCCTTTTGCAACAGAGACCAATGTGGTTTTATTACCCGAATCAACTAATGTGGTTCTTGGAATTAAATCAGCCTCTAAATTAACATACATCACCAAGTTTTCTTGTTTAACCCCTCTTTCTTCAACAACGCCATTGTTCACAACGCTGTTTGGGTCGATGTATATTAAATTGTTTTGGTCAACTTTGACTAATATATTTTCACCACTGTTTAACTTATTGTTCGCCATAATATAACTTGTACAATTCTACAGCACTTTTGTAATCTTGTAAAGTGCTAATCAGAGGAAATGGTATTCTAATAAAAGAATTATCAGGTATTTCAAATTCCACACTACCAAGTAATGGATTTGCTTGTAATATAATCCAACCAAATAATGGTGAGTTATAATACTCTTGTGATATTTTATCTAATCTATCTTTACCCCTTTTGTATTGCATATACTTATCACTTCCCTTTATAGGAATTTCAATGCCAGGGACAATTCTAAATTTACCGTCCGCTAAAAAATATTGGTACCTGTCAAAATAGTCCCTACTCATGGTTTATAATAATTTAGTTTATCACCTATTTTATTCTTTGTATTAAATATTTTCTTCAAATCTGTTTTCGCTTCCGTGGTTAACTCCCCCGTTACTACCTCAAATTCAATTTCTTTATCATTTTTCTTAACAGGAAATTTATCTAATTTAAACTTCTTCTCTGTTGGTTTTGTAATAAAATTATCAAATTTCTTTTCTAATTTTGTTTTTATCTTATCTGTAAAGTTTACAGTATCAACGTTATATAAATCTAAAATACTTTTCTTTTCATCTTTAAGTAATACAGATAACATATCATTCATATCTTGTGGTGATAATGCTGAATAATCTAATGTAGTTGTAAAATCTTCTGTAAAATGTTGGAAGTTATTTTTAATATATGTTATAACGCTTGAATAGTTTGAATAAAAACCTTCATTTGTAAATCCCACACTAAAAGTAACTCCACTATAATTTTCCTTTTCTATTTTACCATCTCTTTCGTATTTTGTAATAAAATTAACTTTGTCTAATGCCTCAATCACCTCTTTTCTAACATCTTCTACTTTTTTCATTTCCTTAAAATCACTAATCTTTTGTGTCTTATCTGAAATTAATTTTTTAACATATGGTTTTAATAAGTCATTTGAATTAGATACTAATGATGATGGTAATACGTCTGAAAATCCTAAAACACTAGTTAAATCCGCAGTATTGGAAACATAATTAACTAATGAGTCAGTTAATCTTATTTTTAATTTATTTAAATCAAGAGAAGGTTTATATTCTCCCAATAGTTTTATGTCTTCTGCAGATGTTGTATTGGTATTAACAGTATATCCAGTTATTGTTCTAAAATTTTGTGATAAAAACATTTGACCTATTTTTGGACCAAAGTTCTTTATAACTTCATTATATGCGGTTTGGTATGTATTAAAGTAATTTCCAACACTACTATAAACCATATCAATGGTGTTAGTATATTTCATCTTATTTCCATTTGGGGTTCCGATATATGTTCCCTCAACTGTTTTGTTTGAGTTTGCTGAATCGTTTTTACCTTCTAACGAAAATCCGTTTCTTTTTTGTAATTCTTCTAAAAAATCTTTTGTGAATTTTTCAGCGTCTTTTCCGTCTATTTTAGTTGTTGTAGAAATTGCTCTTTCATCATACATTTCTGTATTTGCAAAAAAGTTTGACGATAATGCATTTTGTAATCTCTCAACAGGTTTTTCTAAACCTTGTCCTCCAATAAATGAAACTTGTAAACTTACATTAGCAATCATTGGTTGTACACCAATTCCTTCTGGATTTAAATCCCAAGTACTATCTTCATATGTAATTCCAACATCTCTAATAATAACTTTAGAATGGTAAAAATCACCAATTCTTAAAACACAAATAGGTGGTGGACCAAATGAAGTATTTCTTGCTCCCACATCTAATGGGTCCGAAACTCCTTTAATTGGGATTGTATCTCCAGGTCTTACACATTGCAATAAGAATGTTAATCTACTATTTAATCCTTCGGGTGTTGTTGAATGGAAACCCGGATGGAAATATCTTAATTTTTCTTTTAATGAGGTAAATGCAACTGGTGAATCTTCTTCTAACTTTTTAAAGTAATGACACTCCGATAATGTTTTCATAATGATTCTCTTCATCACATCTATAGTAGGTTTCCTATTCGGTACAGTCGTTGTACCATCTGGTTCAATTGTTGTTATTGGAACCGGTATATTTGGTACTGTAATTTCCTGTGGTTGTTCAGGTTTCTTCTTATAATCAAATTTAACTCTAGCTTGTCTACAATAAAATGCAATAGGTGATGTATCTTTAAGACCTTGTCTTGTTAATATTTTTTGATTACAATTTAAATTATCTTTACCACCTGTGTTTTTTAAAGTGGTATCTTCACCATTTGTATTAAATTTAAAAATAAACTTACCATCTACGTCATAACCAAAATCCTTAAATGTAAATTCTTTTACAAATTCTCCTGGTTTTTGATTGGTTCCTGTTTTTTCATATGGTTTTAAAACGGTATCGTTAAACCATTTTAGTTCAGGTGTTTTACCATTTGATATTCCTTTGAATATATCTTGAAAAATACTATGTCCTCTTCTAACACCTAAATAAAAATTATATGTACTATCTGCAACTTCTGAAGTTGATGATGAAATTGAAAAAGTAACTTCGCTAACCGTCTTACCTGTAATATCAGATTTTAATGCAGCTAATTTTGTATTGTATTCTGTATACCCACTTGTTAATTCATCAAACCCTGTTGCAATTTTTTGTGCTTCTTTACTAATTGTGGCTCCACTTGTTGCAGAATCAATAGATTCTTTACCAAAAATAACCAATCTATCTTTTTTATGATTTTCGGTTGTTCCTACCACTAATTCACCTAAATCGATAACAGTATTTCCAGTGTATGTTACTTTTTGTTTAACATACTGTTCATATAATTGTGTGTACGTTAAATTTGTTGATCCTTTTGTTGAACCATCTTTTTTAGGATAATCGTTTGCAAAATAAAATCTCTTATCAAATTGTACCGTTGTGTCTTTACCTCCATTTTGTCCTTTATCGGGTTTAGGAAATGTAACTGGTGTTGTGGTATATTTGTATTTTTTAATTTCCTGTGGTGGTTTAGAAGAATTTAAATATAGTTTTATTAGATTAATATCGTCACTATCTAAAGTTGTATATGTTTGTATTAAACTATAAAAATCAATTTCTTCACATCCAGCAAAAAATGCATTAATGTAATTATCCGCCTCTTCATCCGACATTCCTTTGAAGTGTTCTCTAACTAATAAATTTAAAATACTTGGGTGATCAACAACAACTTTAAAAGATATTGTACCACTTCTTGATGTATTTTGATAAGTATAAATTGGTTCCGGTCTTCCTAAAAAAGAGTTCTCCTCCCATCTTGCACTATTCTGTTCGTTCATTTTTAAATCATATGGTGGGAACCACATAACACGACCTCCGTTATTACCCCTTTCACAAGCCGGTAAATCGGTAACTTTAAAACCATCTCTATTAGATGTTTTCCAAGCCAAATTCTCAATTGAGAACATATACTTTTTAGCGTAAAAACCTCCTCCATATGGATACTTGTCAACTATATTTGTTGAACCATCAAAAGATTTATTACCGTTAGACATTGGTGCATAATTTAAATTCCACGGTGTACTTCCTCCTCCCATTACACTACCGTCAAATTTTCTTACATTACCTGTTCTTTTCATGGTATCGGAATAGTGCATATATGACCTATCCTTTGTCCATACTCTACAATATTCAACACCACTTTCTTCACCTGAAAATTTATTTGTGTATTTGATTGCAGAACCTTTTGATATTCTTAAATCACCTTCTCCAAATACTCTACTTGTTTGGTCGATTACATTTCCAACATGTGAAATTGATCCTCCGTCGGATGGCATCGAATTTAAAATTTCCTGTGTAGTTCCTAATATAGAATCTTCTCTAAAATTAAATGCGGTGGATTTTGAATCGTCAAATGTTGATGATTCACTACCCCATTCTTTATTACCTGAACCTAATTTATTTTTAGAATTTTTACTAATCCATGTAAGATTACCGGTAATTTTACCTCCCTCAGTAATGTTTTTACTTCTGTGAAATAATTCGGCAGAAACTCTATCAAACATTATTGAAAGATAATATGGACTTCTAACGGGTCTATCATTAAAATCACCCATCGCATATTTTACATCTTCACCTCTATCGTCCCCTATATATGCTATTCCCGCAGGTGCTTCAACACCTAAAATATTTTTTACACCTTGTGCTGCTCTGTCAATAAAATTAAATAATTTTGAGGTGTTTTGTGATCTTGCGGTTGTTGTATAATTTGGTGCATATTTGTTAAATGTTAACGTATCAAATAATCTATTTTTTTGACCGTCACCCATATATTCGATTAATAAGTCCGAAGGTTTTCTTGATAACCTTGGTCTTCTTTTTATACCAATTAATGAACCTAGTACACCTGTAACATCTTGAAATAATTTACCAACTTCAGTTCTTGCTTGTGGTCTTATATTTACAGGATTTGCTGGATTCGATAAATAATCGCCAGGTATTTCACTAAATGGTAATTGTGTTCCTGAAATGGTTTGTAAAAAATCAATTGCTTTACCCGGTAAAGTTCTTGCTACTGTAATTTTATTATTAGGGTCAACCAATGGTTCTCTACCCGTAACTATGTTAAACGCAGTTGCGGTATTACCATTAAGAGCATCCAATAATCTTAATCTACCATTTGTTGCTGTATCAATATTTCTTGATATTCTTGAAAGAACAGGTCCATCAGGATTGTTTTTAATATTGTTAGCCGCAAATTTAAATAATTCAGATTCATTATCATATTTTGATGAACCCATAATACCAACTAAATTATACGTTGGTGTATTTGTTGGGAAATAAGGATAAAGATTTAAACCATTACTTCTTCTTTGTATTAATACTGTATTTAAATCTTCAACAATTAAATAATTGTCAGAAGGTTGATTAACATTTAAATTAGATATGTTATCAACTTGTGTCTTTCTACTTGTAGAATCGTTTAAAACAACGTCTCCATTGTCTTTATTAGACATGTCACTTAACTTATCAACTGAAAATGATGCATTACTAAAAGTCTGTGGACCATTAGGTACATTAAGTGTTTTACCTAATATATAATCTCTGAATTTTTTAGTCGAATTAAAGTCTAAGTAACTTGGCATTATATTTTATAATAAATAGATTTATTTAGTTTTTGGTGGTGCTGTATATTCATCATTACCTGTGTTTATAAAATCTTCTTTTACACTTGCATCTCTGATAATTTGTCTAGTCCAACCATCCATTAATGCTTCAGATGATTTAGCTGAAACTTCAACTTTCACAACTTTTGTTGATGAGGTATTTGCGGCCGCTTGTTTAGCTTCCGCAGCTTTCTTTTCTGCCTCCGCAACATTCATCGCATTTGTTTGTGTTGTAGCAGTACCTTGTGATTTTGGTTTTTCACCTTTAAGTTCGCTAATGTAATTACCAACCAACTTATTAAAGTTATCACTCATTTGAACCGTACCCTTTGAGACATTATCTGCAGTTTCTTTGACGAATTTCTGAGCATCTTCCCCCGTTAAACCCGCAGCTTCGGCTGCAGATTTAGCCATATTAACTACACGACCTCTTGTTGTAGCGGCCATGAATCCAATATCTCTTTCTATGTTTTCCATAGCACTTAACTGTCCTCTTGCAATGTCTTCTGTAGACATTTTTTCAAATGCGGCTTGGTTTGCTAATAATGTAGTTTTTTGTGCATTTGTTAAATCTTCTAAAATAACTTCTGTTTGTCCACCTAATTCACTCATTAAAGATTTAGGAACTTCAATAACCATTTTACCATCTTTCATTTGTGATAAGTTAGTTAAGAATTCCCTTTCTTTATCTTCCATTACTAATCCACTTGTCATTAAAGCACTCGCAGCGGCAGTTCTTTCTGAAGCCGCTATTGCACCTTTAGCCAATTCTTGATACGATATACCCAATTCACTTGCCATTGCTTTGGCCTTTCTTAGGTTAACACCTGTAATTTCAAATCTACCTTGTTCTTGATTATATGTGGTTAATGAACCCGCAGCACCAATTAATGCGTCTTGTAATCCTTCCACATTATTGGTTGCCATGTACATTAATTTTATTGGGTCACCAAAGTCACCCATAGCACCTCCCAATACCGATAAATTTGCACTTAATTCTAACGCACCTTCAGGACTAAACACTTTATCCGCAATCTGATAAACAGAATCCATACTTATTCTAAATTCATTGGCCTTTTGAACCATTCTATTTAATCCTTGTACACCATTTGCAAATCCAAATTCATTTAATTTTCCTAAATTGTCTCTTAAATCTTGTGTTGTTTTTTTACTATTCAAACCTAAAGATAATGAAGATTTACCAGCAGTATCAATGGCCTTGGTTGCGTCTGAAGCACCTAAACCGACTTTTTCAAATTGACCAAATACTCTACCCATTTCACTTAAATCTCCAACAAAAGACCTTGCGGTTGCTGCCGCTTGACCTATTGTTTCTTTTGATATGAGATTAAATCTACCCGATTCTGACATCATGTTTGTCATCATATCAGTTAGTTGTTGCATCCCATATCCTAATCTAAGTGTTGATGGATATGCGTCTATTATTTCTTCTCTTAGACCTTTTGAAAGTTCCCCTTGCATACCAACTTTTTCGTTGATATCTGTTCTTAATTGAGCTTCTTGTTTTAATTGAGTTGCTATTCCACCACCAACTTCTTCAACCAATCTACTAGCCATCCCCATTAGTCCTCCAGTTACCTGTCCTTTTTTATTAATAATATCTAACATATTACTAATTCTAAACATTTCACCTTCGGCGTATTGTGATGATTGTGTTTTTTGTGTGTCTATTGTTCCTCTTACAAAATCAACAGCCTTATTTCCAAAATTTTGTTTGGTATCCGTTATTGGTGTATTTGTTGTACCTAATTTTTCATTATATAACTTCCATGTACCTGCTAATGATGCTCCATCGGAGCTGTCTCCCTTATATGCTTTACCAAATTCTTTTTGATACGCGTCGGCAAACGCAATTTTGAAAGCGCTTTCATTTGTAATTCCACTAGGTATTCTGCTTAATAATCCCATATCATATAAATAGATGTTTAATTATTTCCATTTTCTAATGATATTAAATATTGTATATAATAACGTCTGATATAGACGGGCATAGAAAGGATATCTCCATATGAGAATCCTCTTTTAACTAAAAATAAAATCTCGTCTAACTGTCCCTTTTTATAATCCGTAGAAAGGACGAAAAAACTCAACCCCGAATCCAATTTCAACTTGGATTGTGTCTCCTGACGGGGTGATTGCTGTTTGGGTTAAGTCTAACCCCGGTTTATTTTCGTTGATAAATTTTCTAAAATCTTGTGAGTCCTTAATCGGCATGTTCTCAACAAAGTTTCTAATATTCATTAGGTCTTTATTGCCCGCGACCGATTTAATCATCATTTCAAGTTGTTTAGTGATAATTGGAGCCACTCCGTTACCGTTCCAACTATCTCTAATTGCGTCTATTTCCTTTTCTTGTTTCTTATTTAAAAAATTAAATGTGATATCTAATTTTGATTTTTCCATGAAATAAGAATATTCACCATTTGAATCTGCAACTAATTTAAAGTCTTTTGTTTTTACTGTTGATAAATCTAATTCAAAATCAAACTGTTCTCCTGTTTTTGGGTCTGTTGATGTAACTTTATAATCACTACCAAATGAGGTATTTCTTAAGAATATTAAAATCGCTTGTCTATCCTCCTCAACCAAATCATCGATAGGTAAATCTTTATCTAAAATTTTTCTTTTTAGTAATTCGTCAACAACTTTATTAGTTGCAATTAAACTTGGGGATGATAAGATATTCTCATCTGCGGCGGTTAAGTATGCGATTCTTACCGATTTTTTGTTATTTGTATAATGAATACCTCTACTTGGTAATTCAACTACGTCATAAGCAATGTTGGGGTCAATTCTAAATTCTTCCATAGTACAATTTAAACTATAAGTAGATTAAAGTAAAGTTTTTGCATAAAAAAAACCGACAACCCATTAGACAGATTTACTAATTTGATTATCGGTTTTAATATTAAATAGAAACTATTAGTATACTTGGATACAACGGTCCATTCTCAAGTTACAAGTAATTTGAGCTAAAGCATCGTTGTTGTAATCTAAATCACCAAAGTTTAAACTTGTTAAGAAACAACCTTGGATAATCCATTTTTCAACAACAACTCCTGTTGGGTCAAGCATTTCAAGTTCAATGTCTTTTTTGTATCCGGCAGCATATCCCATTCTACCTGTTACTGATTCCGCATGTAAACGGAACCATTCCATTAACGCTTGAGAAGCTGAAGGACCAATCGGGTCTTTAAAAGTAACACTCATTTCTTCCCAAGTGAATCTACCAGCAACATAAGTTGAAGTATTCAAGAAAGGAATCTCTGTTGAGTTAATTTTAGCTGAAGGTCTTTTTGTTGAAGATACATACCATTCGTTAATTCCCAAAGATGAAGGGAATCTAAGAATAAATCTGTTCTGTCTTTTCGGTTCGTAAGGAACCGGCATTTTCATTAGTAAATCTGCCATTTTGTATTTGTTAAATTTTTTGTTATTTTATACTTCTTATAAATATGTGTTATTTGGAAATAAATTTATTTTTGGTTAGGTACTTGATTTTATCAATTATTTTTCGTAGTTTTTTACAAACCCTCCAGTATTCTAGTTCCAGTAATAAATAATATATCTATTTTTTAATAATTTATTCAATATTAAATAAATACTAGTATAACCAGTTCTAGATTATACTAGTATATACTGGGTGCAGTAAAACAATCCAATCATTATACAAAAGGTTCCACGTGGAACGTTCCACAAATAAAGAAGGAGGTCCAAAGACCCCCTTCCTATTTTTATATCTCCTTTTAGATTAGATATTCTCAAATGAGGCTCCTGTTGGAGTGATTACAAATTCAACATCAATAAATTCAAGAGAACGAGTAGGTTTAATATAAATTTTACCTCTCAATGTGTTTGCATCAATATCTTCTGGGTCACTAGAAACAGTAACTTTGAATTCGTACAAACCTCTTTCCTTTTTAATTGAATCCAAGATAGGGTTAACCAATCTTAAGAACTCTTGTCTTACTTGCTCGTCATTTTGTTCAAATAACAATCTTACCGCAACTGCTGAAATTAATTTTCTTGCTCTCAATAATAATCTTCTTACGTTGATTCTATCCAATGCAGATTCTCTTACTTGAAGTGTTTTGTTACCCCAAATAATTGTACCTGTATCAGAGAAAGTTGCAATTGGGTTGATTCTATTCTTATATAATTCATCTCTTTCGTCTAAAGTTAATTTTTTGGTTGCTTTAATGGCATTTACCAAACCTCTTGAATAACCCGCGACTGCGAACCAAGGATAAGAAACGTTGTCGGTTAATGCGATATTCTTCAATACCTCACCTGTTGGTGGGATATATAGTTGAGTTGCATTATCCGTATCTCTTACTTGAATCCAAGGCCAATATGTTGCAGAATAGTTAGAATCAATAGATACTGTATCTAATTCACCAACAACGTCAGCAGCTGCGGTTGTTCCCGTAATGTTAGGAGAGTTCATAATGTATAATGAATCTGCTCTATCATTCTCAATCATATCAATTGCTTGATTAACTAAAGAACTATGGTCACGGAAGTTAATACCTGGAGTTGCAAATACGTTAATATCAACCGCTTCAGGGTTAGCAAATGTGTTTATAGCGTCTAAATAAGCATAATAGTCAGAGTTTCCATTATCAGCGTTAAACACCCCACTATACGCACCAGTTGTTTTATTATTGTTGTAAGTTGTTTTACCAAATATATAACCGTCGGTGTTGGTTCTTGATGTTCTATAGATATCCCAACCATCTGTACCTCCACATGTTGCAAATGTAAATTTACGATATGCAATATTTTCTAACGCTCCTTTTGTTATACCTTCTAAATCGTAAGGTGTACATTGGTATGTAGTTCCTGTAATATCGGTAGCATTAACAGATAAGTGGAATCCGAAAGTTTCAGTTGTACCACTTGTACCTTTATATTTAAATAAATCCTTATCAAATCCGACTTGTGATGATAATCCTAACATTACTTTCTTTACCTTATCACCTGACTCAATATTTTCAGTACCGTCTGCGTTATATGTTACTACATCACCAGCATCGATATATTCAGTTTTATAAATTACACTACCTAATGTTGTTCCACTAAAGTTTGCATTATTAACAAATCCTTTAAATCCTGCAGGGAACGCATCCGATGGATGATTATCAGCTAAAGATAACATTATATATTTTGAACGTAATTCGTACTCACCATCGGCGGTACCTATTTTTCTACCAACAAAACCTGGCATGTCAGGATTCATAGAACATCTTGAATATTTTTCAAGAACAACCATATTGTCATCAGTATCGTTAAAATCACGAACAACAATGTCAAATTCACCTGAATCTAAATTAATGTTTTGGATTGTTATTTTAACTTGGTAGTTAGAACCTTCACCGTCTGAAATTGTTATTACTTCAAATAAATCTGAAACTTTTCCACCACGAACTTCTGAAACCACCATTGGAGATAAAGATGTTGACCATTGACCTAAAAAGTTAGAACCTTCATCATTAAAAACTTTAGTTGTACTTAAACCTCTAATCAATCCTCTTTCATAAGCGGATTTAACTAAATTAGGATAAGATTCATAAACATAAAGAGGAAAATCTTCATATGACTTGTCAAATACATCAGAACCTAATACTTTTTTAATGTATTTTGTTGACGTTGTATCTAAAGTACAATTAAATGATTTTGCACCTCCTGTTGTTCCTGTAACATTAATTTGAAATTCACCTAATGGATTTAATTCAATATCTGTAACTTCGGCCAATGAAACTTGTGTGGTGCCCGTAACTTCATAAGTTAATATCTCTGAAGCATAACGACCTCTTGATCTTAATGTTGCCACAGATATACTATCATAATCGGTATTAACCTCAGCACCAAATGTGTATTTTACAACATCAAATCTAGTAGTACCTGAATTCCAAGCAAATTTATATGAATAAAGTTGATTAATTGTTGCACCTGAATTAAAGAAAGTATTGTACCATTCTTTATTATTAGGTGTTTCACTGTATAGTTTACCTGTTAAAGGCGATACAACTTGTAATGTCGTACTAGGTAATGTTACACCTGAAGGCATTAAACCAATTGTAAACCATTTACCGTCATCTGTAGTTGTAAAACCACTAAAATTTGATACTATATAACTTGTTATAGATACTCCTTCTGTTGAAGTTTTACCCGATAACTCACCATATATTGTACTTCCGGTAATTGTTGCGGTTGTTGCAGACATAGTAGTACTTCCAGACGTACTATAACTTGAATCCCAAGTAGCACCTGTTGGTGAAATACCACCTAATGTTTTTATTGCGAATGTTTTACCTGCTTTATATCCAGTCAATCCAAGTACTCTTGTTACGAATAATTGGTTTGACTCTTGTAAATAAGATTTAGCTACGTAAGGTAACTCATATTTTGGGTTATTAGATCCGTCTCCATATTTTTCTGGAGAGGTACCGCCAAAGTATGTTTTGAATTCGTCGAAGTCTCCTATTAAAATTGGTTCGAAAGCTGGACCTTTTAAGGTTTCACCTACTAATCCCAATGTTGTTACTCCGACACTTTGAGCCACGAATGTTAGATCCTTCTCAGATGTGTAGACACCTGGAGAAACGAATACTCTGTTTGAATTTGCCATCGATTGTTGTTTGGTTAATTATTTTTATTAGTTATTCTATAAATATCTTTGTTTTTACCAAAGATTTCCGTACTTTTCTTAAAAAAGATAGTAAATTATCTTTTTATATCTAAAACTATCTTTCATTATGGAAAACAAACAGAAAAATGTAAAAATCAGTGAAAAACACCACGAGATGTTAAAAGTCCATTGTGAAAAGAACGGATTAAAAATTTACAAAGTCTTAGAAAAATTTATAGAAGACTTGTGTAAACCAAAAAAGAAGGACATGTATGGTGATGATTAATAAAGATACGTAACCCCTATTCTTGACCCAATTACAGGTGCACCACTCAACGTTATTCTTTGGTCACTAGTTATATCAAAACCTGAACCTTCCTCTTGTAATAGACCGTTTATGTCTACAGTTATGATACTATTGATGGAGTTATGTAATGTAAATTCTAATGTTGATCCATTATATGTAAAATATTCCGTTGTAACTTGTAATAAGGAACCATAAGTGTCGATAATTACACTATTTCTACCCTTATAATATGTTATGGCAATCGAACTACCTTCAGGTGGTGGTTCAGAAAATGTAATTTTTGATGTGTATGCGACGTGAAAATAATCCGTATCCCTCTCTTGTACAAGACCGTTTACCGATGCGTTGAATAACGTTCCTATACTTTCACCAACACTAAATTGTGTTTGAATTCCATCAGCAGGAAAAGTGGCCACAGTTACATCAATTAACTTATTAATAAATTTTTTACTGCCTGGTTTTTGATTTATAAATTCATTTAATAGAAAAAATCTACTAATTGCCGGCTTAACCTCAAATTCCTCACTATCTATTAAAATACCCAACATTACAAATTTATAATTTTGAATATAAAATCTACGACCATCAACTGTATCTATAGGACTATTATCTTCAATACCCTCTAAAACTATTGGTATGTAATGTCCTTTTACAGATGTGTAAGCCTGTCTTGAAGAGAACTTTTGTAAAACAATTTTATTAAATTTATTTAAATCCCTAAATTTATGACACACTATTGTAACCTCAAAAGTTATATCCACAGCAACTGGTTGTGGCATTTTATATATGTCGGCACCAATTTGTGTTCCGTTCCATGTTGGGACAGATGCATAATGGAATGTTCTTCTATCAGGTATTGTTCTTTGTGTTACAGGATTCGTACCTGGCTGAACGTCAGGTTTTCTAATAATTGCAATAAATGGTACTTTAACATTACCATCGTCATCAGAAAACTCCCAATTGTTTGCAAATTCACCCCATCTTTGTATTGTAAGTATTTTTGGTATGATTGGGATTTGATTCCCATCAGATACAACAACAAAATTTGTTTTTATAAAATCTAACATTCCACCATCCAAATCATCATGAAGTATAGAATCAGGTAAATAGGAATCTGACTTGGTAATCCTATCCAATAATTCCTGTCTTCTCTCCATAACTCGTTCACCTTGGAACGATTCTTTCGCACCACCATAAACATCAATGTTGTTTTTTCTTTTAGGTATTCCCATGTTATACTCCTCTAAATTCGTTTTGTTGTGTTGGTACGCAAACTATAGTTCTATAATGTGGTTTGAATCCAAACATTTTGTGTTTATTATCTGAGGTTACCTTACCATCATTTGAGACAGTATAAAACCTCAATTTCTCCTCCGAATCGGGATAACCAATATAATCACCGTACTTAATATCCACATTCAATTCTTCCAAATGTGTTATATAAACCGACAATGTTAAATTTCCCGGCTCATTATATCTAACCATACCAGATTTATATGTAACATTCTTCGGTTCTTCAATTTTAACCAATGCATTAATCTCAACAGGTGGAAAGTACTTTATCTCATCCGCACCCGCTTCAGCATAGACCGCGTCATTGTCTGTTTTACTCCTATCGACACGATAAAGGACTAATTTCATGTTTAAATCCCCATGAAGATATTCCCTACCCATTTGAATATTGATATCAAAGTCGTCTTGAGAGAAGAATTTAGACAATCTGGTAATTGGTAATTTATTGTTCATATCCTAATAAATAGTTTAATCTTACGTTCTAATTATTTATATTTTAATATGGAAACAAAGATTCCCGAAATTGAGGCTAGAAATATACTTTCAACATATGAAGGTTCTAATAATCAATTATTAGATTGGAAAAGAAAATTTAAAGATGTTAAGAATTTTAAGTTAACGAGACCCCAATCTGAATATGTACAGAAATATCATGAAGTAACTCCAAAAATTGCCAGAAAACATATTAACATTGTTAGTACTTTCGGTGAAAAGATAATGGAGGATAGGTTATTAACAACTCCACCGACCAAAATTTGGTGTGAAAAATTATTATGTGAATCAGATAAGGCGTTTCATATATGGGGTAAGGTTTTAGAAATTGACCAATTAAGTGCAATGTGGTTACCAAAAGCGGCGGTTGTTCAAGAAGAAAAAAAATTAGATAGGGTAATTGATTATACCAAATACAATTCAAGACCCCCGATGGACCATCAAAAGATTGCAATTGAAAAATTATTAGCGAACGATAAATTTATTTTAGCGGATGATATGGGTCTTGGTAAAACAACATCTGCGGTTATTGCGTCTTTAGAAAGTAAAGCAAGAAAGATACTTATAGTATGTCCCGCATCATTAAAAATAAATTGGGAAAGGGAAATAAAAAACTATTCAGATAGAAAAGTTTTAATTGTCGAAGGACGTAAATGGGGTTCTACTTTTGATTTCTACATTATTAATTATGATATTATTAAAAACTACCACACTACAGACAAGAGTGAAGATAGCGACGATTATAAATTATTGGTTAATGCCAATTTTGACTTGGCAATCGTAGATGAGGCTCACTATATATCAAATGCCACAGCAAACAGAACTCGTTTATTAAATGATGTTTTAGAAACAATCCCAAAAGTTTGGTTATTAACTGGTACACCGATGACATCAAGACCAATTAATTATTTCAATTTATTAAAGATTGTAGAATCACCATTAGCATTAAATTGGCAATCCTATGTTCGCAGATATTGTAAAGGTTACCAATTCAATGTCGGTAATCGTAAGGTTTGGAATACAAGTGGTGCAAGTAATTTAGATGAACTTCGTGAACGAACGAAAAATCTTGTTTTACGAAGAATGAAGACTGACATTCTTGACTTACCTGAAAAAATTGTTACACCAGTGTTTGTTGAATTGACTAGTAAAATGTATGATGAGGAATTAGAAGAATTTACTCGTATTAGTACCGATAAGAAAAATGATGAAACAATCACAGTTACGTTAAATCGTTTAATGAAAATTAGACAACTTATTGCTTACGAAAAAATCCCTTATACTTGTGAGTTGATTGACAAGTGTTTAGAACAAGGTAAAAAGGTAATTGTATTTACAAACTTTACAATGTCATTAGATATGTTACATGAGAAATATAAGAAAGTTTCAGTAACACTTGATGGAAGAATGAATAAAGATAAGAGACAAGAAAATGTTGATAGATTCCAAACCGAAGATAAAATCAAAGTCTTCATTGGTAATATTAAAGCTGCGGGTGTTGGTATAACATTAACCTCTGCTGAAGTTGTTATTATGAATGACTTATCATTTGTACCTGCTGACCACTCACAAGGAGAAGATAGAGCATATCGTTATGGTCAACAAAATAGTGTATTAGTTTATTATCCCGTTTTTGAAAACACGGTAGAAAAAATAATTTACAATATATTACAAAAGAAAAAGGGGATTATTGACCAAGTAATGGGTGACGGAGAATATTCAGAATCCTTTAGTAAGGACTTACTTAAACAACTCTTTTAACTCACCAATTTTTTTATCCAATAAAGAATCCAACTCCTTATCTTCATAATCCGATACGTTAACAACTATTGTTTTTTCAGGTTCATTAAAGTTGACGTAGTTCCCGCCTTCCTCTTTTTGATATGTAAAAACAATATTATTTATTCCACAAAGGATTAATAGTTCATTTAGTTTATTCGTTGTAGTCATAATACCAAAAATAAACTATTTATTGAAATATACCAAATTATGGCTACAATTATTTCACAATCTGAAAAGGACAAATTATATACACAGGTTTTTCACCTATTGGGGATGCCCGTTCGTGGCATTGAACTTACTGAAGAACAAATGGATACTTTTTTAGAGTTTTCCTTGTCTGAATATGAACAATACGTTAGTGATTGGTTGATTGAATCTCAATGGTCCGCATTGGCCGGATTAGATGTTGATACACAATCCCTTTCTAGAGCGTTTACTACAAGAAGTTTAGATTATGAGACACAATACACTTATTCATATTCCAAAATAGTTGGTTTACAGGCCGGTGGTGATAACGAACTTAAAAAAGATTTTTTTACCCTTACAGGTGGTACACAAACATATGAAATACCTGCTGGTCGTGAAATAAACGAACTATTATGGTTTACAAGAGCCGAGTTAACCGATTCAATCGTTGACCCGTTTTTAGGTGGTTTCGGTGGTCTTGGAGGTGTTGGTTTTGGTGGTGTGGGAGGATTTGCTCAGGTTGGGTCTTCAGGTTCATACTTTATGTTACCAGCTTTTGACCTTCTTTTAAGAATGCAAGATAGAAGTATTAAAAATAGAATAATTGGTGGGGATTTAACATATAGGATTACTGCGGGACCTGAAGGTAAAAAATATATTCACTTATACAACGTGCCTGGTGGAAAATACGATTTTGGTAATAACGCTAATAAAAACTATCAAGTATGGTATTGGTATTATGATACCATGGATAGAGACACTTGTCTACAAAAAAACAAAGATGTTATTAAATTACCTTCTGATGTTATGACCGAAGAACTTACTTGGGATAAGTTAAATAAACCATCTCAAAATTGGGTAAGAAAATACCTAATAGGTTATTCTAAAGAAGGATTAGGTCGTATTTGGGGTAAATTCTCAGGTGATTTACAAGTTCCTGACAGTGCTGTTAAATTAGATTATAGTTCTTTATTGACTGAAGGTAAAGACGAAAGAATGAAATTGGTTGAGGAACTTATGGCTAGATTAGAAAGACTCCGCCCTGAAAAAATTCTTGAAAGAAAAGGTTCAGAAGCGGAGAATTTAAATAAAGCACTTAAGTTTAGAGCAATGCCAAGTCCGTTTAATGTAATCTAAACTTCTATTGCGTGGTAAGCGTAATCGTGTCCATCATTTTCAATGATTTCATCCTCATTACTGATTGTACTTTCAGCTTGTAGTGATACCACTTTTCTATTATGTTCCACCCAATTTTGGTCAACTAATTTTAGACTATCTTCAACATACATAAAATAAGGATCTCTACCCACTCTATTCCAAAAAATAACTTCACTATCTGAAAGTGTCATTACCTCATCAAACTTATCTTGTCCACTTTCTTTTAATGGATAACCATTAACAAGTTCACATTGTAATTTAGTAAAGTATTGTCTATCCTTTGGGTCTTCAATAAGAATATCTTCTCTAATGTTTGGGTTAAATGCAACCAATAAAGGCTCAACACGTTTGTTAAAATTACTAAGATAACGAGGAACGTTATAATCACCTTTTAAATCGGGATTATTTGTAATTTCCTTTTCATCAATCATGTAACAATTAACATTTATAACTGCGTGGTCTTTCGGCATTTCACTACCAATACTTTCAAAATACTCAATCATTTCCTTTTTTGTCCATCTAGTTTTTCTTTCCACATCTCCAGATGATTTTTTTATACCATTATTAACATAGTATATTGTATCACCTAAACCGGCAGGATAATCATTTTGAATTATTAATTCCATGTGTGCTTGACGAGACATTAAAGAACCTGATTTAGTTGTTTTTTGTACGTGTTTTTTATATTCATTAATAGATTGTTTAACACGAGCTTTATTTGCAATTTTAGATAATGGTATTTCTTTATTATATATTTTTTCTACGTAATTGTAATATAGTTCCACAAAAGAATGTCCGTCACCATTTAACAAATATTTAAAACCTTCATCCAAAAATTCAACAATATATGTTTGTAATTTTTTTGATTTAATTGTGTTACCTGTTAATTTAATTTTCTCCTTGCCTTTCTTAATTAATTTAATAATATAATTCTTACGAGATACGTTAATGCAAGATGGTGCGGTGTAGTCAATATCTAAACCCATTTCACCTCTCATGAATATGTCATTGAACTCTGCGGTGTGAGCTTCAATACCTTTATATTCTTTACCTTCTATTACTAATTCATTTAAACCTTTACCAACATACACAGCGTCTAATGCACTATCAGGTGTTTCAAAGTTCACACCGTCCGTGTCCATTACAAGAGGTTTATAACCCTTTTGCATATAGAACATAATCATCATACGTAAACACTGACGACCAATGCAAGTAATAGTTTCACCTGAATCCATTTCCCCCCAAGGGAATACGTGTGGTGCAGATAATGAACCAAAATATGCATTAATAAAAATCTTAATTGGTAATTGTTTACGGTCGTACATTTCAGCAGCAACAGGGTCGCTATCTTTTAATTCACTGGCAAGATGCTTATATTTAATACGAATGTTACGGAAATATTTCAACATCGATTTTTGTACTCCCATGACATCACACGCGGGAAATACATCATACACTAATTGAATTGATGGGTAGAGCGATGAGTAGTCAAATTTAACAATATTCTTTGCATAACCAACATTTAATAAACGAGATAATCCACCAGTAAAGGCTCGTTTCTCATCTTTAGATGGTACTGCTAAATTATTTTCATAAGACCAAGCTAACATAATGATTTTCCATAATGTTGCCGTACCCATTGTTGCAATCCTTTCATAAGTTGTTGGTACAAGTTTTGACAATAAAAATGTTGATTGAGAAAATGAATCGTCTACAACCATTGTCTCATAAAGGTCATCATCAAGATATTGCTCAACAATTTTCCTACCTGGCCATATCTCAAACTTGCCAGGATATTTTCGTAATAAATCTTCGGTACCTGGCTCACCTATTTGTTTATATCCACCTGTTTTTGGATTTACATAATAACTTTCATTATCTAGATATATTTTTGATATTTTACTACCTTCAACATACACACGATTAGGTTTTTCTTTTTCCAAATATGTGGTAATGTATTTCAAACCCCATGATTTAATTTCAGAATTGATTGCTTGAGCACGTCGTACTGAATGTGCAATATCAATGATATTAAAACCCCAAATAATATGTTGTTTATATGGCTCAACTTCATTTGCCAATTTTAACATTCCCTCTTTTTCTTTCATTCCTTGGGACGTGAAAATTTGAGTCATTCCATCAACATCAACACCAAGAATTTCCGCACGTTTTAATATGAATGGCCAATCAAAAAATGCGGAGTTGTAACCAGCAATGATTGTTGGTTTTAAGTCCCTTATATATTGGAAAAATCTTTCAATACATTTTTTTTCTCCGTCTTCCCCAAAGGCGGGAATTGTTACGTTTAAACCACGATTATCTTTAACCCCAATTAATATAATAACACAAGTTTCAGGGTCAAGACCTGTGGTTTCAATATCAAATACAAATCGATTAACACCACCATAATCATCAATACCTTTGAATAATCTTTTTTTCGTTTGAACAAGATATTGTTCTACCGGTGATAAAACCGTAAAATGTTGTCTATATTTTTCATCCCACGGATTAATACCACCCATTCTGAAAAATGAAATTAAATCGGTATACGATTTAAGACTTTTTACCAAATATTTCATACCCGACTCAAGTCGTTCATCTCCATGAGTATCTAATTTTTCAATTAGAATACCAAATTCACCCATACGTTTTTTTTGTATGGATTTTGAATTATTGTAAAAACCTAAACCTGATAAATCACCAACCCACATAAACGGGGTAAATGAATCTGATTTTACAATCTTTCCCTTTTCGGGGTCCTGAATAATTTTGTAAATTGTGTTGGTGGGGTAGTCGTATTCGACTCCGACAATGAACTCTTCGGGGTCGCCACCGTTAAGGAAGTTTTCTATAACTTCCTGAGAGATAACTTCTTTCATCTTATAATTTTTTTAAATGTGACGTATTAGCTTACTGAAAATCAGTAGTTTGCCTTGTTTTCATCTGTAAATATAAGAATTAAAATCGGTATTAAAAAATGTTGATGTATAATTTTTCTTTAACGGGTAATATCAATTTTGTTGTTGGGTTTCCGTTTGTGTCTAAAAATTGTATAGTTATTTTACCCTCAAATTTACCCATTTCTGAAGTTTGGGTTTCAGTAAATCTATGTGTAATATAATATTCCTCGGTTGTTTGGTTATATAATTTTGTTCTCGTTGTCACTAAACAATCACTATTCAATATTACGGGTTCCCCTGTTTTAACGTCAGACATTTCAAATGTGATGTCTGCACTTTCGAGCATATCATTAAATGATGATTTGTCGTTTTTACCGTCATCAATCATCCTCATTTTTAATATTGGGTCAGATGCCCCTTGTCTTATAAAGAATTCCATATGTTATAAATATTGTTTTTTTAATATTATTTATCCTCTAAATGTTATTGTTATTGGTAAATTCTTTACAAATGGATTAGGTGAATCTTGTGTTTGTGTTACTCCGCCTGTCTCAGATATAATAAATGTATTATATGTTGGTTGATTAAATATATAGTTAAAACCCGGAGCAAGTGAATATCTTGCGGTGTTCGAACCTTGTGTTAATGACACTGTACCTCCATTATCTTTAATGCTTTGAAATAATGATAAATAATCAACACCCGCACTATTTTTGGTGTTAAAACGAAGTATAACAAATGTATTACTAATAAAATTAGGATTATATGTAACAACTATATCACTAGGCTGTCCTGTAGGATTATATGTGAAAAGTGATTCACCATTACCATCGAAAGTTGCACTCGTCTGTCCAAAAAATAAACCCTCATCGCCCGTTAAATACCATTCACTAGTAACTACCATTGGTGATGTTGGACTTGGCGTCATAGTCATTGTTGGTGTCATTGTTGGTGTCATTGTTGGTGTTTCCGACGGAGTCATCGTTGGTGTTAAAGTAATGGTAGGTGTAATACTAGGTGTTGGTGTTACTGTATTAGTTGGTGTCATGGTTGGTGTTTCTGATGGGGTCATTGTGGGCGTTTCAGAAGGAGTTACCGTTGGAGTTTGACTATTTGTTGGTGTTTGAGTTATCGTTTGTGTTGGCGTTTGTGTTGGTGTTTCCGACGGAGTCATCGTTGGAGTTTCACTTGGTGTTTGAGTTGGTGTTTCCGACGGAGTCATCGTTGGAGTTTCACTTGGTGTTTGAGTTGGTGTTTGAGTAATGGTATTTGTAGGTGTTACCGTATTAGTTGGTGTTAAACTAATTGTTGGAGTAATACTTGGTGTGGGTGTGTTGGTCGGTGTTACTGTATTTGTTTGTGTTAAAGTAATAGTAGGTGTTTGAGTTGGAGTTGGTGTTCCGGTAGGTGTAACAGTATTAGTTGGTGTTTGAGTTGGTGTAACAGTATTAGTTGGTGTTTGAGTTGGTGTGGGGGTTGCCGTTCCGGTTGGTGTCATAGTATTAGTTGGTGTAATACTTTGAGTAAGTATTGGAGTTACAACCGAAGACCAAATTATGTTTCCATTTAAATAAACAAAAGATGGTGTGTTACCATTAAACTTAATATCTGATGCGTTTGTAAATAAACTCATTTTAATTTATTATAATATACAATGTACCACTAACTGGTGTTATCGATGCATATGATGATGATGTAATAGTTTCGAGTTTATTAACGGTATTTGATGACATAATATTACTTCCGTTTACATTTGCACTGCCAGTAACATTTAATGAACCTGTTAACGATAAACTACCACTAATATATTGACTACCGGTAAAATAATGTGAACCACTATCAACTAACGTTTGTCTAAGTGTGGATAATGTCGATTTATATGTTGTACCACCAAATGCAACCGCGGTAACTCCGGTTAAACTTGGAGCAATTGAACTAGATAGTTCTGTTATTTTTTTTCCTGCCATTTAAATAAATAGTTTAAAATAGTATGATATCATTATTATTTTCAGTTATTATGTCTTCACCATCCTCTGTCAGTAATGCGTTTGAAAATACACCACTTAATGTGTCTAAACAATCTTCATAACATTCAACAATGTCAAAATTTGGTTTTATTTCGGTCAGATAATGGTGTCTTACTCTCGGGAAATTTAATGGTTCTTCAAAATATTTTATTTGATAAACATTAAATTGTGTATTCCCTGTATGTAATGATTGTATACCACTGGTTCCTCCACCCCATATTTGTACAATTTTATTTTCAGATTCTCTTAGTGAAGGTATTATTTCCTCCCAATCTTTTACTTTATAAATTAAATTTCCATTTAAAAATATCTTTAACGTACCCAACCTTCTCTGTTTTTCTGAAGCCCACTCTCTATTTAATTTCTCAATAAATTCATATGTTGGTGTTGCCCCCGATAATACATCTATTGAGTTTGTTATGGTATAGCCAGTTGTTATTTGAGTTGTTGTAGTTCCGGTTGATGACCCAGTATAAGAAATAGGGTATGGACCTCTTATTAAATCGTTCCACCCACCGTCGTTTTCAATCTCACAACCTTCGTAGTGTTTATATCTGTCGAAAGTAATGGTTATATTAAAATCCATTGAAGTACCACCACTACATAAAACAGGGGTTTGTCCTGAAGATATATAATAACTCTCAGTATAACCCGAACTTGAATCACATAAACCAGAATACCTATAAGATTCCCATTTTATTCTACGGTCATCCGTAAACGAAAAGGAAAGGTTGTTGTCAGCATAGTTAGATTGTACCGTTTCCCCACTAATACCCCAATAGTAAAATGTAGTACCACCCGACCAAGGTATATTCTCCTTATTAAAAACAAAATCCAAAGTCCAACCCTTTTCAGTACGTCTTCTAATGTTGAAATTACATGTATGACCTGTATATCTCTCGTTAATTGGTATTGACCACGGAGTTGTAAAATTGGTATAACATGAAGAATCTATTGTTAATCCTGTATATATAATTTCATTTGTTAAATCTAAAACGTCGGAATCATAATTCACGTCTTTTGATAATTCAAAATCATATAATTCGGAAGAATCCAACCTTAAATCTAATTTTAACCCATAAAAATTTAAAATATTCTGTCTATTCATGTTTCTATAAATATCTTTCATAAGATTTGATATTTATAATAAAACCGATTTAGATGAATAATTTTATAAAACAGGTAATTGAGGAGAAATTTGCATCAAAAGCACAACAAAGGTTCTTCTACGCTAAGGCGAATGAAAAGGGTAAACCTAAGAAAGAAAAGAAGAAATGGAGTAAATGGGCTAAGGAATTCTCTGATAAAACAAATTATGACGAAATACCTGATAAGGTAGAGACAGAGGTCGATGAAATTGTAGACAAATACGGAAATATTGCTACAGGCAAAAAACCAACTGATTTTAATACGAAAGGTGTCACACAAAAGAAAACAAGTGATGATGTTGCAAAGGCGGCTCATGGTTCTATGGGTAGAATGGCTAATGTTGGTGGATCAACAATGAGATATTGGGCTGAATCGGATATGAGTAAAGCGTTAGGATTTGACGACACGATGGCAAAAGATGCTGATTATGAGGATGCTGAAGACCATTTTAAAGGTGAATTAGGTTTAGATGAACCTGAAGCTGAAGATAGGTTAGCTCAAATGGGTTATGATAAAAAATTACCCGCGGATAAGGTAAGATTGGTTGAGAATCCTAAAAAATTCATGGAGGAATATATCGAAAGTGTTTTATCTAAAAGGGCAAAAGACAATGAAATCGTTTCAAAAGACGAACAAACAGAAGAAAAAGAAATTAACCCAATTGTTTTAAAACAATTAAAATCATTGAAAAATACAATGAATAGTCATAAATTATCAATTAATGATATTATGAAACATTTAAAAGATAATGAATAAAGATTTAAAAGATAGGGTATTCAACATACCTCAAAACATATTGGACAAAATTAATCACACTATTAAGAGTTTGGGTGGACAACACGTACATGGTGTACAAAGAGCACAAAAACTTTTAACAGATAAAACTGTAAAATATGGTCAACTTAAAAGAATTATCCACGATTTCCAAAAAATGGATAAGTCGGTAGATAGGGTTAAATATGATTTATCCGGCGGAGATTTAATGGATAAGTGGTCTAAACAACATTTACAGGGAGAAAGAGATTTAGTTAGTAATGTCAAAGACGCAAGAAAAAGAGCTGATGAAATTGGTAGTATAGGTGGAGAAAGAAAGAATAGTCATCTTAAATCACATACTAAAGATGAAACTTTTAAAATACCAACCAATTTATTAAAAAGTAATTCACATAAAAATACAATAAGTCCAATATCATCTCTTGGATTGTTTGAACAAATTCAAAAATTTAAAAAATTAATATCATATTAATATGGCAACACAATTAGAAATTTTAGCAGAAAAACTTAGAAAAGAAGTTATTAGTAAGAATAGTTACAATAGTAGTAACGGTTATTCTTCAGTTAATAAGAACGCCTTGTCTGATGGAGACGAAAAGGGTAAGGGTGACGTTAATGGACAAGTTGGTTCCTCCATTGATATACAAAACAGAATCGATAATTTAGGACGAAATAGATACAACAACGGTAATGAATATTCATCTGTTAATAAGGACGCCCTATCTGATGGGGATGAATTTGGTAAAGGTGATGTTAACGGACAAGTTGGTTCATTAACCGATATTAAAACAAGAACTGACGTTGTTGCTAGAAATAAATACAATGAATCAAAAGGTTACCCTGATTTTTAATTTATGTTAAATAATACAATCTTTGACATAATCGAAGAACAATCTATACTTAAAACAACTAAAACGAAACCTATTGTTGATGCCATCAAAAATAGGAAAAAAATTACGTTTTATTATTCTGGACCAAGAAAACCTAAAAAAGATAGTGTGAAACCGGGTTATAGAGTAAAGGCAGAAGTCGTTGCATTAGGATTAAGTAAAAAAGGTAATTTGGTTATGAGAGCATATGTTCAACCCCCATCAACCTCAAAAAAGGGGTTTGCAAAACATGGATGGAGAACGTTTATGTTGAGTAGGATGAGTGGAACTAATGTGACCGATGAAATTTTTAACGAGAAGAGACCGGGTTATAAAGAAGGTGATGACAATGGATTAAGTGTTACATATGTAACAACTGATTGGACTAAACAACCCAAAACCAAAAAAGTCGAAAAACCACAACCAAAAGTTGAACCAAAAACCACAGTTAAACCACCTATTGAAAAACCTGATGTTAATGTTGAAAAACCCCAACCACAAGTTAAAACACCGGAACCAAAACCAACAGAATTACCTCAACCAAAACCAGAAGTAAAACCAACAAAAGCACAGGAACCTCCTAAGGAAGAACCAAAACCAGAGGACTTACCACAACCAAAACCAGAAGATAAACCAACTCAAAACCCTGAGGAGGATAACAATCTTCAAGAAAATTTAAAAAGAATTAAGAGTTTAATGTTACTATAAAAATAGTTATAATTAAAAAAGAAAATATTATTATCATGTCACAAGGTAAAGGAAGTATATCACAAAACGATTTAATGAAAAAATTAGTTCAGGCCAAAAAAGTTATGAATAAAGTAGATGGAGGAGATTATGAAAGAGGTCACGTTAATGAATCTATGTTATTATCTTCTCCTGAAGATGTAATGAACAATACTGAATATCAATCAACTCCAACAAGACCAATAGGTTCCCCTTCAATTGATAAAATACAAAATTCTAAATTACCCGACGCAATTAAAAGGGCTATGATTGAAAGTCCAATACAACAAATGAACCAAATTTCATTAAACGATACTCTTGATATGGATTTTATTAAGGGAGCAAAACGATTAATGGAACAAGAAGGTGTTGCAACTAAAAAACAACAAGTACAACCACAAAGACAACAATCTTCAGGTGGTAATATTGATATGGGTGCAATTGCGGTTCTTATTGAAAACACCATACGTAAAGTATTGGATGAAAAATTAAATCAAATTCTAACCGCCCAAACAACATCAACTATAAATGAAAATTTAGTATTAAAAGTTGGTGATTCTATTTTTAAGGGTAAAATTACTGGCGTAAATAAAGCCAAGTAATTTTGTTTTTCCAATTTTTTTAGTTATATTTTAGACATATAAAGTAACATAATGTCAAAATTGAGAATTTTAGCTATTCCGTCCGATGCCCATGGTGTGGGTAAATTTAGGATAATGGATCCATACAAATATATTGGTGATAATCACATGGATGAATTTCATGTTGACATTTCATATAATGTTGAAAATAATGATGAAGCGTTTTTAAATTATGACATTGTTGTGTTTCATAGTTTTATACACCAAACAACTCACGAAGATAACGTTAATAGAGTTTTATGGTTAAAGAAACAAGGAATTAAAGTTGTAATGGACATTGATGATTTATGGTTTGTTGACCAAAGACATCCAATGTACCAACAAATAAAAATTTCTAAAATGGGTGAGAAAAAAATCGAGTTACTTAAAATTGCCGATTATGTTTCCACAACAACTTCCATCTTTGCTAAAACAATTAAAGAAAGATTAGGTGTTAAAAACATTGTTATTTTTCCAAATGCCGTGAACAATGAAGAACCTCAGTTTAAACTAAATCCAATTAAATCAGATAAAGTTAGATTCGGTTGGTTAGGTGGGTCATCACATTTACACGATATTGAGTTAATGGCAAGTGGTATTTCCGCGACACATAATTTATTTAAAGATAAAGTACAATTTGTTTTATGTGGATTTGATTTAAGAGGTAATGTAATGGAAATTGACGATAAAGGTAATCGTAGAAATAGACCAATTAAACCACATGAAACTGTTTGGTTCAAATATGAAAAGTTCTTTACAGATGATTATAAAGTTTTAAGTGAAGAATATAAATCATATCTTAATACGTTTATGGAAATTCCATATGATGATGAAAATGAACCATATAGAAGAAGATGGACAAAAGAAATAAACACATATGCAACAAACTATAACACTTTTGACGTATCTTTGGCTCCGTTAGTTGAATCTGTGTTTAATGCAAATAAATCACAATTAAAAGTCATTGAAGCTGGTTTTTATAAAAAGGCTTTGATTGCAAGTGATACAGACCCATTCACTTTGGATTTATTGTCTGCGGTAAACGAAGGTAATTTTAATGATAAAGGAAACGCATTATTGGTAGGTACAAAAAAGAATCACAAAGATTGGGCGAGACATATGAAACGATTAGTTGAAAATCCAAATATGATTGAAGACTTAGGAAACCGTTTATATGAAACAGTTAAAGACACATACTCACTAAAAAAAGTGTGTCAAGATAGAGTAGAATTTTTCAAATCAATTATAAATAAATAAAACAAACACGTATGCATTACTTAGTAACTATCGGTTATGAAACCGAACAAATGGACAGAAACGGAAACGCCCGTCTTCAAAAATTAAAGTACATTATCGAAGCGGAAACTGTTGAAGAAGCGACAATTGTTGCGTCAAAATATAGAGCCGGAGATGTTCGAACAAGCGAAAGTATTTCAGTTGCAAAAATGGCAATTGAATGTGTTATCGACAAAAAGAACACGCCGGAATATTACAAGGCTTAATAACAAACACACCAACTGAATTATGGATTTCTACGGTAGAGATATACAGATAATGCGACAATCGCAAAGTAAAATGGCTTTAGAATACCTTAATACAGTTGGTGTTCAAGTTACATTTGAGGAATTACAACGTGTAACGGATGTATTTGTCGAGTGTTGTTTAAGACCACAAGATAATGACTTAAAAGAGAGAGTTAAGAAATTAGATAAATGGATATTAGAAAAAAAACTAAAAAATGAATAAAAAAGAAATTGAGGACTATATAAAAAAATTAAAAGAGTTTGAAACAGAATTATCTAATGATGATGATTTGGATTTTAATTTTATTAATGAATTAAATGGTGTTTTAAATAAAATTAATACCGACATTAAAAATGAAACTCAAGAAACACCGATATATAATAATTCATTAATTGTTAAAGTTAAAAAATTGAGTGATAATGCCGTTATACCATCTTATTCTAAAGTTGGTGATGCTGGTATGGATTTAACAATTACAAGAGAAATTGAAAACACATCTTTTAGTGTTTCCTATGGATTTGGAATCTCAATGGAAATTCCAAAAAATTTCGTTGGTTTAGTATTTCCGCGTTCATCAGTACGTAACCAAGATTTGATTTTATCAAACTGTGTGGGTGTAATTGACAGTGGGTATCGAGGTGAAATACAGGCAACATTCAAGAAAACGAACGGATTAGACTCAATTAAATACAAAGTAGGAGATAGGGGTGCTCAGATTATTATATTACCCTACCCACAAGTTAAAATGGTCGAATCAGATGAATTATCCGATACTGAAAGAGGAACGGGTGGATTTGGGTCCACAGGTCAATAGTGAGATATTTATATAAAATAACAATTGAAATTTAAAATTTAAAAGTTTTGGCATTAAAACCTAAGGTTGGGAAAAACTACTCAGTTCCCGTTGTAGTTGAAGATAAGAAAATATCTCATAAAGATAAGATTAGACAAATAATAAAAAGACCAAAAGAAAAGTTCCTAACTAAGAATCAAGAAACCTATTGGGACATTCTTGGAGAAAATCAAATTACATTATGTTTCGGTCCTGCGGGTGTGGGTAAGTCCTACATAGCGATGAAACGAGCCGTAGACCTATTATACGACGATTCTAACAAGTATGAGAAGATAATTATAGTTAGACCCGCAGTTGAAGCTGAGGAGAAATTAGGGTCCCTTCCGGGAGGTTTAGAAGAGAAATTAGACCCATACATTTATCCATCATATTACCTTTTAAATAAGATTATCGGTAAAGAGGCTCGTGAAACTTTAAAAGATATGGGTTATATTGAAGTGGCGGCACTTGCGTACATGAGAGGGTGGAACGTAGATAATACAATATTAGTGTTTGAAGAAGCCCAAAACGCTACACCATCTCAAATTAAGTTGTTATTAACTCGTATTGGATACAATTCAAAATTCTTTATTTCAGGTGATCTTGAGCAATCGGATAAATTTAGAGATAAAACAAAATCTGGTTTATTTGATGCAAAGAAAAGATTACAAGATGTAAAGGGGATTGGAATATTTGAATTTGGTATGGAGGATATTGTACGAAATCCAATCATCGGTGAAATACTAAATAGATACGAATAGGGTTTACTTATAATCTCGATAATGTTATATTTCTTATATGGAAATATTCATTAGTATCGATGGTGTTTTAAGAAACACAATACAAAAATTTGACTACCACTATAATGATGCATATCTAGCATCTGATTTTGAGAACGAAAATAAGTTCGAATACGGTGTTGTTGAGCCAATTAAAAATGATGATTTGTTTAATCATTATAGGTTTCAATCACAAGACGAATTCGAATTTTTTCTTTTTATGGAATATCCTATTGAGATATTTGGTCACGCTGGTTTAAGTTATTCAACAACATTTACCGATTTACATAAATTGTTGTTCGAAAATAAAGAACATAATTTTACGTTGGTTGGTTTAAATGAATTGGGTAAAGCAAAGCCCGCTACTTTATTTTTTCTATCAAAAAATGGTTTTCTTGGTAATAATATAAAATTTATTAAAACTGAGGATATTAAAAATACGTGGGACTTATGTGATGCTTGGATAACTGATAATAAACAAATTTTAGATTCGTGTCCTGAAAATAAAACAGGAATAAAATTCAATAGCAAATATAACGGACACTTTACTTATAATAAAGAAATAACTAAATTAACTGAAATACAAGAACCATGGTCGAAATTTTCGGAAAATACTACTACATTGACCTTGACGGAATCACAGAAAAATGTAGAACAGGAAACAAAATAAAAACTGAAGAAGAAGAAGATACTTTAGAAATAAACATTTTCAAATATGAAATTATTAAAATGTGTTTAGAAAGAATCTTAGGTGAGGTAGATGATGTTGATGAAGAGATGGGTGCGTTTGCACAAAACTCAACCACCACATCATTTAAAATAGCATTTAACACCCTAATAAAATATAAAATCTTAATCGAAGAATTAAACGAAGACGATGAATAATAAAGAAAACATTGAAAAATTAGAGTCCTCATTAGGAAGACTCGCAACAAAAGAAAATGTCATATATTTTTTAACATATGATACAAGAAATAACGCAAGAGCATCTGTAAAGCATATCTACGATATGGCATTGATATTGAAACAAAACGATTACAATGTTAAAATATTAGTAGAGGATAAAAGCTATACTGGAGTTAGTAATTGGTTAGGTAGCACATATGACGAATTAAGTGTTGTTACAATCAAAGAAGATAAAATAGAAATAAAAATAGATGACGTACTTGTAGTACCTGAATATTATTCAAACGCATTAGAACAATTATCTAGCGTTAAATGTGTAAAGGTAATGTTAATACAACAAAAAGATTATATTTTTGAAAATCTACCAATTGGTAGTCGTTGGAGTGATTATGGTTTTGATAGAGTTATTACAACAACAGAAGAAACTAAGAAATATATTTTAGATATATTTCCAGAATCTTTAGTTTTTGTTATCCCTCCAATTATAGGTGAAAATTTCAAACCAATATCATTACCATTAAAACCATATATTGCAATTAGTTCAAGAGATAGATTAATTCATAGAAGAATCATATCTGAATTTTATTTAAAATACCCACAATTACGTTGGATAACATTTAAAGATATGGTTCAATTATCTTATGATGAATTTGCAACCGCATTAAAAGAATGTATGGTTTCTGTTTGGGTTGACGATGACTCTACGTTTGGTACGTTCCCATTGGAGTCGATGAAATGTGGAGTTCCTGTTGTTGGTAAAATACCAAATATTGAACCTGAATGGTTAGACGAAAATGGAATGTGGACATATGATATCAATAAGTTGGTAGAAATATTAGCAACTTATGTATTGGCGTGGGTTGAAGGAGTTGAATTAAGTGATGAGGTTAAGGAAAAAATGAAGGATACTTTATTACCATATAGTCTTGATATAACAAAAAACAATGTACTATCAATTTTCAAATCACTAATAAATAAAAGAGTGGAATCTATCGAGAATGCACTTAATAAATTAAAAGAAGAAGAAACTACAGCATGAAAAATATAACAGTAATTTTACCAATTCATACCTTATCTGATGATTATAAGGAAATGTTAAATAACGCACTATCATCAGTCGAAGATTTTCATAATGATGTAAAAGTTTCTATTGTTTGTCCAACATCATTAAAAAAAGATTTAAAAGATTTATCAAATAAATTAGAAATAACGATTGTTACAAATAAAGGTGAGACCGATTTTTGTTCACAAGTAAATTTAGGTATTGACAATTGTGATACTGAATGGTTTACAATTTTAGAAATTGATGACGAATTTAAACCAGTTTGGTTAAAATCAATGAACGAATATAGTAAAGTCTTTACAGATGTTTCTGTATTTTTACCAATAGTTAAAGATATTAATGTAGAGGGTAAATTTATTAATTATACTAATGAATCTGCTTGGGCATATGGTTTTACCGATATGCAAGGATTTATCGATAACGAAGTTTTATTAGATTTCCAAAATTATCAAACAAGCGGTGGATTATTTAAAACACAAGTCATTAAAGACAATGGTAAATTTAAAGAAAATATTAAATTAACATTTGTTTATGAATTCTTATTAAGATTAACACACAATGGTGTTAGAATAATGACAGTTCCTAAGGCGGGATATCAACACGTAAATCTAAGAGAAGATTCATTATTTTGGAAATATAAAAATGAGGAAAAAATGATTCTATCTGAAAACGAAGTTAAATTTTGGTTGGACACAGCAAAGAAAGAATTTTTCTTTAAAAATAAACGAGATGTAAATTATCAACCAGCTTAATGCCGAGAAAACGTACCCAAAAAATTTATTTTGGGGAGGATCAAGAGAAGGCGGTAGTCAGTTACCTTGAAAGTAGTGACGATGCAGAAAAAAACAAGATATTCAACGAATATTTACGAGAACCCCTAATTATAATGGTCGAATCAATTATTCGACGTTATAAACTTTACAGAAAAGATTTAGAATTTGAGGAAATTCATAACGATACAATGTCGTTTTTAATTACTAAAATTCACAAATTTGATCACACAAAAAATCATAAAGCATACTCCTATTTTGGGACAATCTGTAAAAACTACCTAATGGGGGCAATACAGAAAGACACAAAAGAACAGAATAGACAAGTTTCTTATGATGATATATCATCTGACATTGAGGATAGAACGGATTTATCCTATGTTATTGATGAGTATATCGTAGACTATCGGGATGTTATTATTAAACTAACAATATCCTTAGAGGAGTTTATGGAAAAAGAAGACCTAACAGATAACGAACAGAAATTAGGTTATGCGTTACTTGAAATTTTTAATAATTTTGATAGAATATTCCAAGTTGGTGACGGTAATAAATTTAACAAAAACCTAATTTTATTATCATTACGAGAAATGACATCCCTTTCCACCAAAGAAATTAGAATATCTCTAAAAAAATTCAAAAAGATGTACGACGGGATTTTGGGTGGATTTTTAGAATAAATCTATTTATAGGTATGAGAACACAAAGAAATTTAATATCATTAGATGTTGATTCTGCATTGGCTTTAATGCAGGAGATATATAATGATGTAGTTGAGAACCGAAACACCGCCTCAATTATTATGAAAAAAATGCTTTCTTTTATGAAAGATGCTGAAGATATGAGTGTTATTGGTCCCGTAATCAAAGAACAACAAAAGGTTTTAAATGACCTTACCGAAAAGAAAATATCCCTTGTAAAATTACAAAGTGCACTCCTTAAACAGACCCAAGGAACGGGTAGTGGTAAAGGTGGACCTATGGGTAAATTAACATTATCTGAGGAGGATAGAGATTTATTGGATAAGTTGGTTAATGACGGTGACAATAAAAACGAAACTAACTATAGATTATAATGGCATCTAAAATAAAAGAACAGAAGTCCAAAATAAAGGCCAAAATTGATGCGGTTAAGAGAATTGCCGACGACGGTGAGAAAAGTTTCAATGAGAAAAGTGATAAATTCTTAAAGGACTTACCAACAACTGATGCCCTTTTTGGTAAAAAACTTTCAGATTTTGCTGAAAAAAGAAAAAAGAAAAAAGAGAACAACAAGGATATTTTTGGTGAATTAATCGATACCGTTGAGGGGTTTTTAGGAACAAACAATAAGATAGAGATTAACGAAAAAAGTACAAACAAACAAAGACTTAGACAACACACAAACGATTCTATAAATGAAACTTTAAAAAGTTCAAAACAGATTGTTATGGATAGTGTTAAAAAGGTTTTATTTGCCGGAGACGGTATTTGTGGTACAAATAAATCTTTAATTAGTAGTGTGACCATATCACCTTCTGAATTTGATTTTATGAATGTATTAACAGTTTCACCCGTTAGTAATAGTGGTAAAATTGTTTACGAAGATAATAAAGATAGAGGGTTAGTTAAAATGAACCAATTACTTTATAGTGGTTTTACTTCACCACAAACATTTTATACAAAGGACCCCGACCCAATATTTGACATTAATTGGAATGCATCAACTCAAAAATATACATTTGATAATTTTAGTGTAACCAAAGTTGATGAATTTTTAACAACATACTACACTAATATAGAGTTTTTAGACATCAGTGGTGTTACAAAAACAGCAATGTTAATGACATTACAAGGAGATGGTACCGAACCTCCTTTATTTGATAAAGGTTTTAATGAATTAAATAGATTATTGGCAAAATTATGTGCATTATGTAACAACCCAACATCTACAGGTACAAATCAAAATCCAACCACTGAATTTAATGAAAATGATGAAGACATTGAATTTTATTTTGATTTTGATAATGTTGAGGGTATTGATTTGGATGATGAAAGTGCGAGATATAAAAAAGTATTGAGATTTAAAGATTGTAACAATTTTGAATCTGTGGCTGACACCTCTCACTTTGAAGATTTTGTTTACTTATCAAATAAGAAAAATTTAAACGATGCTGTTAATAATGCATTGTTAAATGCCGCGGCTGCAGCACATGAGACATCAGACTCGTCTATACCGCCAGATAATTTTCATTTATCATTATTAAACACTTTTATTTTAAATTTACCAAAGGCATTAATAGGTTCCGTATTGGCACCGAAATATATGCTACCAATTGTTATTATATACAAATCAGTTGTTGCTGGTGTTGGGGGATTGGTTGAATCCGCAAAAGAAATAATGAAAAAATTGAGTAAATTATTTAATGAAATTATTAGAAATCTACTTTGGAAATTTTTATCTGAGTTTTGGAAACGAGTTAAAATAGATTTATTAAATTTCTTACAAAGATTAGCATTAAAAATATTAAAAAATAAAGCAAAACGTTATTATCTTATTATAACATCGTTAATTGCACTATTAACAAAATTATTAGAATTGGGGTTAGATAATTGTGATTCATTATTTAAAATTATATCTCAATCAATAGATTTAGCCTTAAAGGGTGGTATTTCTAGTATTACTGGAGGTCTTACTGGAGGTGCTCAAGTGCCAGGATTTTTGTTAGGGTTGTCTCATTATTTACCTGGTTTTAGTACGGATAGAGCGTTATTAAATATTACTGAAAAATTAGAATCTTCTGGAATTAGTACAGGTCCAATTTTTGGAGAATCAAATAATTTAACTGCATTAGTTAAATCTGTAATTGATGGTCAAACCGAAGAACACGACGCAAACAGTTTTATACAAGTATCAACACAAGAGGTTATTATACCAACACCGTTTGGATTACCAATTATAATTCCACCGGGTATTATAACAAGTTCAGGAAAAATGTTTTAACATGGAAAAAGAAAATTTAATTGAAATAGCAAAAGACCCTAAAAATAAATCAAATAAAGATTTATTTGTTGTGGTTAATGAATTATATGGTGAACACGAAAAAACAAAAAATTTAATTATAGATTTAACAAGACATTTAGAATCTATTGAAATTTTATATAATAATGTAAATAATGAAATAGAGAAAAGAATTAAGAAATGAAAATAATAGATATTGGTATTTGTGTTGATAATTTTGATCCGGCTGGTTTAGGTGCAATTAGATGCGTTAGATATAGTTCTTGGGTTAGTCAACAAGAAAAGGCTTTAGAATACACAAAATGGGATGATAATGATTTATTTTTAGCATATCCATTCCTACCAACAAATATTAATTTTATTCCAGAAAAAGGTCAAGCGGTTAAAATTATAAATTACAATCCTGATAAAGATACTGTAAATACAGAATATATTGCCGGTCCTTTTACAACAATGTTTGACTATAATTCACAAACACATTCCGCACAGGTTGAAAATACAACATATGGAGTTTCAGCAAAACACGGACCTGCGGTTATGGATTCCACTAAAGCAGATGGATATAAAAATCCTAAATCAGTTGCTGCGTTCGCAAAAACAACAGACTTTGGTGTTTATGGAAAATACGGTTCTGATGTTATTTTTACAGAAAATGGTGTACAACTTAGAGGTGGTAAATTAATCGCCAAAGACTATGCATCGACGGGTCAAAAAACAATAATGGTAAATCAACCATTAATGTCCAATAAAGTATCAACACTATACCTTAAAAAATTTGGTAAAAGAAAAGAATTTAAGGAAGAAAAAATAACCACGAACACCGTTGCAATATCTGACTTATCACATCTTATAGAATATTCAATAGATAAATTTAGCGGTACAACAAGAACCGTTAGTTTATATGTTTATAAATTAACAAAGCCGTTCGGTGGTTTATATAGAACGGATAACCCAAAACTATCCGATGTTGATTTAATTCAAGACCATTATAAGTTATTAAATTTAGATGGGACAACAACGGGAGCAACTCTTACCTTTACAACCGAAGATACCGAAGAAACTTATTGTACAATAAGAGATGTCTTAAAAACATTACACTTAAAGAGTCTTAATGAATTTAATACATCATACTCAGAAGGAGATTTACATCCTTTTTATTTTAGACCAACAAGTGAATGTAAAAATAGAGTTTTATCCGACACAACCCAAAAAACTGAAAGAAAAACTATATTCAATAAAATAACCATTAATAAAGGATGTGGTCCAATTAATGGTTTGGTATTTTCAAGAACAAAGGTTTCACCGCCGGTAACTCCAGTTACAAAAAAAGAAAACGTTCTTAAAGATTCAAACATTCCGGGGGAACAGACTTTTGCGTCTTTGAAATCGGATAACATATATCTTATATCTACAGATACTAACGATTCAGGTAAAACAATTGATTTTACCAATTTAGACAAATATGAATTAACCCAAGAAAATTATTTAAAGGATATTGGACCAAACACATACTCAACTGTTAGAGGTGAAAATTTATTAGAATTGTTAAGAGCAATTATAGATTTATTAAACGGACATAAACATAATTTAATGGGTCCTTTAGTGAAAGGAGACCCAAATTACGAAAGATTAATGGGGTTATATTCCTCTTTTGAAAATGACATTTTAAATAAATCGATTAGAATCAACTAATTTGATATTTATAAATAAAAAGAGATGTCATATTTTCGTTCATATTTTGAGAAAAACAACACAATCATAAAGGATTCTGCTGTTAATACCTCTAAAAATCCAACAACTGAGATATTTTATGGTTCTGGATTTTCTAAATTTATATTTAAATTAGATTTAGACAGTTTACAGAATAAAGTAAACTCGGGTGAATTGGTTGTAACCAACACCACTAACCACACATTACATCTAACAAACACGATTTTTGGTGACGAGGGACTAAAAGGTAAAAACAGAAGTACCTCAAGAGATAGAGCAACTTCTTTTGATTTAATAATCTTTAAAATAACAGAATTTTGGGACGAGGGTGTTGGTTTTGATTACCAAGACTCTGGTTATGATTTTACAACTGGTAACCACACATTTGATGAGAGACCATCTAACTGGTTTAATAGAACCACTTTAAATGAATGGACAAGTCAAGGTGTATATGCAACAGACCCAATTATAGTAACTTCAATGCATTTTGACAATGGTAATGAGGATATTAATGTCGATATAACAGGATATGTTAATGGTATATTATCGGGAGATACAAATCACGGATTGGGAATTGCGTTTTCGGTGTTATATCAAGATTTAAGTCCCGAGGTTGATAACTCTGTAGCGTTTTTTACGAAATACACCCAAACGTTCTTTGAACCTTATATGGAATCAACATTTGATGATAGAATAGAAGATGATAGACAAAATTTTATCGGTGGGGTTGACCAAAATTTATATTTGTATGTTACAAAAGGTTCTAATTTTTATGATTTAGATGAACTTCCAATGGTGGATATATTGGATAGTACAAATACCGTTATTAGTGGATTGTCCAATTTTACAGCAACAAAAGTCAAAAAGGGAGTTTACAAAGTTACATTTGGAATTGATGGTGTTTTGTGTGACGGTAAAAAATTCTTTTTTGATAAGTGGAAAAATTTAACCTTAGATGGTGTTGACATTTCAGATGTCACTCAAAAATTCGTACCTAAACCATACACCTCATTATATACTATTGGTGCAAATCAAACAGAATTACAAAGATATGCAATACAATATTTTGGTATAAAACAATCCGATAAGATAAAAAGAGGAGAAAAAAGAAAAGTTGTAATAAGTTTTAAATCAATTGACAATCCTAAAACGGTGTTATTTGACGAGGTTTATTATAGAATGTTTATAAAGGAGGGGGTTACCGATGTTATTATTCATGATTGGACTTTGACAGATACCACAAATGAAAATTCTTTTACATTAGACACGTCTATTTATATTCCGAGGGAATATTTTATAGAAATAAAAGGAAAAACTCATACAGAAGAAATCTTCTATAAAGAACATATAAAATTTGAAATTTTATCTGAAAAATAAAAATATTTATTATTATGAACATAAGTGAATTAATTAAAAAACATTTAAGTAAGGTGGTTAAAGAACAACAAGAATCTCACATATCTGAGGACGGAACGTACATGGTTTTAAGTAACCTTGTTAAAATAAAGAATGATATTGAAACAATACTGTCATTTAAACACCAAACCGATTTCCCTAAATTAGTCACAGGAGAACATGCTTGGGCTGGTGACCATATAACAACATCTGCGGATGATATTGAGGAGGTTGCTAACTTCATTGATGGTTATTTTGAACAAAAAAATCTGTCAGAATCAGAGAAAAAAAGAAACAAACTTTGTTCAAGAGGAATGTCCGCAGCCAAATCTAAATTTAAAGTTTATCCATCGGCATATGCAAATGGGTACGCAGTACAAGTCTGTAAGGGTAAAATTAAAGGATTAGATGGTAAAAAACAATGCTCCGGTTCATACTGTAGTGGTAAAAAGTAAATTATGAAAATACACATAAACGAAGAAGATTTACGATATATTAAATTATCTATTAAAAATGGTGAAGTCTTAGAAGAAGACTTAGGTAGATGGTTTAAAGAAAAATGGGTTGATGTAAGTCGTAAAATTGACGGTAAACATCCTCCATGTGGTCGTAGTGACGCCGATGGTGAAAAGGGAAGAAAGGGTTACCCAAAATGTAGACCCTCTAAAAAAGTATCAAAAGACACCCCTAAAGTAGCTTCTTCTTATGATAAAAAAGAAAAGAAAGCAATGACATCTCAAAAAAGAAACGCAGAAAAGAAAGACCCAAAAATTGGGAAAGGTAATAAACCAACAATGACAAAATTCGATGAACAACAAAATGTTGACGAAAGAAGTAGAAGTTTTGCGTTTACAAGAAAAAAAAGATTGTTTAGTCAATCAGAAAAAATGTCTAATCCCCTTAGATATAAAGAATCTGATAGATTATCTGAAAGTGTAGAAAAAAGAACAATTATTCAAATATCTGAGGATCAATTTGAAAGACTTTTTGAATATAACGAAGAAACTCCTGTTTTAATTTATGAAGATGAGTCGGGTTCTGTTCAAAATACAAATTTTGAATCAACCAATATGTTAAATGAGGCCGAGTATCAAGGACGTAAGGTTCAACTTGGCAAAATCATGCAAGGTGATATTAAAAAGTTTAAAGTGTATGTCAAGAATGACAAGGGTAAGGTCGTTAAAGTAAATTTCGGTTTCGGAGGTAAATCTGCGAAAGGAAAAAGAATGGTTATTAAGAAAAATAATCCTCAGAGACGTAAATCTTTTAGAGCTAGACATAATTGTGAAAATCCTGGACCTCGTTGGAAACCAAGATATTGGGCTTGTAAAACTTGGTAATTAATAATAAATTATATTAACCCCACACTCATTTAAAAGTTGTTTGGCCTTACTTTGGGATTCATCCCACTTTTCTTTATTTTTAGTAGTGCAGACTTCCTTACAATATACCGTCTTTATACCAGAATTAACAATTCCTCTAGCACAATCCATACAAGGTAATCCCGATGTTAAATAGATTGTTGAGTTTTTAAGGGACACACCCTCTAACGCAGCATTATAAATCGCATTACGTTCCGCATGTTCCATCCAGAAGTATTTCTCGGGTCTTTCCTGACGTTCAGGTTTAGAATCGTCTAAACCCCTTGGAAAGGAATTATAACCCGTAGAAAGGACGTTTCTACCCTCCCCAACGACAACAGCACCTATCTGTGTAGATTGGTCCTTAGATTTAAGTTTTACAACCTCTGCAATTTCTAAAAAATATTCCGTCCAATTCATTATATTAATTTTTGTGGTGACCAAAACATAATACGATTATCCTCGTACCTATTTAAATGTTTCCCTTCTTTTTTCTCGATTAATTTACTCATTTGTAGTAAATGGTCTCTATTTTTAATATCAATACCCACAGCATATCCATTACCATCCTTCATATAAGTGGTTTCTCTGATATATTTATCCTCATCGTCCAATTTAAGGTATTTTATAATCTCATCCTTCTTGCTTTTACAAGAAATACCCCTTTCATCAATGAGTTTAATAAGAACATCTAATCTAAGATTCTCGTATTCCATAATGCAAATATAAATAATATTCTGGAATATGCCAAAAATAAAAAACCCCCATAATTGGGGGTTTAAATTATCTTACTACTGTAAATTTACCTAATTGTGAATTACCACTTAGTACACCGGGAGCGTCTGAATATAATTCAAGACCCGATTGTCCATTTTTTAACGATGCCCCACCGTATGTTCCTGGACCTGTTATAGTACCAACCATAAAATTTGGTTCTGCCGCTGTAATTTTTATTGTATACATTTGGCCATCAACATCTCTCTTAGTATTAACTACTTGACCCACACTAAAATTTTTAGGTTGGTGTTGTTCATTTAATAATGTTTTGTTTAATCTTTGGTTAGCCTCAATTATGTTTTGTAATTTTGCAAGTTTTTTGTTCATTTTTTAATTGTTTATAGATATAAATATTTCAGTTTAAATAAAAAACCCCCGATTTCTCGAGGGTCTTTTAATATGATAAATCCTAAGATTATCTTAATGTATCCATATTGAATGTTACAATACCTTGTACATCGATTACACCAAAGTAACGGTTGTTCACCATTTTCTTTGCGTAACGTGTCATGATACCTTTGATAGGAGTCATGTTGAATGGATTGTACATTGTTGGAGTTAATTGTAATGGCACGTATGGTGCGTATACATATCCTGCGTCCAATAATGATTTTCCTTTATGTCCAATCAAGATTTTTCCAGCTGGGAAGTAAGGGTCACGATATACTTGATATCTTCCAGCAAGAGAACCGATTTTCTCGATACCCATGTTGTATGAATCTTGCTCAGGAGCTGCATTAGATACGTGGAAATACTCTAAATCATCGAATACTGCAGAAACTTCTGAAGAAACAACAATCCAGTTAGCACCACCTCTTAATGTAGTCTTGTGGATTTGAGCAGAAATTTGGTTAACTTTAGTTACTAAAGTTTGGTTCCAATCTTTCTGTGTGTAACCTTGTAGAGTTGCTCCACCAGTTCCACCGTATTTCCATTCGTTATAATCCCACTTAGCTTTCCATGCTGCACCTTTACGTAAGTCACGTAAGATTTCACGGTCAACTTCAGCAGCGATTTGCTCTGATAATAAAGCTGTCAATTCTGCCTCAGCATCGATGTTGTGGAATGCACTAACGTCTTGAGCCAATTCAGGAGACCAGCTAGCTCTTAATTTTCTTTCAGTTACAGAAACTGTTACTGATTCTAAATCAAAAGAAACTTCACCGATTGCATCTTCAAATTCTAAAGTTGCATAACGACGGTATTCCGCTGTAAAGTCAGTACCATCTAAAGATGTTGTACCTGTTACAGAAAAATTAGAATAACCTGCAGTAGATGAATAAGATTGTAAATCAACGTTTAAGTAGATTGCACCATCTTCATCACAAATGTCATTAAATTTAAGACCATTTGCACCTGCGGTTCTTGAACCGTATTCTACAATACCTTTACCATATTTCTGAGTTACTACGTTAAATGGTAATGATGTTCTACCACTTAAACCAGCAATACGAGGACATGTTAAAGATAATGAAGCTAAAAATTCTTCAGTATCCATTTCGTTACCGTCTGGACCTGCTAATTTACCTTGACCTGGTTTAGAGAAACCAGTTAATTTCAAGATTACTGAACCTAATGAAGTTACAGTTGAACCTGAAGTGTAAGTTACTCCGTTACCTGCTTCACCTGCAGCAAATTCGTGAAGTGATGTACCTGTTAAAGAAACTGTTGAAAACTCTCCTTTAGAGTAATCAAACAAACCTTGATCGTTTGCATCACTGTTCTCGTAGAAACGATCGTACAAGTTAATACCTGTATAACCAGTAGAAGCACTTGATCCACCAGCACCACCTGGGATACCGTAAGGAGAATAGTGACCGTTACTTGCGTTTCTTTCTTGAATTTTAGGTACGAAGAAGAACAATTTACCAATTGGTAAGTTCATTGCTTGTACTGAAACGATGTCGTTTGCTAATAATTTAGAGAATACACGACGGATAATTGGGAAAACTACAGTCTCGAAAGAACCAGATGCATCAGCTGTTGCTGCTTCATTGATTAAGTAAGACGCTTGGTTTTCATACAATTGCGCGATGTTATCTTTTTGGTGACCGTTAAGACCTTCTAAAAAGCCTAAGTCATCCCATTTTTTGATGGTATCTTCTTTGATAACACGAAGGTGCTTAAGACCGATGTTACCTACCATACCTGATTCTAATAATGCTCCCATTTTTTGAATATTTGTTTTTTGGTTTTTTTATTTATTATTTTATTTTACTCATCAAATCCTTCATTCTCTTGAATTGTGGATTCTCATATGCTTTAGCTTCTGATAATACTTCTTGAGATGTTGATGTTGATGGAGTGTTTGAGATTTTTTCAACTACTGATTCGGTAACTGTTATTTTTGTACCTAATTCAGTTTTTATTGTATTGAATAGATTTTTAGCCTCATTCATAGTAGAAACTGAATCAAATCTCTTTAATATATTCAATTTCTCCTGTTTTGTTGTAGAATGTTCTGTGAATAAACGAGTGGCATAAGCTAAGTTCGCATTGAAAACAGCAACTTCATTAAGTTTTTCTTTAAAAAGGATTAACGCCTTCTTATACTCAGAATTTTGCTTTTTTAAGTTTTCAACTTCTTCATTCATTTCGTGACGACCAGCTTTGTATTTTTTACCCTGAGGTGCTCTAACGTCAGCTCCATATGTTCTTGCAGCTTCGCCAAACTCTCCTTCTTTAGATTCTTCTTCCTCTTCAGAAACCTCAATTTCTTCAGAATCTTCGTCTTCTTCATCTAACTCAATTTCGTACATAATTTCTTCGTCCATTTCAGGTTCCATTGCTGGAGCTTCCATTTCTGATTCATCATCACCATCAAGTTTGATAATATAGTCGTCATCACCTGTAGACATTTCGACATTGTTACCGTCTTTTTTAACTACAATACCATCTTCTGGTTTCATAGCCTTAAAAACTTTTAGTACTTCATCATCTGAAGCACCTGTCATGTCCATTACATCTTCATCATCTGCAGAAAAATCATCCATAGATGCTTCTTCGTCTTCTGATTCTGAATCTGTAGGTAATTCATCATCACCCATTTCTGAGTCTAATGAGTCGATACCTTTCATAGGATCTTCGTTATCGAGGTCTGTTGCGTCATTTTCAGCATCATCAGCTTCAGCATCATCTGCTGTTGCTTCATCGTCTGACATATCATCTGCCTCTTCGTCAGGATTAACTTCGTCCTCAGGTTGCTCAGCGGCAATCATAGGGTTTTCAGTTTCTTCCTCTTCTTCCAATGATTCTTTAAGCAAGTCATTCAGTTCTTGTTTCATAGTTGAAGCAAGTATACCCTTTGCATTTTGCTTTACGGCTTCTTCAAGTGTTTGTACTTGAAGTAACGCTTGTTCTAAAATTGATTTTTCAGTCATTGTGAAATTTTGTTTTATTATCTTATAAATAGTACGTTTTTATGAAAAATTCTCTTTTTCGATATAACTACCCCTATAAAATTTATTATTTAGATAAAAAAGTATCTAAATTTCCCATTAATTTTTTCATTCTATCCTCAACTTGGGGTTTTTTCTCTTCAGACTCTTGATATTGGTCTCTTTCAGATTGGTCCGCAAAAACATACGCACCTGGAGTTGATGGTGATGATACTAAATCAAAACACACTAACTCGAAGTCCTCCTGAACAATATTTTGTCCTTTTACATTTTTAAGTGAACCAACACCACGAGAAGATATACCTAAAGTTGCTCCGTTCATAATTAACATTGCAGCTTGGTCTCCTCTAGTAGATACAATACCCATCTTTCTCCAACCTGGAGAAGTGAATAATTTAATTTTACCCATTAGGATTTTACCGTCCCACCATGTTTCAAGAATTGAATGGGATACTCTATCTAAGTCGATAAGTGAAGATGAGGGATGGTTTAATTCATTAAGTGCTCCACCCTTTTTGATAAGTGATTGATATTTCTCGTTTTCTCTCTTAAGTAACATCTCAGGATAAATCCTTCCATTCTTATTTGCAGTGTCGTATTTTTGCAAAACGGCATAAAGGATAAGGTCTTGTGAAAAGTCCATATCCTTCGCCTCTTTAATAATTTGTTTGTTATCCTCTGGTGAAACGTGACCAGCATCGTACTCTATTAAAATTCCGTGCCCCGTCTCTTTTGGTCCTAATATCTTCATTTATAGATTTTATTACTATAAATACATCAAGAACCAAGTTATTTCTTGCTTTTGTGAAAATTGAACAGTTTTTTATCAATTAAACCGTCATTAACAACATCTACCAATAAATTTTTAATTGTATTTTTAATTTCTTTTGATTTAACATCAAATTGTTTCTCAACATATAAAGTTATTTCGAGGTTCATGAATGACCTTTTTTCTAACTTAATACCTTTTGTTCTTATATCTAAATCAACAATACATTGGTCTTTAAAATTTGAATCTTTAAGATTGTATATTGATTCTTTTATTTTTCTTCTTGTCTTTGAAATGGTTTGATTATAATCTTCAGTATCATTTTCTGGTTGTACCCATGCATTCAATTTCAAATAAACGGTTTTAAGATTTTTAAAATCTACGGTACCATAACCGATTTTTACATTGTTGTAAGTCCCTAATGGGATATACTTACCTGTTTTCATTAATTTCTCATTATTATATATTATTTTATGGTGTTATCTAAAAAATAAGAAAAAAAACTTACAAAACCAAAAATAATTTTATATATTTGTAGTATACTTATTATATTATGATTATTATCGATTTAACAAAAGAAAAAAGTATTGAAAGTGCACTTAGAACCTATAAACAAAAGGTTCAAAAAACTAAGCAAATTCAAAAATTGAGGGAAAGACAACAATTTGAAAAACCTTCAGTTACTAGAAGAAAAGAAGTTTTAAAAGCTGTGTATGTTCAACAAATAAAAAATGGTCTTAGTTAAGACCATTTTTTAATTCTGTTAATCTGTAGTAGTTGTACTTAGATGTTGTCATTTGACTAACTTCATCTTTTACTTTATTTAGTTTAGTGGTTAAATCAGAGTCGTTTGATTCACTTAAAAGTGTAGATACCTGATTAATAATTGATTCTTGTAATTCATTACTTTTAGTTACTAAATCATCATAAGAAATTGATAAGATATTTTTTAATTCTTCTTTTTGTGATTCTGATAATGTGTTAGAATATAATACGTTAAAATTGTTTGCTAATACCGCTTGTAGTAATGTTTCGTTAGGAACAATAGTTGAATCTTTAGATTCTTTGATTTCCTTTTTAGTTGTTAAATGTTCTACTAATTTCTTTTTTGCAATAACTTTCTTTTCAATATTTGATAATGAATCTTTTTCTGATAACATATCTAAAGATTCGTATAATTCTTTGGTTTCGATTTCAATCTCACCCAACTTAGTATTTAAAGATTCACAAAACATATTTAAACTACTCCAATTACCTATTGGTTGACCAAAATATGTATTTAATCCTTCAACATATAACTTCGCAGTTTCTTTATCTTCAATGTATTTGTTTTCAATTTCTTCATAAAACAAATACATTTCTTTAAAGTCTTTGTTTTCTTTGATTGTGTTTAATAAATCTTTAACTTCTTTCTTATTCTCTTTAGCGTAAGATTCAGTTAATTTCGTCAACATTTTGGTTTTTATAACCCCGAATTTGTTCATTTTTAATCGTTTATAATATCGTTCAATTTATTTTCTATTTCATAAATATTCTGTTGAGCTCTTTCCATATCAAATAAAACATTTTTTCCTTCTTTTTCTTCTCCCAACATACTTAATATCTTTGATTTTTTAGATTTAGTAAAAGATTCACTCAATGGAGCTTCTCCCTCACCTCCCGATGGAGGGGTTGCGGGTGCTCCACCCATATCCATTGCTCCTGCACCAGCAGTATCACCACCCATTGCACCTGCAGCTTCTAATTTTTGTCTTTCTTCTTCAGAAATACCATACTTAGAATCCACGTCGTCAAATACGCCAGAACGTTTAATTATGTTTTGTGTATTTGTCAATTCAAATCCCATTGCTCTTTCAAGTCTTTGTTGTTGTAAATCTAAAATAACCTCTGAGTCACTCATACCAAGAATATTCTTTTTAGCCCACGTGTGAGATACTGGTAAAATACCGACTTGTGATTGGTCAGATGTTGCGTCTTTATAAAGTGTAATCTTTTCTTTCCACTGTTCTATTTTTAATAAATCAGATTGTGCTGAAGGATTAGTTAACGATAAAGAAAAATTATCTAACTCATCTTCTAAACCTAAAAGATATAAATGTACTAATGCAATTTTATTTAATTCTTGAATAATAGATTTTTGAATTCTATTAATCGTTCTCGCAAAACGAATATCCATTAATGCTAAACTCTTACCTTCACCAACAACTTCTTCAAATCCTAAGAATGCCTTTGGAATACGTAACGCCGCTAATAACTTCTTTTGAATATATTCGATATCTGCAATTTCACCTAAATTTTGAGCCCCCGGCAATGTTTCAATTGGATTGCTTTGTGCTGGATCACGAACAGGAATGAAATAATCTTGGTCTACCGCCATTTGATTATATCTCATATCTACATTACCATTACGTGGATCTGAAACTTGGTCTCTTTTAAATTTATTAGCAACACGTTGTACATAAGGTTCAATATCCTTATCATCCATGTTACCAACGAATACTTTGAATACACGTCTTTCAGGTGCTCTTGATGTTCTGTAAATTAACATTGCATCTTCCGCAAGAAGTAATTGTTTCCAAATTCTTCTAATCTTGTCTAACATAGAAGTTCCATAAGGAAGTTTTCTATCATCACCTAATAATCTAAAGTGTGCAATCTCCCATGCTTGAAATTCTAAATCTTTATTCTTCCAAGTAAATCTTAACTCTCTTGTTGGAACTTTAATATCAGTATATGAGTTCGGTGTTTTAGATGCCGCACCCTCAATTCTTTCAATTTCAATATTTGGTAACTGTTGACAACCAACAACTCCCTTCTCAGGGTCTATTTTTAAATAAACAAAATCGTCACCATACTTACAAAGACCTCTTGTCCACATTTGTAAGTTAGTGTTAACATCTAATTTGTTATTAAATAAATCATCTAATATATTTTTAACTCTATCTGAATCTGAAAATATTGTTAATATTTGTCCTTTCTCAGACATTGTTGTTGATTCTTCAGCATAAATGTCTAACGCCGCAGATATTTCGGGAGTAAACTCCATAGATTCATAATCGTAATATGCTGATAACCTATTTGGTTCGTAATAAACAGATTGATTGTAAAGTGATTGGTCTAATTTAGTCCACTTATCTGCAATGTATTGACTCTGTTGAGCTTGTAACATTGCCTTTTCATATTCTTCTCTACTATCCGTTTTTAATATTTCATCTTTGTTGAAATTAAACGAAGGTGGTGCAACATTTTTTTGTTTTGCTTGATTTGGGTAACCAAACACCTTTGTTAATCTCTGAAAGACGGTAAGATTCTGTTCTGCCATGTATATAAATACTTTTCTTTACAATATAAACTAAATTATTGATAAATGGAATCTTATTTTGATTTACCAAATAACCACATATGTTCTCTATATGCGTCCTTTGATACATTCATATTATTATTTGGGTGATATAAATTTTGATTATCAATCCCCATAGAACCAATTTGGTCAAATGCAGTACCGTAAGAATAAAACGATTTATTGGGTTCATACGATCTTTCTGACATCGTCCAAGACTCCAACATTGCTTTATTTGCGTTTTCGTTCTTTTGTAATTGATTGAAACACATATCGGCAGCATATAACGCCATTGACATACTCATAATTGCATCATCGTGAGCACCTTTCATGTGGTCGGGTCTACCATTTATATAAACAAACGTATTAAGTTCATTTAATAACCTACTTGACCTAACTAAAAACCCCTTTCTTAATTGTTCCTCGAAAGCAGCAACTATTTGAGTTCTTTTATTGTTAAAATTTATACCGGGGATTTTATCCATGGCCTTTTTATTCCACTCCCATATATTTTGAGTGTTTATCCCATCGATGTATAGATTTTTATATTGCATCTCTTGTAACTTCCTAGACGTTGCAACACCCATACCCCCTGTAATATCAATAACAATATATGCCTCATACAAAACACCCCATTTATATGCAACTGCAGCCAAATCATCAGGAGGTATTTTTCCAATGTATTCTGCAACCTGTTCCCTTTCATCAAAGTCGATAATATTAATTGAGGAGAAGTCTTCACTATCACCTCTACTAACATCTACACCCATAATGTAACGATGTCCCTGAACAGGTTCCTTCCAATGCCAAAATGTACCCTGCATATATTTTTCTTTAGGTACACGTATCATATTCTTAGCAATGTTCTCTTGAATATCACCCGGAATAACACCATCACCCGAACCTAAGAAATCGCATTCCAATTCCTGAGCAATCTTACGTCTATCATATTTAAATTTCTTAGACATTGATTCAAACCAAGAAGAGAACGGTTTATATCCTTGTTCAATATATTCATTATAATTCTCTGGATTAAAATCCTTCATTACAACTTCATCATCATTATATTGTTCTCTATTCAACATGTAATGACAAATGTCTTGACACTTAACCCAATGTAAATCTTTGGTATAACGAGGGTCTTTAAACCACCTTAAATCTGTTATATGGAAATCATTGATTCCACGTAATGCTTGGTCATAAACACCGTAATAGATAGGGTCATAACCATTTGGGGTTGAGATAAGAATAATCTTACCACCCGTTGATAGGGACGCCATAGATGCCGCCCAAAAATCCTCACCCGCTTCAATATAAGCCGCCTCATCAAATACAAGTATAGTTGGTGTATAACCACGTAAGGCATCTGCAGATGTTGCTACCGCCTTAACCTCACACCCATTGTTTAATCTAAATCTACTTTCTGAGTTCTTATCGGGTGAGAACCCAACATTAATCCATTCAGGCCATTGCTCAATAAAATTTCTAACTTTATTGGCCATTTCCACCGCAGTGTCACGTTTGTTTGCAATAAGAAGAACCCTTTCTGGTTCATTTTCCTTTGCGGTTTGTAATTTCTTAGAAATCCAAGCGGCAGTTACCGTAGTAACACCAGCCTGTCTATATTTTCTAGTTATGTTTTCATTATAATTTTCATAATCCTGAATTAATTGAATTTGGTCAGGAAACAACTCTAATGGAACATATTTTTTTTGAGTATTGTCATAGGTTTGCAAATATGTTTTTAACGCATATGGTGCATCCTTTATAATTTTCGCATACTCCTTTAGTTGTTCTATTTTGGAATTCATATATATAAATACAAAAAAAGGGAGTTAAACTCCCTTTCTATTAATCTTTAGGTCTGTCTAACCCCAATTCTTTATAAATGTCAAAATCGTCATCATCGTCATCGTCATCGTCATTTGATAACGAAATACCTGGTATACCTAATATAAAATCTTTTAAATCGTCCGGTTCAGTCTCGTCTGACATTGTTTCCAATTCGTCGTTAAATTGATTTAAAGATTCTTCATAATCTTGTTGGTTAAACATTTGTTGAATTGACGCCATTAAATCTGTCATTAAACGTTTTCCGTTTTCACTATTACTAACAACTTCTTTCATTAAAACTAAGAACTGTTTAGCTGGTAGTTGGAAGATGTGCATTAACATGTAATTCTGTAATTGCTTACCATTTTCCAAAATTACCTCGTCTGGAAACTGTCCTCTAATTCTATCCCAAATTGCAGGTCCCAAAAGTAATGTCCACATTTCTTTTTCTAATGTACTTTCTAACTTTTGAGCTTGTTGATACATTGCCCTATCTTGTGGATTTGTGTATTCTCCCGGTTGTCCGTGACTACCTAATATTTCAAAAACACCTTTTATTAATTCATGTATTAAAACTGGAAAATTAATTCCTCTCGCAATCACTTTAACTTTTTGTTCTTCTTGTTCTTCACCACCTTCTTCTCCCTCATCACCGGTTTCACCTGTCTCATCATCACCAGGAAATTCCATTTTAACTTTACCAGCAACACTATCAGAAGCCCCTTTAATCATTGCAGGACTAAATTGCCAATAGTTTGCATCGTTAACCGACATCATCACTCCATAGTCATTATATAATTCATCAGAACCTGTAATTTCTCTAAGTTTCTCACCAACAAGTTGGTACATATAATGACCTCTTTTTGACGCTCCTTGGATAATACTATTAATTAAAGTTAATTTCGCTCTCTCTAAATCTAATTGTTTTAAATCAATATATAATTCTTCTTCAACTTCTTGATTTTCGGGATTAACTTGAGGTTGTTCTTGGTTATTTTCCTCATCGTCTTCCTCATCTTCAACATCAACTTCATCTGGATTTTGTTCAGGACCTTGTTCTCTATTGAAATCACTCGTATCGATTTGATTCATACCAACGATTTTTGCATCAAACTCAACCTCCTCACCAATACCCATTTCTTCTTTTACAATTTCAATTGCTAATTGTTCTAAAGCCTCTTTATGTGTATTTTCAAGTCTTATGATGTTGTTATGTGCAGTATACATCATTGTTAATAATGGACCCATTTCAGTACCGTTTAATGTACCTTGATAGTTTGTATATTGTCTAACATTATTTACAATTTGTCTATATCTTTCGGAAGCCAAAAGTTCTTGGAAATTTTGGTTAGGTTCGTTTCCTGTTTTAGGAAAAGGTATTTTTTTTAAGGGTGTATCTCCTGAAGCCAATTTAGATTGTAAATCGGGATTTGGTCTATCAGCAGTATCAAAATCCATTGCCATCTCACTTAAATTTTCGTTAATTAAAGATAACAAAATTTTCTTAGATAATTTCATATTTGTAAATTATTTTTTATCTCCCTTAGTTGTTGCTTTAGGGTTAGGATTAACTTTAGGTCCGGGTTGAAACGGAGTTTTAGGTTTATTTGGTTTAGTACCAGGATTAACCTTTGGTTTACTCGGTGCAATTTTAGGGTTGTTCTCATCCAACGATTTAGAATTTACTTTTGATTTTGGTTGGAATGGAGTTTTAGGTTTGTCAGGTAAGTAAGGGTTATCACGCTTAGGTTTACTTGGAGTGATTTTAGAATCGTCCTCACTTAATGCTTTAGGATTAGGGTTTACCTTTGGTCCAGGTTGAAATGGTGTTTTAGGTTTGTTAGGTTTTGTACCTGGATCAACTTTAGGTTTACTCGGTGCAATTTTTGGTCCATTACTCACAATTGCATCATATGTCATAAATTCTGGTAAACCATTGTGTCCAGTTTTAACATTTGGACCGTACTCATGTACTTCTGATTCGTTTAATTTAACATTGATTAATTCCATAATTTCATTTTTTGATGTAAAACTATGAAAACTTTCTTCCGCCAATGTATTAATCCATTTTTTTATTTCTTTAGATTCATCCATATGTGTATGGTCACATTTACAATCCTTTATAGATTCTCCACAACTATCACATTTCTTACCCTCTTTAACTTCTTTTTTCTGACCTCTTAATATTTTAAAATCTTGACCATCAATTTTACCATTGTGGTTCTTATCTAATTTCTTTTGATTACCTTTTAATTCTTCAGAAACTTCTCCTTCTTCACCAACAAGTTTAATGTCTTGTTTTTTTGCTAAATTTTGTAATGCGGCACTTTTAGATAATGCATCTGCGGTAGTTGTGATAGCTTCACCTATCATTCTTTCAGCTAAGTTGTTAAGTTGTTTATCAGTAAATTTTACTAATGTCTTTTCTGACATACCTTCTTTGATTAATTTATCAACTAATTCTGACCTTTTCATATTTCTTTGAATTTAATTTCCTCTTTTATAAGAAGATAACTTCTTATTTTTAATTTTTTTGTTACACTATCAATCGACTCCCCAAATTTAAAGGTTAACCTTTCACTATCCGAATCCATATCAAATTTTTCCCAAGCCATCGCAACCACCCCATCTACAGCATCAATAACTCCGAAATAATCGGAGTCTTGAACTAATTCTAATTGTAAGTCTGTATTTTTTAATAACCCAACTAAATCAACGTATTCCATTTCTGGAGATTTAGGTTGTGAGGATGCGGATGCTGGTATAATAAACCACTCATCCATGTCAATTTCAGTACTTTTACTAAAGATAAATTCGTACTGTTTTTGTCCTTTATAATCAGAACCTATTTCATTAACATAGATAAGATGCATTTTATTTAAAGTATTTACTTAATTTTTCGCTAATTGCCTGATTAATATCGTTTTTAATTTCGTCTAAATCAAGTTCTTGAACATCGTCCTCATAAGATTGTCCCTCACTTGCTTCAATGTCAGCAAATTTACTTAAATCTAATTCGTTTGTATCTTCCTCACCAATTGGTGATTCTATAAAACTATTTAATAAATCCATAGTTTCACCTAAGTCCTCATCACCAGTTACTGGTTCTTCAGCAGGTACCTCATCTTCTGCAGATGGTTCTGTAATTGGTTCTTCTCCACCCATCTCTTCTTCCTCTCTTTCAAATTTCTTAGCAATGTCCTCAATATCTTCATCGTCTAATTTATCCAAATCAACAGCAGAAATAATCATGTTTAAAATGTATTTGATGTCATCACTTTCCATTTTATCCTGTAAATCTCTTAGTTCTTGACCTAATTTACCAGCAAACTTCTGAGCTTCCGCCATATAATCTGAGCGTTTCCCTTCACCACCCATTTCTTCACCACCTGATGGAGGTAATTCACCCATTGGTTCTTCTGCTGGTACATCCCCCATTGGCTCTTCGGCCGCAGGTGGAACACCCATACCAGCGTCAGGTGCTACGGGTGCTGCAGGTGCATCCATAGAAGGTTCCGCTAAAGGAGACTCTTCTTGTGGTTTTGTTTGCTTTAAAACATATTTTGTTGCTTCTTGTAAATCTTCTTGACCCTTTAAAAGGTCTAATCTTTTAAATGCCTCAGCATAAGACGAAAATTTATTTTTATTTTTCATAAACATACCACCAATGTAGTCAAGAGAACTTTCGTTTAATCCCCTTTTTACATAGTATCCGTCTTTTTCTTTAACGATACCATAAACACCCCCATTAGTTGACTCCTTCACTATTTCGGATTTTTTAGTTGATGATTGGTTATTGTTGTAGTAGGTTAACTCGAGAATTCTCTTTAATTTGTCATCTCCGTTAAGTTTTTCACTACCAAGTGGTTTTAAATCTGCCATTTTATTAATTGTTAGATATGCTTATTCTTATCCTATAAATACATTGATATAGGGAAAAAAATAAGGTTCTTTATTGTGTTATAGATAATTTCTTATCTACAAGTGTTGTTTTTAGTTTTAATAATTTTTCAATATACCCATTTCGTCTAAGTAATTTAAAGGTTAAGTTTTCATAAGAATACTCTCCGCCGGATTCTAAACCACTTTGTCTAAATTCTTTTAACTTCTTCCTTAACCCCTCAATCGATTCAATAGGTCCTTCCTTCTTAATGAGTAAATCGATTTTTTTCATGTATTCTTCGGATTTTTGAAGAATCATATTATCATCAATGTTGGATTTAACCTTATCTGGTTCAACAATCCATTTATCATTTAAAATGGAATATACTCCTGAAGATACATGTTCTTCATCAATATCCTGAACATATAATTCAACATCATATCCTTTAATTGTGATATTATGCTTTTCATTCCACACATTTTTCTTAGCATCAAAAAACTCCTTTAGTAAATCTAAATTGTAATCAGTCTCTTTAAAATCAATTAAAACATGTAAATCCACGTCAGAATAGTTTGACCAATTGTAGTTAGCTAAAGAACCTGTAAGAACTATGTCATGAATAAAAAACTCAATACCAAGACTTTCAATAAAGTCATTTGATATCTTTAATAAATTTTTTCTGATATCATCTCGCATAGAGAACTCACCATCAGAACCTTCAAAAATTTGTTCCGATAGTGAATCCTTTGGTTTAAAGGACTTGATAATTTTTTTATCTTCGTCTTTATCCTCAATCAGTTCTTCAAATAAACTCATCCTTTTTTTGTGTACTTATGACTTCTGGCGATATTCTCGTTGAAGTATTTTCCTTGTGATTCAGCAAGTCTAAACTTAGTGAACTTTGCCCAAGGAACTTTATTATACTCATAAATAGCACCATTATTAAAAGTGACAGTCAAATCCTCATTTTCTGTATTAAATGAAGCTGATTTTAAATTAGATGAATTGATAATAACGTCAATCATCTTTCCATTAATTGTTTCTGAAATTATTGCCATAATATAATTGATTTAGTACTATAATATACACAATAAATATCAAAATAAAAACCCCCGATAACGGGGGTTAGATTTAATTAAGTGAAATTAACCTTTCAAGTGATTTTTTCCTATCAATAGGTAAAGTAAGTTCAAGAACTCCGTTTTCAACCTTACCGACAATGTCTTTTTCCTTTACATCGTCAGGTATATTATAAGATTTTACAAAACTTCCAATAAAATGATGTGTTTTATCACTTTCTTCTTTTTCGTAAATGATTTTTAATATACCTTCTTTTGTTGAGATTTTTAAATCGTCTTTGGTTAAACCAGGTACACTTATCGAAACCGAATACTCAGTTTCACTTTTACTAATGTTAGTTTCAGGAGTAGATAAAAATCTGTTAGTATCAAATCCTGTGAAGAATGGGTCTTTAAATAATGTTATCATAGTTTTTATATTTTTAACATATGTTTTACAAATTGTAAACCAAATGTCTAAAACTGACATTTAGACATTGGTTAGACATTTTTTTAGACATTTTGACATTTATTTTTTTTTTAGAATTAAATGTGTTATGTTTGTACCAACAAAACTTAATAACACATGGCAGTAGATTTCTTTGAGGACGGACCAACCTCAACCCCTAAAAAGGGACGCAAAGGTTCAACCACACCAATTTTAGATAACTTCTCAAGAGATTTAATTAAACTCGCAGAAGAAGGTAAAATTGATCCCGTTGTTGGTAGGGATAAAGAAGTGAAAAGAATAGCTCAAATTCTTTCACGTAAAAAGAAAAATAATGCGGTTATTGTTGGTGATGCCGGTGTTGGTAAGTCCGCACTTGTTGAAAAACTTGCTTTAATGATTGTTAAAGGAGATTGTCCAACAAATTTATTAGATAAGCGAATTATGTCTTTAGATTTAACTTCACTTGTTGCTGGTACAAAATATCGTGGACAATTTGAAGAACGTATTAAAGCAATTTTAAACGAATTACAAGAATCACCAAATGTAATCGTGTTTATTGATGAATTACACACAATGGTGGGTGCAGGTAATGCGAGTGGTGCGATGGATGCTGCAAATATTATGAAACCGGCTTTGGCTCGTGGTGAAATTCAATGTATTGGTGCAACTACTTTTGATGAATTTAAAAAACACATCGAAAAAGATTCCGCATTAGTTAGAAGATTTCAGAAGGTAATTTTGAAAGAACCTACGATGGCAGAAACAGTTGAGATTCTTAAAAATTTAAAAGAGTCATATGAAACATTTCATAGGGTATCTTATGAGGAAAATGTAATAGAAACAATTGTTAAACTTTCTGGTAGATACATTACAGATAGACAATTTCCTGATAAGGCGATTGATGTAATAGACGAATTAGGTTCAGAAAAAAGAGTATCGAGTAGAGTACCCGAATCAATTGAAAAATTAAAAAAATTGATTGATGAGATAAAAGAAAGAAAAATACAAGTTGTTAAATCTCAAAATTATGAACAAGCGGCAAAATTAAGAGATGAAGAAAAGAAAATTTTTGATAAACTTGAAAACGAAAAGGTAAAATGGTCAGAAAAACAAAAGGGGAATAAAATTCCTGTGTCCGTTGATGATGTTTATACCATAGTTTCCGAAATGACTGGTGTACCAATTACTAAACTTGATAGTAAGGAAACAGAAAAACTGTTAAAAATGGAAACCTTATTGACTGATAAAGTAATTGGACAAGAAGAAGCAATTACAACAATATCAAAAGCAATTAGAAGGAATCGTGTTGGAATCAAAGATGCAAATAAACCTATAGGTTCATTTATCTTTTTAGGATCTACGGGTGTTGGTAAAACACATTTAGCGAAATCATTAGCCAATCTTTTATTTGGTGACCCTGAAAAAATCATTCGTGTTGATATGAGTGAGTTTATGGATAGACACAATGTTTCTAAATTAATCGGTTCTCCTCCGGGTTACGTTGGATACGATGAAGGTGGTCAATTAACTGAAAAGGTTAAAAACAACCCATTCTCTGTTATTTTATTTGATGAGATTGAAAAAGCACATAAAGACGTTTTTAATCTATTATTACAAATTTTAGATGAAGGACATTTAACAGATTCATTTGGTCGAAAAATAAACTTCACAAATTGTTTGGTTATCATGACATCCAATTTAGGAGCTAAAAGAGTTTCTGAATTTGGTGGAGGTGTTGGTTTTAATACATCATCGAGCGAAACTCAAAAGTATGAGGTAAGAAAATCAATGATACAAAAGGCATTAAAACAACAATTCAATCCTGAATTTTTAAATCGTATTGATGACGTAATATTATTCAATGCACTTAACGAAGAAACTCTTAAGAAAATAATTCAAATAGAGGTTGGTAAATTAAACAGTAGATTGTTAGATAAAAATTTCTTAGTAACTTTTGATAAAACCGTTACAAATAGAATTTTTGAATTAAACAGTCAAGAAGAATATGGTGCTCGTCCTTTAAAACGAATCATTCAAAATCTTTGTGAAGATTTTTTAAGTGAAGAAATACTAAGAGGAAATATAAAGGAAAACGAACCAATAACTCTTAAATATAAAGATGAAAAATTAACAATTTCAAAAAAATTGTTATAAATAGTTGACTTTTTATTAAAGTTATATATATTTATATTCTTGGAGGTTCTCTTTGTCGATTACCTTTTCGTTTTATTTTCATAAGTAAGTGGGGTTGAACCCACCCAAAGACCTTAAACCCCGACATCTCGTTGGGGTTTTTTATTAAAATTTGGTTTTATCAACGGATTTTCGTATATTTACATTATATGAAAAAATATACATTTATCTTAGCACTTGGTGTAGCACTTACACTAACTGCATGTGGTTCAGGGTCAACCGCAACTGAAACAACTGACTCAACTGCGGTTCAAGTAGACACTGCCGCAGTATCTGCGACAGATTCAACAACTGCACAAATTCCTGCAGACGGTTCATCCGTAAAATAAAAATTGGGGTCGGTAACCAATCCGACCTTATTTTTAATTTTTAAATCTCTCTCCAATGGATACAAATACAGAAAAACAAGGCGATTTAATACTTCTCAGAGGTATTCCTGGTTCGGGTAAAACAACATTTGCCAATGTTATATTACAACAACCAAATAACAACCCACAAGAAATATTGTCTGCAGATGATTTTTTTGAGGATGAAAATGGTGAATATAATTTCGACCCAACAAAATTAAAAGAAGCACACAATTATTGTCAATTTAGATGTTCCGAAAGAATGAGACAACAAAAAGTGAGAATTGTGGTTGCAAATACATTTACACAGGAGTGGGAAATGGATGAATATTTTAAAATGGCTGAAAGGTACAATTATAGGGTTCATACAATAATTGTAGAGAATAGGCATGGTAATGAAAATATCCACGGAGTCCCAAAAGATAAACTTCAACAAATGAAGAATAGGTTTGAAATTAAATTATAGATGAGTCAATTTATTGAATCTTATTTTAAAATAATCTCACAAAAAAAAACAAAAATGAAATTTAGTTCACACTTATTTAAAAATCAATGGGCTGTATACCCATTACCTTTTGCATATATCTATTTTGAAACATGTGAACCAGAATCACATAAAACATTACTTGAAAATAAAATATGTGCGGTGTACTTGTCTTTTAATTGGTTAAAATGGACTTACAATGTTGGATTTTATAAACCTATTAGATAATGTTGGAAATTTTACAGAAATACCATACTGATGGTTTGTTACATAAACAAACTCACCCAACTCTTGATTTAACTATTTGGAATTATTCACCAAAAGTTCAGTATGAAAGATTATGGGATGAGATTACTTTGCAATGTCGTGGATTGGTAACCAACTCAAAAGGAAAAATTGTTGCAAGACCGTTTAAGAAATTCTTCAACTACGAAGAACATAAATCAGAAGACATCCCAAATGAAGATTATGTTGTCTATGAAAAAATGGATGGTTCTTTAGGTATTCTCTTTTATTACGAATACGAATTGAGTGATGAAAGGAGATACAACATATGGTTTAATAATAATTACGAAACGGGCATGGAAAGGTTTTTTGACCCGAACAACTTACCTGATTATGATAATTCATATTATGAACCAACACCAAAGACTAAGGGTGAATGGATAATGGCAACTCGTGGGTCATTCACATCACCACAAGCAATTAAGGGAAAAGAAATTCTTGATAACAAATATGATGTAAGTTCTTTAAGTAAAAAAAGAACCTATTTGTTTGAGATTATTTATCCCGAAAATCGTATCGTTGTTAATTATGGTAATGAAGAAAAGTTAGTTCTTCTTGGTGTTATAGATACCGATAGTGGTGAGGAGTTACCCAATAGTTCAATATTTTTTATGCAAGAACAAGGTTTTGAAGTTGTAACAACGTACAAAACTTGGGGCGAAGGATATGACTTATTGAAAGAAGAAATATCTAAAGACAAGGAAGGTTATGTCATTCGTTTCAATAATGGTTTCCGTATGAAAATTAAAGGAGAAGAATATGTTAGACTTCACAAAATTTTAACCAACGTATCAAATAGAGATATATGGGAATATTTGAAAGATAATAAACCATTTGATGAACTACTTGAAAAAGTTCCGGACGAATTTAATCAATGGGTTAAAGAAACTGTTCGAGATTTAAGATATGCTTGTTTTCAACTAAGAGAACGTGCAGGTAAATTACATGATGGTTTTAGATATGGAAAATTTAATGACAGGGGCCCTGAGCCATCTAAAAAAGAATTTGCCGAATTTGTTATGAAACAACAAAAAGTTTTACATGCGATTATGTTCGCAATGTGGAATGGAAATAATGAAAAAGTCGATGACATAATTTGGAAAATAGTTAAACCAGAATATTCAAAACCATTTAAGAAAGATGAAAACTGAGAAAAAAAGATTATACTTAGACGACGTTAGAACACCAATTGGAACTGATTGGGTTATTATAAGAAATTATGAACATTTTGTTTCTACCATTAGATTATATGGGTTAGAAAATTTTGATGTTATTTCGTTAGACCATGATTTAGGTGATGAGTCTATGATTGAGTACTATACAAATGTAAAAAATAATTATGTTTTAAATTATGACAACATAGTTAATGAAAAAACAGGATATGATTGTTGTAAATTTTTAGTGGCTGAAAGTATGTCCAAAAAGATACCCCTTCCCCAAATTTATGTTCATTCCGCAAATCCAATCGGTAGTGCTAATATGATGGGATATATTAATAATTATTTAATGAACTGTGGTTTACCCCAAACCTGTATTAGGGTTAAAATTGAACACACAATAGACGAGCCAATGATACTTTCTCCAGAAGCCAGAAAAGCAAAATGGGATAGAAGTAAGGAAAATTAATTTTTATTTTAAAAAAAAATTATTTATATTACACTAACCAAATATTAGACAATGGCTTACACAAAAAAAACAAGAACACCATATAAAAAAATGTACATAAAGGGGAAATATGAAGATTTCACTGATTTTTATGATATTAATAAAAAATCAATTTATGAAAATATTTTGGAGGTTTTTTATGGTTTCAAAGACAATAAAAAAAGAGTATTAACACTTTATATTCAAGCGATTATACAAGGTTTGGAATGGGATACCGAGTTTAAATTTAATAGAACTGACACAATTGTTTTAACAAGAGACGTATTACCGTATTTTGAAAGTATTGAGGATTATGAAAAATGTTCAGAAATAAAAAATTTATATGAAGTATTGACAAATAAAAAAGAATTGTCTATAATTTAATTGTATCAGGAGAGAGGTACATTTTCATTTTTGTCACATCCCCGTTGGTTTTAATCATCGGGGATTTTTTTTATAGTACCATTCTTGACCCTATTAAGAAATTACTTAACCAAGGTGAACCTGGAGATGTGTTTCCACTCAATTTGTAGTTAAAACTAAACCCAAATCGTTTACTCAACTTGTAATCAAACGAACTACCTAATAAGAATCCCATATGTCGATTAACGGTGGACGTTCCTGCAACAGTGTTCCAAGATAATGGTGCAAACATTGTAAATATTTGTGGAGACACCGTCAACTTTTTACTATATTGATATGGTTTAGTCCAAAAAGCGACTACCGATGACGACATGTTATAATCATAGTTATCTTTTTCATTTTTAAGAAATAAATTTATCAATCCTAAATTATAACCAAATACACCATGCTTTGGTGTTGGTTTAATATATGTATAACCTAATAAATTCATGTAGTTCCCATTCAAATAAGCAAATGCGGTAGAATATGAGTGTATTGCTTTTAATTTACCTTCTGAGAAATCCATCTTAGTGTATCCACCACTAACAATAAATGTTTTTAGGTCACTCATAATAACCGTATTTGCGGAATAACTTTTATCCCCCATCAAGGATGATTTAGATACCCCAATAGTGGCCGATTGTAACCATCTACCGTCAGGTGATTCTATTGTTGATAAATCAGAAGATAATAACATAGGATTTGTTGCGACCGCCTTTTCTTTTTTCTTCTCTTCTTTTTTCTTTTCCTCTTCCTTCTTTTCTTCTTTAGATTCCTCTTTCTTTTCTTCTTTTTTCTCTTCCGATTTAGATTCCTCTTTCTTTTCTTCGGATTTACTTTCAGATTTAGATTCTTCTTTTGATTCAGATTTACTTTCGGTTTTTGATTCTGACTTAGTCTCCGATTTAGTTTCGGTTTTTGTTTCTGTTTTAGTTTCAGAAGATGAGGATGATCCACCACTTGATGACGAACCACTTGATGAAGATGATGAACTTCCACTACTTGGTGGTGGAGGTGTTGATGAACTACTACTTGTTGGTGGTGGAGTAGTGGGTGGTGGTGTTGACGCGGCGGAACTTGCGGCAGCTGAACTTGCACTTGAACTAGCAGCAGAACTTGCCGATGATGATGCAGCACTACTTGCCGCACCACTTGCAGCAGAACTAGCGGCTGCAGATGCTGCCGATGCTGCAGCATTACTTGCGGTTTGTGCAGCCGCATTTGCTACCGTTTGTTGAACAATTGGATTATTAATTACAGGACAAGTTAATGCCTCATATGTTGCTTTAGTTGTAAATAACCAAGTCTGTACAACTCCCGTTTGTACTTCCATAGGAGAAAATGTTCTTACTTGATTGTAAAAAGACACAGTAGCATTACCATTTATGATGGTTGTTGTTGCTATCTTTTTTTCACCACTACATTTATCAATAAATGTTTGAGTGTACGTTTGTCCAAAAGATTTACCACAAAAAAACAATATTAGGAGAGAGATAATATATTTTTTCATTTTAAAAATTGATACCTAAACCAAAGGTACCGTTACGAATTACCGGGTCATAGTCATACTTTATTGTTATATTTTTGAAATCGTGTAATATTCCAACTTTAACAGTTGCGAATCTATCTTTATATTTTGGGAAAGTAATATATCCAATATCATCTTTACCTCTCCACTTCACATCTTCCGTCACACTACCAATCATAAGGTGAATACCCGTTCTTTTAATCCTCTTACCAACACCAACATAGAAATTTCTTTGTTCTATCAAATCACTTACCATTGGAAAATCGACTTGTGTTATATTACCATAAGGAAAGAATGTTGAATTATCTCTTTCAAATGTTGAGTTATATTCAGCAATAAAATATGCTTTAGTCCCTATTGTAAAAAATCCACCAATCTGATTACCACCTGTTTTCTGAATACCAAAGCTGACGATTGGTCTCTTACCTTTAATGGTGTCCAATTTTCCATTATCATAAACATACACTCTTGCAGGTTGTCTATAACCCCAATCGTTTAAGTAAAAGCCTGGGTTCCAAAAGTTCCAACCAAATGCAGGTGCTCCCCACATATCCCATCTATTCCATCCCCATCCAAAATTATTCATTAACCATGGGTCTCTTACAATTATGTTTGAACCTGGTCTTGTTCTTAGAGGTCTATCATATCCATTTGATGGTGGTTGATTTCTCCAATTACTAACATCATTTCTTTGTGGAGTTGGTGGTTGTATTGATGGTGTTGACCTTTGAGGTGTAGGTGGATTACTTCTCCATGATGAGACTTGTCCTAACACGATAGTTGGGATAAGTAATAATAATATTAATAACGTTTTCATATGGTTATTCTTTTATTATAAATATAAAAAAAGGAGGTTATTACACCTCCTTTTAAATAATTCTTAATGTAATTAAACTATTTTGTGAATATTCCTTTTTTAATCATTCTATCAAGGATGTTAGCACATGCAATATCTAAAGCCTTTTTAGTTGCTATGGAAATTGTTGATTGATTAAATTTTATTGGGTCTACAGTTGCATCAGATAAAAGGGTTAACTCTCTTTTTGTGGTTGCCTCACCTAAACCCGATCCACCAAATACAACACCTGTTTCAGCATCTGTAAATCTAACCTGAAGACCTATACGAGTCACCATATTGTCTTGTATACCATTTTTAAGGTTGATGGTTTCATCTTCCGACACCGAGTAATCATAACACTCAATAGTGACAAAATACTTTGCCAAATTTATTTTACCACGACCATCTAATTTATTCTCGGAAATACCAGATTGGGATGCTTGGAATTGCTTTACCATACGATTCTTAATTTCTGTTTTATCCTCAGTAAATTTGAATCTGTTTAAGTTTTCAAGATATTCCATTGAAATATTAGCAACCCCCAAACCAACACGTTTTTCTTTTAGTTCAGGATACATTTCATACATCTCATCAGAAATTCCTGCCTTTAATATTTGAATTGGAATTTGTGGACCGTCGTAATCCATATAATCACTAATATCTCTTTTCTTTTCGAAGTCCGCCTTGTAGTCTTCTGTTTTAGTTTTACCTATTGTTTGTCCGTTAACAACAACAACGCTTAGTAAAAAAACGCTTAATAATGTTAATAATTTTTTCATACATTTTATCTTAACCCTTCCAATTTTTTGGGTGGGATTTTCTTTTAGGTGTGTTATTTATAATTTCTTCTACAACAACAATTTCCGGTTCAGGAATAACTTCCTCAACAACTGAAACAATTTCAGGTTCCGTAATTATTTCTTCAATAACAGTAACAATTTCATTATTTTCTTCCATTTTTAATTAATTTTTTAAATAAATTTTTATTAAAAAGGAGGGTTTTATCCCTCCTTAATATTAACCTTCCATCTCATCTTTCTTTTTGTGAGAGAACTTATCCAAAGTGTCAGCACCCATTCCAATTCCCGTGATTAACATCACTGCATTCACCAATTCAGGTGACGGGGCAAAATCCGCATGAGAGAACGAATTTAAAATCATCGTTATACATAGGAATAAAGCACCTATCATTGCTATTACCGGTTTTACCGATATTGAACCTCTTTCATCTTTGAAGAGTTCGATTACCCATTGTTTAAAATTCATTTTTGTCTTGTTTTAATTTTATTTATTATCCTTCCATATGCATTTCTGCATTTTCATCTTTTATTTTACCACACTTTAAACATTCCTCGATTCCGTCACCATCCAAGTCACCCCAAACGTGTTCACATTGTCTATGTGCAAAATACATATCAATTTTACCATCACCATCAAAATCTATACCATCCATTGTACCATCACCATCTTCATCAACTTCAACACCAGTTCTTGGTTGAACGGTTGGTACTTGTTCAAACGTATCATTTACCTTTTCTATTTTTGAGTTTTCAATAGCGGTTTGAAACTCCTCTGGTATGATTGGAGTGTTGTTTGGTGGAGTTGGTGGTAAATCGGCGGTATTGCTTAATGATGTGCCATCTTCTTCATCCATTTTCTGAACTAACATCTTATCCTTATCGGTATCACTAAACCAATAGTCAATTATTTTACCATAAGAACCGATGAAAGCTCCTAACAATAATAGAAGAAGTTCTTTCCATTCTCCTTCTATTGCTGATTTATTTAATATAGCAAAGAACATTCCTCCTATAATAAACATGAATCCACCCAATACCAATGCGGTGATGTACCATCTTCTGGCCATCATATTACTTAATAAATCTTTAAAACCACTTGGTGGTTGTTTGTTTTCTGCCATTTTTATTTATTTTTTTTTAAAAGAGATTTTATATCACAATAACAGGAATTAGCACCGTGAGCTATTGCCATTAGTATCCACATTAAAGTCATTTCACCCAAACCCAAAATGGTTTTAGGAGTATCACTACTTAATGTGTTTGGTGAACAATGTGTTATTGATTGTATTGGTTCGTAAAAATAGATCGCTAATCCTAAAAAAATTATAGAAACCCAATATCTTAGTATGTAGTATTTTATATTATTCATATTATTATTATTTTTTATCTTTTCCAAGACCATCCCTTTTTTCTACCTCTTATTAATAAATAACTACAACCCCCAATAAAAAATGTTAAAAACATCGATTGGGAATTAAATACAAACATAGCTATCATACATAATACGATTACCGCTATAAAACTTAATCCCTGTTCCATTTTAAATTTTTACCATTTAGGAGCCTCTTCTTTAAACTCATCACCTTCTTTCTTTTTTACAGGAGCTGGTTTTTCTTTAACTGTTTCTTTTTCTTTAATAATTACAGTCTTACCACCACCCGCCGATTGTTGTTGAGTTTGTGAATTTGTAATGTTTATTACTGGTGCCGCTTGTTGTGGTGCCGGTTCTGCTTTATCACCACCACCTAAAAGTGTTGATAACCATACTCCCGCCGCGGTCACTAATGTTCCTGCAACCCCAATTATTGTCTTTTTTAAACCCGACCAAGTTCCTTCTGATTGTTCTACTTCTTCTGACATTGTATTTGTTTTTAGTTTTTTAGTTTATTTTATTAATATTACGCACCCAATGCTTTACTGAATCCATTAGGACAAGTTCTAGTACATATCAAATCTGCTATAATAGGTGCTACTGCAGTTCCGATTGCAATACCAACTCCAGCAGGGGTAGCCCATAATGCCGCCGAATCTAAACTATGATAGATACAATTTGAACATACGTTTCTTAATAATTCTGAATCAATATTTTCACCAACACCAGGTATTGATAAAAATCCATCTGCCAC